GGAGTTATCAGAATATCAGAAGGTGATTTATCAGAGACGGAACGATTACTTGCAAGACCTCAAAATATATCCAATTCATAGGTTAGAATTATTAGTAAACTATTGCAAGATGCTATCCACAATATTTCTAATAAACTAGAACCTCAAATATCAGACTTTAATTTAGCCTGTCTAGAATATTACAAAGCTAAGGGATACGGGAAAACTCGAAATGCTTTGATAGGAGATTAGGTTAAAGTTTTTAGACACTTGTATAAAGAAAAGGATGGAGAGTTATTCTTCAAGAATCCATATGATAATTCTGAAGATTTGGATGAGGATGATAGAAAGTTCCTAAAGAAAGCATTATTTGAAATAAATAAACTAAGATTTAAGGATAATAACTTTTCATATAAATCTGAAGATGATAAATCTCTATTATCGTTTATAAAAAATAATCCCCAATACTTATGGGTACCATTGGAAAAAGCTTCTTCATCTACTAGATGGAGTAATCCCGGTAAGTACTTTGAAGACTTTAAAAGAAGGGTTAGGGGATACTGCAAAAATCCAACATTATTCTTCAAGGAAATGTATGAGGATATTCTAACAGATTAGGAAGAATCCTAGATTAATTAGGATATAGAGGATATGTAGGCCTATAATAGATTTAGAGCTTCAGAGACTACAAAAGGTAGACAAAGATTGTTAACTAGATATGGAAAGGATTACTTTGAAACCAACCTATAGAACCTTGTGATAGATTATTCATATAAAAGTCTTCAAGAAGAAGAAATGAATAAAATGTTAACTAGGGCTAAAGGCATTCTTCTGTAGTTAAAGTTAACTGGAATTAGAGAAGATGATTAGGAAAAATTTGCTAAGACTATTAAACATATTGATGACTACATTAAGACCGCAGTATTCAACAGGAGTATAATGGAGGAAAGCTCCAAGGAAATTATTGCTAGGTTACAACCTCTCAGAAAAGCAGTATCTACAGCATATATTGCAGCTAGTCCTGTTGCAGCTATCCGAGACGTTTTTGGAGGTTTCCTATCTAATGTGGTCAGAACAATGACAAAATATAGAACTGACATAGACGCCAAAGATGTTATGTGGGCGTATCAATTTGTGTTAAGATAGGGAGTCCATTCTGCCATGAGTATAGACTTACTAGATAAATTAAATAGTAAGTATCTTATTTCTAATATCAATATAGAATAGCAGTAGGAAGGTTATAAAACTAACAGAGGAGGTATAACAAATGCTGGAAATTGGATGTATGCCACTCTTAGAAAACCTGACTTTCTAAATAGAATGGTTTTATTCATGGGAAAACTAAAGCATGATGGTTCCCATAATGCTTATTCCATTGTGGATGGAAAACTAGTATATAACTGGAGAATGGATAAAAGATTTAATTTATTAGCTTCAAATGATAAGAGTGATATGGAAGCCTACAATAAGTAGAAAGCTCTGTACTTGAGCTAGATTATGAAGTTTAATGAAGAGAATCCAGAAGCAAATCTTCCTGTCAGTCTTGATACTAATTTACCAGACGGTTATACCTAGAACTAGATTGATGAAATCAAGAATTTAGGAGATACCATATACGGTTCATATAACCGAAGCACAAAGGCTATGTATGAAAATCTTGCTATAGGTTCACAGTTTGGAGTATTCTCTACTTGGATGAATGGTATATATGATGTATATCTAGGATAGAGAAGAGAATCTTCTTATGAAACTTAGAAAGTCTAGAAAGAGGACGAGAACGGAAATAAACTCTGGATAGATGATAACGGAAATGTTACCACAGAGAATACAGGAGTTCCATATTTAACTGATGTTCCATTAGTTGTATAGGGAGTATTAAGAACTTTACAAGATACGGTCTCAGAACTTTACCACGGTAGAGGATGGGAAGGAATAAAGCAGAATATTCTTAGTAACCCGATGTAGATGAGGAACTGGAGAAGAATACTGTCAGATGCTCTAGTAGCTATGTTATTGTATTGGCTGTTTGAGGAATTAATTAACCCTGCATATAAGGAACATAAGAAAACTGGAGATGGGAAGGATGTTCTAACTAATGCCGCTATTGAATTACTATATAAAGGTAGCTCTAGTAGTTTTGAAGAGTTTAAAGGACCTTTTCCAATATTGGACTACGTAATGAATAATACTAGTCCTGCATCTGTTAAGTGGGGAGCTAAAGTTTATAATGACATTGGAGGATTCTTGTTCGGAGATACTACATTTGGAGAGTTAGTTACAAAATCCCAAGCATTACCACGTTCTTTACAGGACACATATAAAATGTATAAAAGAGATACTATAAATGGTATTGGAGAAGAATAAAAAAATAAGGGAATATAGGAAGGCATAATCGCCAACCTATATTCCCTTTATTATTTACCGCGTACCGTAATCAGTTATGTTAGTGCGTTCTTTACATACATTACATTGTACAGTTTTACCTAGTCCTATTCCAGTATGAGTAAATATTATTGAACATCCGCACGCCTTTATTCCCTTGTGCAGTTCATAGTGCTCCTTTTGGAATTTAGCATAAGCTTCTGTTTCCTTTTCATTTAGACTGTAAGTTATGGTAGGTTTAGGAACAGAAATTGTTCCTATACTCCATCCTTTTGCCTCATATACTGGTTTCTGAGTTTGTTTATCCTCTTCTAGTTGTCTAATTCTTTCTCTACAGATGTGAATAATTTTCTCATAGTCCATTATTCTAGCATCCTCTTTAGATTTTCCAGGCTCTTCTTTAATTCTCAAAACCCTTTTAACTATATCAGCATCCCACGGATTGAGATTGTATTCTCTCCATATATCCCAAGGCTGGATTTTGTGCTTACTGTAATCAGAGTTTCCTACATTATACTCCCTAACACCTTTATTCGTCTCCATTAACAACTTCGATTTTATATTCAAGTTCCATAGAATCTCTTAATGTATCCAAATCATCTACAAATATGATTACATCTCCAGAGTCTACAAAATCTCTTAATACGTCTATAAAATCAAACTCATCAAGTTCGTCGTCACATTCTTTAGCATAAGCTACTCCAGTTCTACTTAGTAATACTCTATACATATTAATTATCGTTTAAGATTTGCATAATAGTTCCGAGAGATACAGCACCAACAGTTCTCTTAACTTCTTCATCTCTGTCATTGTAGTAAATCAACACAGGCACATTTCTTATGCCTTTAGAGTTTGCTAATTCTTCCTCTTCATCTACATCATGCTTTACTATCTCTATCCCAGAGATTTGTTCAAGAGTTCTGTCTAATACCTTGCATGGTCCACACCATGATGCTCCAAATTTTTCAATTCTTGTTACCATTCTTATTAAATATGAAAATCAATTACAGAAATTTCTACATCATCTTCTACTGATTCCAGATAATCTAGAAACTCTTTTCTCCAAACATCTTCATCTTTGTCATTGGTAGTCATAGCCCACCAACCCATACTAGCAGACTCATGCCAATCTCCGTCCTCTGTTACAAAACAGAATGGAATTCTATCTTTTTCCAACATAGCATTCCAGTCTACTTCTTCTTTGGTAGCAAAGATGGCATTGAGGGGTTCTCCGTCTTCTCCTTTTTCCTTAAGAAGTAACCATGCTCCCCATCTACCTCCTTCACAATACCAATCCCACTTAGAGTCAGGATTATATGTAGACATCAAGTTCTCTTCGTCATCAATTTCATATCCCCAGTTCTTAGCTTCTTCCCAGGCATCTTCATATGAGATAAACAACCCTTTCTCTATGATTTTATTAGCTCTTTCAAGCTGTTCCTTTTCCCATTCGGTGGTAGGATTCTTATACTTATCTGCTAGCTTAATGGCATACTCATAGTTATCAGCGTGTCTGGTTTTAACCTCATCAATGGCTTCATCCTTTGTATATCTAACATATTGTTCTACCTCCATGTTTTCATCATAGGGTTCTAACAATGTTTCAACATTACTTCCGAATACTAGTCCTACAAAATGGCTCATACTATATATTTTTTAACAATTTCTGAAATCATCTTACCGTCTGCTTGAGGAAATTCTGATTTCAAATATTTAATCGCATTTCCCATTTCTTTCTTTGGAATTTGGAAACTAACCATATCTATTGAATTTTCTTCATTATAGAAATCTTCAATAAAGCCTTTTCCCTCACACCATATTTGTAATGCAGAATGTATGTCTGGCTCATTTACAGGCTCAGGAAGCAACTTTTTTAGTACTTCCAATTCATCCCTATATTCAGTTGCCAAGTCCTCTCTACCAGCCTCTATAAAGCTAGAAATACTGTCCTCTAATTTCTTACACATTTTAGAAATAAGCTGTATCTCAGCTGCTTCATCATAAGGTTTAGCATTTTTAGCAGTTTGTAGAATCTGAATTTCTGCCTTCAGATTCTTATATGCACGAAGTTCTACTTGATTTTTAGACTTCATTGCTTTAGCTATACATTCGTTTATATTTATCATTTTAAATTATTTAATCCTTCTTCTAAAACTTCATTTAACCAAGTGCCTCCATTGTAAAATTGGGCAATGTACTTGTAAGTTCCATCTCCATTACTTCTAACGTCAACCAAATAGGAAGTGTCTTCTGGATATTGAGTATCATCACATTTATACAGTTCTCCGTTTAACACTTTATAAGTATCATCCACATCCATTAAGGTTTCAGCATATGTATCTCCTTCATAAGCAATCTCATAACCATATTTCTTACAAATATACTCACAATATTCTTCTACTGTAAGTCCTTTTGTATTAATTTTAGTTAAAGTTCCTGTATGTAATTCAACACGACTCATATTTCTAGAGTATAATTAGAAATCCAATCTCCACAACATTCACAATGTCCTAAGTCTTTATATTCTCCTAGATGCTCAATAAGAGACATCCATACATCCTGAAGAGTAGCTATATCAGTTTCTCTATCCAGCATAGCTCGTATAGATACTTTTATCTCTTCTGGAGTCATATCTACAGTCTCTTTTCCATCAACTGTAAGTGATGTGCAAATACATCCGTCAGTATATTCTAGTTTCATATTACCAATGTATTGATATATAAGAAGGGTAGTTTTTTTCAAAACATTCTACTCTAAATCCTCTTTGCGTAAGTTCTTTTATTAGTGGAGAATATATCTCGTTAACAGCGTAGCTCCAAGTTATATAGGACCTACCTTCCTCTGCTGCCCATAATATTTCTTTTTCTATTCCCTCGATAGCATATTTGTATTTCTGGTCAAGTATATTAGACTTAATTTCCTTCCTATAAGATGTTAACAATTTAGCATTTTGTGCAGTCACCATATTTTCCTCATTAAAATATTATCCATTATAATCTAAAGCTTTAACCAAATATTTGATTGCTTCTAGCTGTCCATATGTTAAGGATATCAGTTTATCATTTAAACAAATATCCCAACCTTCTCCATTCACCCATTCTGTTACTTCTATAAAGTCTGAATCCTTCGCCAAATGGTCATACTTTTTTAATTCGTCGCTTACAGCTTTTCTTTCATGAATTTCCATATTAAATAATTATTTTAAAATATACAGAAGTCTTCCAGGTTCTCCAACCTAGAAATTTAGTAGGGACCCAGTTAGGTTTTCCTATTAAATCTCTAAGTTCTAATGGAGTCAAATCAAATACCATCCCTTGAACATCATCTGGAGACAGTCCTATCCAAACTTTCATTCTTCTGAGATTCTATTTTTTCTTTAACTTCCCTATATGATATTGGAGTAAAATTATTATTATCAACTCCGACATCATACTGGGTCGGTAATAGCACCCTAAGTCTAGAAATATCCAAACCATCAGCTTGTGGTCCGGAGTGGACGTGACCAAACAGTTGCCATACTCCTCTATATGACCCTCCATAACACAGAAATGGATAATGGTTTAAATAGATAGAATTATCCTCAATCTCTATCTGCAGTTGAGGTACTACCATATCAAAATATGACATATATCCCTGTCTAAGATTCTTTCTGTCATGATTGCCTATAATAAGATTTATATGACCGTTTAGACGAGGGATGATGCTATTCCATACACTACTTCCACCAAAGGCAAAATCTCCCAGATGGAAGACCGTATCGTCCTTAGAAACCACCTTATTCCAATTTTCTATCAGAACTTCGTTCATTTCTTCTACATTTTGAAAAGGTCTATTACAAAACCTAATTATATTGGCGTGTCCGAAATGAGTATCTGAGGTAAAAAATGTATGGTCTGGACTATACTTAATCTTCTTTTCGCTCATTCTCTTCTAGTTTTTCAGCAGTTATATTATACCCAGTTTTCATCCAACAATAAAACTTAGATGAAACCATTCTTTTAAATTCAAAAGAAAATATCTCCTCTCTAACTAATATCGGAAATAGGGTATGCGTTACTGCTAGGATCGAAACATTAAATTTCTTATGCAGGTTTCTATACATGTTAGACATCCCAACCTGATGAGATAAGTCAAATCCCTTGTCAACCTCATCAAATACTAGCAGGGTTTTATCATCCCAATATTCTTTGTTTTCCTCTACCCATTTACCAAGCATCGTCAGACTTCTCTGACCTGTAGACATACGTTTTGTCTGAAACCCTCCATTCTCAAGTAAAGCTTCTGCTGAGGCACTATTATTAAGACTTGTTGGGTCATCAAACTCAGCGCTAATAAAATAAAATTTAGTGAAGTCAGTGCTTATTTCAATCTTATTTTTAAACCCTTTAATATCGCAATAGCCTAGCTTAGTCTGATACATAGCATTCGGATCATCTTTGCTATTATCACATTGATAATCTCTTATGATATTAACAAGGGTTGATTTTCCACACCCGTTATCTCCAGCGACTAGGATTTCCGGGCATTTATCAAAATCAAAATTAAATTCATCGCCATGCTTGAGAGTTCGAAAATCCTCAAGCATTTTTATATTAAGGTACATATTAAGAAATCAAATCTTTAAGTTTGGAGATGTACTTACTATTATCCTCAGCTACTTGTTGGTTGAACTCAATTTGAGTTTGAATAGAAGCAATTTCATTTTGTTTAACCTTAATATCCTCAGCATAGTCAAATTCATAACATCCAGCTGGTGCACCCCATTCAGCATCTAATTCCCTAACATACTTCCCGTCTATTATTCCTAGTTTTAATAACTCTTTAGTAAATTTTTCTGGTATCCAATAGTCTGACTGAAAATCTACTCCAACTTCCTTGATAAAATCAAAACCTAGGAGTTTAGTAGTTTCCTTGTATGCTTTGGATATTTCATCTGCTGAATGATTAGCAACTATATGATAGTCTGTTGTACAGGCATGGCCATCCCCTCCTGGGTCTCCAAGCGTAAATCCAATATTATACTTCATAATTAACAAGTTCCATATTCTGTTTCTTTATAAAACTCAATCTTTTGTCCATATAGTTTCTGTAATTCCTGATTTATTTCAGTAAACACACTATAAGGCATCTTTTTATTCTGTCTAGCAAAATAGGCAGGATGATACACTTCTATAATTTTGGGACTATTTACAATATACTTCTTAAATGATGATGCTTGATTACCAAATAAGACATATATTATGCCTCCATCCTTGGTGCTTAGGTTGTGAATCAATTTAGCAGTAAATGGCTTCCATATATCAAAATGGTAACCTACTCTACCAACCTCACAAGTAAAGGCAGTATTAATCATTAAAATACCTTGCTTAGCCCACGATTCTAGAGTGTTATCAAAATCTATTCTATTATGAGGAATCTCATAATTTATTGCAGCTTCTTTGACTACCTGTAATGAAGGCGATAGTTTATCTTCTGGAGTGTCCTTTGAGTTGCCAAACAATATTCCAGTAGCCACACCTTGTTGTGGGTACGGGTCTTGTCCCAGAAAGACTACTTTACAGTCTTTCAAAGGACAAGCCCTAAAGGCTTTAAATATATTTGGAGAGGAGGGACATAAAGTTGTTTTATCTATAGTACTTATCCAAGACAGTATCTTGCGAAGTTCTGCAGTATCTATTACATCCATCCAATCTCCAAAGTATTCACTAGCTTTCATTCACACCATCCCTTTTTTCTAAATTCTGCATGTAGAGGTTCTGCCAATTCTCTAGCCTGTGGATGTGCACTTTCTGCATCACGCAATTTAAAGAATCCGTCCCACTGTGTAAGAGTACCAGTCATAATTAATTCAGTCTTAAGACTATTAGGTAGTACAGCTCTTGCTTGCTGAGGTTTCCAACCCTGATTTAGTAATTCCAAATATAATTGTTCGGATATTTGTAAATTAGCTATAAAATTCCTTTCTGGAGTAATCTCCCAAGGTTTAAACCAGGGGTTCCCTTTTCCAGTTAAATGATAGTAGTATTCTCCAATTAAATTTCCATACTCATCATGATTAATGATAGTTCCTTCAACTTCTTGGAGAGCTAGGCTGTCTGCCCAACATGGAATAATAAAGGTAAGCTCATTACCAAATTTGTCCTTGGAATAATTGCAATAACGGGTACTCTCCTGAGCAAAACTAAACACTCTATGCCTTACAAATTCGTGGCTTACTCCTCTATCACATACAAATCGAACCGTAATTCTTTTCTCATGTTCCTTACCAGGATTACAGATATATTCCAAATCCTCAAGCCAACCATTTTCTACTAATACTCTATAATTAGTAGTAACAAATCCGTTCCAAGTTCCCTTTTCGGCTTCTCCAGTACTATTAGCTACAGAATAAGGATTGCTGCAATACTTAAAATACTGTTGTCTAGAAGACATCGTTAGAAATAGATATACGGTACCATGCTCTAACATAGCTCCATGTCCAGACTTTACCATTCTCTCAACAAATTTTGCAGCAGAATCTAGAGTAATCTTGTCCTCTGATTTGTAACAGGTTCTTCCAGCTATTTCAATCTGTCTATATACAGTGTCAATAAGCTCTTGCCTAGCCATTTTAGGTCCTATTTCCATATCAGATGGAATGATTATGTTTCTAGGTTTCTGTTCTAAGATTTCAAAATATGGTTTAATTAGCTTCATTGTAATCCTTTGTTAGTTCATCATTAGTGTATTCATCTGCTTCATAGTCACTCATTGCCTGGTCATACCATGTCCAATTATCAACACCTGCCATTTCTAGACAACGCAACTTCCATCTATCCCTTAATAACTCTGCTAACTCGTCTTTTCTAATTAACTTCATTTCCATAGTCCTAGTTCTATACCTAATGCTTTATCCATGAAGCAATACGTTGTTCCGTCCTTTAATGTCCTGGTATTCGGCTTTATATGTAATGCTAAAGGACAATCCTTATTAATTCCTGTAATATCTCCAGTTCTCCAAGGTTCTTTCTTAGATTTCTCTGCGTCAATGCCTATTATGAATAAGGCTTTATCCTTATACTTTGCACATTCCTTGCAAGCATGATCAGAATAACCTACAGTTTTTCCATGTAGATTCTTTACCTCTTTTGCAGCTTCTTCAGAAAGAAGGGAATTCATTATGATTCCCTCCTCTGCTATATTCCCACAAACTGGGCATAGGTAGTTTACTAAAGAGGCCTCTAGTTCTTTCGACATCTCTTGCAAGCTTTATATCCTTGTTTACGAGCATCTGATAAAGATATTTTCTTAACTTCAGGGTTACGAGCCTTCAAAGAGGGACAATCCTTGCTAGTATGATAAACACTGCCAGTCTTTGTTACATATACATCAGTATCTTCATAGTCAATACAACCACCAGTCGGATTTCCATTTTCGTCGCAATAAGCTCCACTATTAGCTAGAATTAACTTTCCGTTATCAGCTTCTATTACTTCGTCACCATTTTCTAAATACATATCCTCTACCTTTCTTAATGTTAAACTTTTTATTGAATGATAATCATGTCTTATATTTTGTTCTGCTTCATATTCATCTTCAGCAGTAGTCCAAACATTTTGATCATCCCCGTAAGTATGTTCTATATGATATATAAATCTTTTCATTTTATTCCTCCGAAATAAGCTCTACTAGAGTGAGATTTCTAAAGGTCTCATTTAGAGACTTTCTAGCTTCCTCCTCACTTGGAGCTTCTATAGTAACTGTTTCTGCACATCTTTTCTTAAATTCTATATAATACGTATAGGTTTTCATCTTCTTAGTTTATTAAAAATTTTACTTAATATAATTATAAGCGCCATACATATCATAGCGGTGATATAATATAGCGTCAATGTAAAGAAACACAATCCTGCGGCTATAATAGCTATCCAGATTGGGCTAGTTATAATTAGTATGAGAATTACGATAAATTCTAACATAAAGTTTTATAATATAATAGGGTAGGATTATTATCGTGTATATCAATCTGGTCTAGTTGATATAATGCCAACTTCTGAGAAAATTGTTGTCTATCAAATCCATTAGATATAAGGTGATAACCATTAACAGTGGGAATTATATGCTTAATCCTATCTCCCTCTGCTCCTCTACATTCATTAATTAGAGATATTATCCTATTCCTATATTCGTCGTCTTTAGAATCTATATCAACAATCCACAACTTTTTATAATTAGAACTTCTACTGGCACCAGTAGCCCTGTCATATACAGCTATGCCCTGCCTAGTATTTCCATTCTTAATCAAGTCCGCAAATTGTTTAATAGACTCGCAAGCTATATCAAGAGTATTTCGAGGATTAATCCAAAAGTAAGCTCTAGCATTATTACTATTACACAAGTCCTTTATATATGACTCTTGTCTCAGAAATTCTTCCTTTGTAAAAAAGTAGAAACTTCTAATAGTTCTAGCACCAGATGTATAGGATGGGAGTTCTACCCCATCCTTCTTTCTTTGAATTATTTGAACGAAATAAAAATCATCTTTATCTACTAATCCATCAAATAGATTAGCTAAATATTCAAAATTGTCTACCATAAAATAAGTCGTTAAATATATTAGCACCTCCGAAGTAGTCAGGAACACATCTAGTTATAATAAGCTGTCTGAATGAATCTCCATGCTTCCTTTTAAGGTAATCTTCAAGTGAGCATTTAGCTATCAACTCATTGCTTTTATTTTTAACTATAATCTCTTTATCATAGAGTGTCTCACTATACAAGACTGCATTATAATTGATCCTGTAATTCATTTTCTATATGTTTTTTAGCCTCACGCCTTGCTTTTTTCTTATCTACCACATCCATCATTATTTCTCCGTATTTTTTGAAATAGATTTCACCTCCCCATCCTTTCCATCCTTGAGAACCATAAGCTCTTCTTTTTCTTCTACGTTCTACCTTTCCCTCTTTATCAAGGTATGGAGTAGGGATTCTATTCTTCGGATTGTGTGCGGTAGGATGATGCTCCTTGTAAGTTCTACTCATGCTATAAGTTTTTCAATATATTCTCTATCCTCTCCTTTAAAGATTGGAATCTCATTATCAATAAACCAATAACTTCTTAAAGTTTGATTCATAGTCTGATGATATTTCTTTATACAGCAGCTTCCTCTTTTAAACTTAGTAGGATAATCATTCCAGTTAATTCCTTTCTCCTGAAATAGTAACTCTTGAATTTGATTAGAGTTTAGACCTTCCAACTGTTTGTGAGAGAAATGTGCCTGCCCAGCTGAAGAAATGCTGTTCCTCGTAGCATCCTGCTGTCTCCATAGGATACAATTAGTTACTTCCTCTTTTGGAATGTTAAAGCATCTGGCATCAAACATTGCTCCAGTCTTAAGAGAACGCTTATATGAGCTAGTTAACTCATCATCGTCTAACTTTCCATTATAAGAAAGCTCTACGATTTGCTCTTGAAATCTTCTGTTAAAAATAAGAGTTGCCATAGATGCTGCCACACTACATATCTTCTGAACATTATAATCAAACCAGGCGTCAGTAGTAAGTTTCTGATAGTCGATAAGTACTAAAGTAATTTCATCAGACTGTGTGTATCCTAAAACACATCCCTGAATATTCTCACATAAGTACTTCATTGTTTCTTGCATAGCATTACACATAGCCTCATCAAAGGGTTTATTAAAACCTCTTGTGAATGTGTGAAATGCTTTTCCATCCAGTCTTATAATAACTGGTGTACGTCTAACCAAAAATGTTTTAGAACGATTCTCATAATAAGATTTCATTCTATCTCCTAATTCATCTTTCATAGTTTTCTTTAGATATACTTATACTTCCTTCGTAGGCATTTCCAAAAATCTTATATTTAAAATCTTTATCTGGTTTTGTACAAATTATACAATAGTATGCATCTTGTCCTAGAGTCGCTTTTCCAGCATAAGAACATTTCCAACCTAGCATTTCCATCACTCTTCTTGCTGTAGAAAATGCTATATCTCCACCTCTAAACAATTCTGGCTCACCTTCCATAATTAGCGACAAATTCTCGGAAATACTTCTTATACTTTGAGTAATAATCTCTCCCCTGTTAACTAGTTCGGCATTATGCCACATAAGTTCATCCTTATCATTGTAAATCTCTCTAGTAGGACTTCCATTATTATCTACTGGATCTAACTCATCAATAACTTCATAGATTTGTTCGGAATCATAACAATCAACCTCTCCATACCTAACTTTCTCAACCGCCTCCTCTATAGTATTAGCTTCTACATCATAGAAGTACCTGTTCCAAGAGCGGGACAATATATCCTCATATAGTTTAAATTTTGTCATAGCTCACTGATTAAAATTTCAGAATCCAGATCTTTTCCACTATAGTCAACAATCTTAAGTTTCCAGTTGCCGAGGAATCTGGCTTTACATACTTCCTTAGCTATGGCTATTACGTCTTCCGGAGAGTAGAATGCGTTAGCATTATCACCAACCTTATATCCACTCCACCGTGAACTATCTTCTTCAATCTCCTCGAAAGTAACAGGTCTTACTAATTCTATTCTATAGAATCCAGCAGCTAGAGGATTCTTCTCCTCAGCCTCATATGTTTCCTTACACATAGTGTAAGTATTTGGGCTGTCCTCTGGACTAAAACTTACTCCCTCAATGGTAATATTACCATAATAATGGATTGCATTCCAACTCACTCCACGATAAGTAGTTACATTTAGTGTAACAGTTCTTGGAGAATTATTTCTAATCCAAGAACCCCTAGTGATGAATCCAGGAATAGAAATATCCAGTCCTGCATCATCTCTAAATACTTCTGGGTAGTCTTTTCTGTCCCAACAATGTTCAATAGCTTCTTTTATATCCATATCACCTAGGAACTACATCCAAATCAGTTATATAAAACGAATTATCATCTATATCCTTTTGCACAAAGTAGCCTCTAACCTCTACAGTCTCCCCACTTAAGGTGTGTATCATAACCTCTCTGTCTTGGTCAAATTGCTCCAATATTTTAATTAATTGCCCTACTAACATTCCCATATAGGATAATATTCATTATAGTGTAAACAAAACCTATATAATCTATTAGCTGCTTCAACTGGAGTATGACCATCCCATTCATCTGCTTTCCATCTTTCGGGAATATTAAACAGATTCCAATCCTCTATTCTGTAATGATTACTTATTTGACCGGTGGGAAGATAAGCCATAACTATGAACCATCCTCCTCCAAAGCATAGCTCTCCATCTGCGTGCCTATAAGATTTGTGGACTTCATATTTACCTTCTAAACTGTTAAAGAATGCTGCATTATACAGCATTCTATAATGATAAAGTTCGTCGAAGCTATGAAATCCATCAGAGATTTTGCCTTCTGGAAGAAATAGATTCTTTAATCTTTGTAGAAGTTTCATATTAGAACTTTCCTTCGTTAGGTTGTAGGCATATAAGTCCCTGTTCTCTCCACATCTTTACACACTTAGAACTATCATCAAGGACAAATTGTACGTTATACTTTCCCTTGATATTTTCCTCGTAGATTCTTCTCTTACAGTCCGGACCTGGACTATAGTCTCCTACTGGTCTAAAGAACATAGCATCAGACGGAATCTCATTCTTCTTTAACCATTCCTTTGTAGCATCTACAACCTCAGCAGTTCCTTCTCTACCAGTAACTATGAAAACTAAGCAATGTTCTCCCATTTGTCTTACTAGACGACAAATCTCTTCTACTGGAGTATCCTCTAGCATACCATTGGCACTATTTTCTCCATAGAACGGTCTTCCAGAAGTATTTAGGCAAAGAGTGGCATCCATATCTACTAATATCACTGGTCTTCCTCCATCAACGTGTTCAGCCTTATTCTTAAGCATTTCCTTAATATCAGAACTAATAATAAAGTTTCTGTAACGTCTCCAAGTTTCTTTGATAACCTTCTCTCCAATAGGATTAGGACGGGCAGCATCTCTTCGAATACATTCTTCAACTGGGGTCCAGAAGTCTTTATATTCTATATTTACATGAATCCCAGTATCCTTTTCTACATTCTCACATAAAGTACGAATCCATGCATCCTCTTTAGGATTTAGGTTCATATTATCAACTACTACATCGTAACCCTTAATAAGAGCAAATGTAATCATATTGGCCTTAGCCTCTGTTACTAACTTCTCTCTACTTGGAACCCAATAATCGCCTAACATATTGCGAACATCATCATTATTGAATCTCACACGATGTTCTGGGTCTTCATGACACCATTGTTTAGCCCAAGTTGATTTACCACTTCCTTGAATACCTCTACAAATAATAAGTTTTCTCTCTTTCATTTAATCAGTATATTTTGATAAACGTTCTTTTAATCTTTCTAGCTTTCTTTCTTTCTTTTTCCAGTTCAACTTTTTCCTTTCCAAAATAATAAGAAAGCTGTTCGCACATAATTATAACGTCAGCAATTTCAGTTATAATATCATCATTACCAACTCTACCTCTTCTAAATTTACAGATAGCATTAGTAAGTTCACTGCACTCTTCTACTACCATAGCAGCTTGAGCTGGAAATCCGTAAATCTCCATCGCCTTTCTGCATAAGTTTTCTGAATCAATCATTACAAATTTCTTTCATTTTATCGTGAAACAATTTAATGGCATCTTCATTAGTATAGCTTTTTTGAGCTAATAATTTACACACATAGGCTCCCTGACCAATACTTCGCCTAATCTCTATAACATCATCAAAATGTATCTCCCTAACTGTAGGAAGAGAGTTTAGAGATTCAGTTAATTTACGAGATTCTAAAATATGATACATATTATTTCTCATTAGTTGGCTTGAGCCACAAGTTAGTCTTTTTGAAGATATATTCTTCCAGCTCCGGAAGCTGACTTAGATAACGAAGTGTCCCTAATGTATTATATTTAAAACATTTAGTTAATTCCTCTCTTATTCTTTCCTCTGATACTACAGACATCTTGTCGAAGTAATCATACTTCCTCATAGCCCTCCAAGCGTCATCGGCAATAGTAAACCTTTTAGTAATAGCAAACCTTATTGCTCTGAGAATCCTCAGAGGATCATCGTCAAAGGTTTTCACTGGGTCTAGAGGAGTTCTTATAATACTTCCCCATATATCCTTCATACCATTAAAGTAGTCTACAATTTCACCAGTATCGGGGTCCTTTGCAAGAGCGTTAACAGTAAAGTCTCTGCGTGATAAATCATCGTAAAGAGTTCCTGGATATATTATTGGTGTTCTAGTACCAGGAATATATCCTACTTCTTTACGCGCCATTACGAAATCTGCTATACCTTGATATTTATGTCCTTCTGGAAACTTAGCTCGTATGGTATAACAACGAGGAGTTACTAAGAAAATTTCAAACTTTTGTTTTTCTAAATAGTCCTTCAGTTCATCAAACACCAACATAGCTGGACTAGGTTGGGGTTCTCGTGGGTGGATTTTATCGAAAACTTCTTTTGATGGTACAGCTACGTAATCGACGTCTTTGGATTTTATTCCTAGAAATTCATCACGTATCTTACCACCAACTTCATAGAATTTAAAATCTTCCATCATTCTCCCTTTCCATAAATCTCTCCATCATACTCTTCCCATTCCTCATCGTCGCCTTCAAACTCCTCTATAGTATAGTGATAATAGTCTCCTTCACTAGTTTGCTCCCATAATTTATCCCAATCCTCATCTTCCATATCATCTGGGTCATATCCAAATTCCTCAGCAATATCATTCTCGCAATCATAGAATTGGAAGTTTTCATAAGCTAACTGGTTAGCTATTTCGTCCAACTCATAATCATTTTCTGCCATAGCACGGAATGTATCATCCATTCCGCACCAGCTAGTACTAACGTGAATTAAAAACCTTTTCATAATTTCTTAATTGTTACTTCATCATAAGTCATACCTTCTACAACCCCATCTAAATAATGATATACTACATCCATTAGAGTATCCTCCGGTACATCTTCTAGGCTAGTATATTCCTCATCTCTACCATCGTTAGCATCTATCAGCAGTGAGCTGTCAGAAATATCAAATGTAAATTCTAACTTAAATTTCATGATACATTACAGCAAATTTTACTAAAACCAGAAAGAGAAAGAGAGCATTGCGTTACTATTGTGCCTATCATTTCACAATAGGACTTTGTAGTATTAAGCTCTTCAATATACTCTTGTAGGCTTATAATTTCATGGATATATTCAGAGTTTTGCGAAGCGTACTTCTCATAGATTTGAAGCCTACTCGTGCAACTCTTTAAGTCTTCCTCTATGCTTCTGACTACCTGGTCTATCATTTCAGTGGTGAGATTAGTATAGACATCACTGTTTCCAGCCCAAGCAATATTTATTTCATCACATATCGCTCTGTATACACAATGAGACCTACTGAAACTTACAATTTCTATTGGCTTATCTCCTTCTTTAGGAATACCATAAATATTTAAATAACTACTCATAATTCTTCTATTAGTTTAGTTAGTAGTACCTTTAATTGTTTAATAACTTCTCCTTTTGAGGATTCTGTCATGCATGACCCATAGACATCTAGAGAACCTTCAATGGATTCAAAGAAGTCATTTTCAATAAATTTACCTTCCCCATATAGTAACGTCTCACCAAAACATTTAAGAATTTGGTCATCAGTTAATGCTTCTGTTGTTATAAAATCTACAGTCATTTATTTAATATTTTAATTGCTTGCTCAATATGTTCTTTCGTAATACCATGCATATAATCTATATGGATAAAATTATCCTTTTGGGAGTATAGCATATCCTGATCGTCATCGAAGATAACGTAGCTAGTTATATCTTTTGACTCTAATACGTATTGTATTTCGTTCCCTCTACAAAGTGTACTTCTGATGTCATCATTCTGGCAAGTATAACAGAAGTGAGGAGTCTTTCCTATAATTGCATCACAGTATAAGCCATTGTCATACAAATACTCGCAAGAGTTTTCATAGTCAGACCTCCATGATGAGGACATAATTATTTTAGCACCAGTGGCATCTATTAAGTCATTTATAAGCTCGATACATTTTGGGTCAACGTCTCCTCCATTGTATCCTCCGATACCACGAGTCTTAACATACCAATCATTACTATTCAATACTCCATCAATATCTAAAAAGATTACCTTCATAATGTTAATCAAATTCTTTTAAAAAGGCTTCTATTATCTTAGAGGAATCTTCCTTAAAGATATTTTGCAAAGCCTTAATAGCATCCTCTTTCTTTATATAATCGCCTGTGCCATTAGCACAGACAATCATAGCTCTCATTGGTGTATAAGTATCCATAATTACTTAGTAACACTTGGTTCAGTATAAGAAACTGGTTCGTACAGTTCCCAGCCAGTTAACCATACTGGAACAATTACGGTTTCTATAGCAACAATATCCCAAACAATGTTCTCAAAACATGCTTCATATGTTACTCCTTCAATCTTATTAGATTGGTAGTTAGCCCAACCATAAGGTTCAGCTACAAACTTAGTTCCATCAGCTCTCTCAAAAGTCTTGCTGTCTGCACAAGAACTTAAAGCAATAATTGCTATTAACAATAAACCAAATAATTTTTTCATACACTACTATATTTAATTAAAAATGATGCCCTAACTGCGCTCTCAGCATTACGCCTTGGACTGTAGGCACTGTTAGTAGGCCAAGGGGGCTCAGGTTTGGCATCACTACTATAGCCCCTTATTCGTTAATGAATCCAATGATCTGATACAGTAACATCTGCACCTAAAAATACATTAGGACAGAATGGTTTCCCTCCATCTATCATACATTTAACTAATACCTTAGATACTTCATCGGCAATAGATTCTGGGCATTCTAGATTAAACTCGTCATGGACTGGAACACACATCTTAACAATGTTAAGAAGCTTATGCTCCTTAATCCAATTAAATAGTTTAATAGAGGAAAGTTTAAAACACATTGCTCCCCTGTTCTGAATACGATAATTGATAGACTGCTTTTCAGATGCTGCTTTTCTCTGAAAATATCTCTTAACGTCTTGGACGGTATCACAGCCAGGAGAATCTCTCTTCATTTCTCTGTAATAATCCCAGAACTCTGGGTCATTGAACTTCTTAGAAATCCGCCAGAGGTCATCAATATCATATATATGTGCTCTATGCTTAGTTATAGGATTTAACAAAATATAACCATCCCTCATTACCGCCATTCTACAATAATCTTGATACTGTTTTACTCCAGGGAAACCCTTCATAAAGTTATCATAGATTTCTTGAGCTTCTGACAACGGTAGACCCTTGTTATTAGCTATAGTATTTGCATCGCCTCCATAATTGATGGCAAATTCAATACCTTTAGCATCCTGTCTTTGGGCATGATATAATTTAGCTATATCCTCTATAGGGCAGTCTCTAGGGATAATATTCGGATAAGACATTTTAGCTACTAGACTATGAACATCCCCACAGCCATGTTCAAATAGTTCAATCATAGCCTCGTCCTTAGATACAGAAGCAATGATTCTACTTTCTTGAGACTGATAATCCGCAGAAATCCACTTATTACCTTTCTCTGCAGTAAAACATGCTCTAGTTTCCTTGTCATGAGGTAAATTCTGTAGATTAAGTTTATATACTCCTCCTCCAGAACTTACTCTAGCTGTATCAGCTCCTAGTGAGTGAAAATCTACATGGATTCTTCCAGTCTTAGGGTTAATTGCCTTCAACCAGTTTTCCCCATAAGTAGAAACCACTTTTGCAGCTTCCTGATATTTTAGATAGATAGGAATAATCGGGAAATCTTTAGCCTGTGGAGCTAGAAGCTTAGCTTCAACAGATTTCTTTTCCTTCTTAGTTTGCTTATCAAATGTCTTGACTTTAATTCCTAATAATTCAAATAACTTGATAACTTGTTGAGAGCTACTCCAGTTAATTGTGCACTTAGGCTTGGTATCAAAGCCATTAAATAAATCACCTTGATTATCTACCTTAGTAAATTGACTTATTACTCTTTTTCTATAAGCTTTAACCTTTCCGTCTGGTGTTTCAAGGTCTTCCTGAGGGCATCGGACATATTTCTCTTTTAGCAGTCTAGCTACTTCATCCTCTATTTCCATAAGATTATAAAATTCCAGTTCTGGGTATTTAATATCCCATCCATCATGCTCATGTCTCTTTTCAGAATCCCATTGAACTACCCAATCGTTTAGTTCTTGCTCAGCATCCTTCAGCTTAACAAGGTCTTTAGCCATCTTATTTCTCCATTTTACGACATCTAGATGAACACCGCAATGCTTGAAATAAGCAAGACTCTTGATAAACTCACACTCAAGTTTCATAGCAAGATTTAATTCTTGCTTAGCAAGCTCTATTTCTTGTTTTTCTTTAATGTCTTCTAGCCACATTACGTCTCCTGCAGCATAGACTACTACATCTTCAGTAAGACCATCATTTATAATCTTACCTCGAACAGATTTATCTAAGTCATAGTTTAGATAATTCCATGCAGCTGCTTTCAAACTCATTTCTCTTATATTAGCTGGATAGCCTAACCAAAGTAATTTCTCGGCAATCATACCATCCCAGATATAATTTGGCCAAATATCCTGCACATATAAAAACCCTAAGTCAAACATTAAATTCCATCCAAGAAATACTCTATCAGACTCAAAATAATTCTTTATCTCAGCTTTCTCTTCTGCTGACATAGTTGTCCAGTCAAAGACAACTTGATTTTCTTTGCAACCTAGTTGCACAGTTAGTAACTCCTTAGTATGCGCATCTAATCCCTTAGTTTCAGTATCAAATTGAACTAAAGAAAGAGGCAACAATATTTTCATTGCCTCCTCGAAACTTACTTCTTTGTATTTTGTAGACACAAATAAAGTTTTATTCCGACTTACTAAATAAATCATGTTGATAGATTTCGATGTTATTTATTTCAACATCTTTGGATTTGAACCTATTATAAATAGCTTCTTCAACTGCACCTTTAATATCATCTTCATCTATTACTTCTACATCTACGAATAACCCTAATTCAACTCCTACCTTAACCTTAGTAGGTAGTGGTTCATTGTAAGGTGCTCTAGGGTCATTAGCTGCACCCATTGGATAGTTATCTAAAGTCGTCATATGGGTCATAAGTTAAAGGATCAACTACTTCCCAATCATCTGCGTTTATATCTTCACCATCAAAAGGATAGTAAGTACAAGTCCTATCAGAAAAGTCATACATGATAAACTGGTCATGGTATGTAATACCTACACCGTAACTACACATAAGAGCTTTCATATCATCAGGGATAGAACGCATAGCAGGTATTCCATCTCCAGAAATCATTGCAGGTATCTGCATAAATATTACCAGATTGCTCTGAAATACTTTCCTTCTTACTACTTTTCCCTCTTGTAACTTAGACAATATTTCTCCGAATTTCATTACATTAAATTTTTAAGTTGATTAGAAAATCTACGTCTTAATTTAGCTAAAGCTCCCTCTTTCATCTGTCTTATTCTTTCTCCTCCAACACCGTACATATCAGCTATAATTTTAGGATTGACAGGAGCCATTCCTATACCAAATAACATACAGATTAAATCGTGCTCTCTAATTGTTAATTTAGAAAGTAGATTCTCTAGCTCTTTAGTTACATAGCTTTTATTTACTTGTTCATCAAGGGGGTCTTCACCATCTGGAATAATATCACAGACTTGACTGTTTTCTTCATCTCCTCCTATGAAATCGTCCACAGAAACTAACTTATTAGAAAACTGTGCTAGATAGTCAATTTGCTCCCTAGGAATATCAGTCATTTCTGATATTTCTTCGGAACTTGGATTTCTATCATGCGATTGCAAGAATTTATTAGTTGCATCGAGTATACTTATTACCAATAATTGCTGAGACATTGGAAGACGAATTTCTCGTGCTTGCCAATATATAGAATTATAGATACTTTGTCTAATCCACCATACAGCATATGACAAGAATGTCACTCCTCTTTCTGGGTCAAACTTATCAATAGCTTTCATTAATCCTTCATTTCCACTAGAGATTAAATCCATTAAAGGGATACCTCTATTCTGAAATTGCTTGGCGATAGTCACAACAAACCTAAGATTTGATTTTATGACTTGTTCTCTAGCAACATCATCTCCTTTTTGAGCCTCACAAATGAGACGAGTTACCTCAGTACTATCTAAAATCTTATATTTAGATATATCCCTGAGATAACTCGTCAACAGTGAGTCAGAACGGTCTGTGAAAATGATTTTTTTACTCACCTTCTTTTACAACCTGGGCTTCTGAAATTTCATCTTTAGGAGCATTAAGACCAATACGAATAGATAGTACTGATATATATGCTTCCATTGCTTTTAGTTGGGCGACTAGTAAGTCTTTATTAAGGTTGTCAACCTCCTTGAACTTATCCCCTAGGATAAAATCTCTGAGCTTAACAGCACGTTCATTAACTTCGTTAAATTCTCCCAACATTCTTTGAAATACAGCTTGTTCCATTTGATTAATTTTTAATATTTACAAATGAATCTAGACCCGTAGGTTTCAAGGAAGTCCTTTTCTTCCTGTATTATCTCATAAATTCCAACTATTACTAATGACAATACTAATCCTCCAAATATATAGACCAGAATAGTATTAAATATCCAAATATAAAGGTTCATAATTAATATCGTAAGAGTCATCGAGAATAGATACATTGGCGGTCTTTGTCTCGCCTGCATCTAGTAGCCAATGATTTCCTTCGTGGATATGTCCACAAAAAGCATACTTCGGTTTCTTATCTATAATAGCCTTAGCCAAGACCTCATTTCCTGCATTTATGGGAGTAGAACTCCACCTACCAGGCGGAATCATACCACAATCATTTAATGCGGGAGCATCATGACTAATCAATATATCGCAATTTCCTGGGATATGTGAATAGATTTCTTCCAGTTTCTCATCAGAATACATGAAAGCCCAATTACCAAATTCATGGCAGGCCGGAGTTCCATAAATTCTATATACCTTTCCTTCATCACTTAGATAGTCTAGATGAGAATTATCAAGAAATTCAGCTTTTCCTTCTGTAGGAAATTTAATCACAGAGTTATTCCAAAGAAAATCCCTATTTTCAAAAACAAAATCATGGTTTCCAGCTGTAAATACTACCTTCTTACACGGCAATGATTTAATCCAATCTGCAAATACAGTCTTCAACCACTTCTCACACTGTGGCTTGTTTCTCTGCATATAAAGAGGAACAATATCTCCACATATTAAAACAAGTTCACATGGCTCTATATAATCAATTAGAAATCCATGTAAATCACTTATTGCACATATTTTCATATCTTATGAGCTAATCCGTAAACATTTTTAGTCCATCCATTCATATGCCCTTTGTTATTTCCAATAAGGCATCCTTTGTTTGAGTCTATCGCGTATACTTTATGAGTAACGCAAGCGCCTCTAACTTTACAAAATACTACATCTCCAACATTACATTCTTGCCACCTTATAGGAGTGACAAGATGCTTTTCATTGCTCTTATACAGAGGGAGCATTGAATTTCCCGGCTCGCTTGTTATAAACGATTCACCAGCCTCCAATCTCTGTATCTTTCTCAGTATGTTTGGATTCATCAGAATATTTATTTAGTCCTTCCCTAGTCATATTAGGTACTATACTAATATAAACCTTTTCACCATCACGGTCATACGACCATATATGATTGTCTACTACATAGCTTAGAGATTTATCATATCTAGTATAGTCTAGAATAGCTTCCCAAGTAGCCATGCTGCCAGTAATACTATCCTTTTTATGTTTAGTAGCCCAGTTAAATATCCATAATAAATGCCAAGTTCTGAAAAATGTTATACAAATCATCGGGTCCCATTCGTGTCTGGGACTGTCCCATTTATCCTTCCATCCTAATGCATGAAATCCTATATCTATCACCGGACTATAGTAGTCTCTTCTTATGGGAAGTCCAAATGTCCAAAAGTTCTTTCTAAATAGAAAGTGGGCCTTGGGGCGTTTAAAGTATTTTCTGGCTTTCCACCAGTGATACCATGGATTACGATACTCGTTCCAGCCAGGAGAAAGGAAAGGAATTTTACTATGAAAAAAGTACGACAGCTTGTAACGCAAACTGCCATACTTTTTACTAGTTAAGTACTCTTTAACATTCATATCCTTGTTTTACTAGCTCTTTCTCCATTTCGTCTAAAATATCATCAATGACATAGTCAGTTAGACAATCAGAGTCAGGAAAGCCTAAGTTCCGCAGATGATAATCTATGTTATCTCCCGCTTCATTAAGTATCATCCAGCCTTCAACTTCTCCCTCTTCATCTTCCTTAAGTGTTTTCACCACTTGGTCGATTAACTTAGGGATATTCACATCGTAGTTCTTAACTACCTCTACATTATAACTTATTATCATGCTTCGTCTTCAATATTAGTTTCACCTTTGTCAAGTTCCTTTCCTTCCTTATCTAGGAATTTAAAACATTTAAGCTTAAATGCCTCAGATTTCATATTCTCAATCTTAATAACTATTCCCTCATGAGGTACTTTGTTATCGCAAGATGGCGAAGTTCGCTCCATATAGAATCTAGCGTCGTTAGCTAATTTCTCCATGAAATTTTCGTTCCAGTGCTCAGCTTCGTTAAGTTCTGGATATAAGCTATTGGCAGTACCATAATACCACTCTTCTACTGGGATAAGACCTACCTTAGCGCACCATTGTTGAACTTCCCTAGCACTAAATTCGTGAACTACACCGTCAACATTAGTTAATGTTACACGATATATTCGCACTTTAAAGTGCTTTTCGTGAGTATACTGTTCTCCTTCTTTAGGAGGCATACAGCCATAGTCATAATTCTTTTGGATATAGCCACCATTAGGTAAGAAACCAACGATTTCATAATATGCAGTCATACCTTTAGACAAACAAGGCTTTACTATTTTATCAGCCTCTGCCCAAACATCACATCCGTAGAATCCTGGAGTAACATTTTTGTTATAGAACTGATTCTTAATTACAGTTCTAGAGGCATAGAGATAGTCATACTTATTAAACTCTTCTCCTGTCGACCATTTAGCAATCTTCTGTTTCCAATCTAGGTCTTGCTTACACAAAACATATGCTGAAATACCAGAAGTACCATGTATTTTCTCAGTAATACTAATTAAGTCATTAGGATGAATTACATTAGGACATTTCTTAATAAGAGTTGTGTCGTAGTGGAATCTAAACTGTTCATCAATAACCTTGCTGATTCCTTTGACTTTCTTCGTTTGGTTGTTACGTGGAGTTCCCCCTTGTCCCTGTTGTCTCTTGGGAATGTACTTTTTGTTAATCCAAAATTCTTTGCCTTCATGTTCTACAATATCAAATTCAATACCTTCTTCAACTTCAATCTCCTTATTAGTCACAGACATTATATAGTTCTGAAACTGGACTACTGGAAGAATAAAACCTTCAGACAGCTCATTCTTTAATCTGATAGCTTTTACTCTACCATTATCCTCAAACATACCAGTTTGTTCTGGGTCATTGTTTAATTCTTTATGACGATAAAGATTACAATATCTCAGAAAATCTGGATTTATACAACAAGCTGTTGGAAAATATACATATAGTCCTGGCTGAGAATCAATCCCAGTAATGATATTGAAACCATCAATGGTACAACACTTAAGTCTAGTAACTTCTGGATTACTATGCGCTCTGAAATTTTTAATGTCTACAATCTTCGCCAAATAATTTACATTGGCTCTTTTACTCTTAGATAACTTCATTTATTCTCTATTTAAAATGGTTCTTCTGTAGTTTCTATAAACTCACACATAAAGTTAGCATACACTTGAGCCTGTGCTTCATTGAACTCATTGTTAAAGTAAAACTGAAATGCGTGAAACAGCTCGTGGTAAAACGTATTCCTCATTTGCTCGTCACTTACTGTAACAACTCCATCATGTTCTGTCTTTAGAGTTCTTGCTAACTTAATCATATTAGTAGCATCACAAAAATAACCGTAGTTATTATTAGGAAGAATTTCCTCTATAACTACGGTTATTTCTTGATTAGCTATTTTGAACTTGTCGGGAAGATTTCCTCCATTATTCATTTTCATCCTCTAATAAGTCTAGAAAGTCATCAGCATGTATTATCTCAGATGCTAAGGTACCTTCAATTTCATCAGTTGGTCCCTCATAAGGCAAGACTTCAGAAACTATGTATTCCTCTAATAGGCTTTCGCTGGGATCTTCTCCATCTAGCCATTCTATAAAATCTTGAGCATCAATATCAATTGTGTACTCTCTTTTAACCTCACAAGTCTCTTTAAAAATCAGTTCCATTCTCTATTTTCTTTGTACAGTTTATTTAGGTAATCTACAAACTCTTCTTTTCTCTCAAATAAGTTATCTACGTCTGGAAGCTTTACCTTGTTGGCTATTCCATCATTATCATAGTACACAATGTCTATACCACTCACACTATGACACATCGTATCGCACATTCCAGCAAAGATTAGAATGTCATTTTCTGATAAGTAGTTACTCAACCAGGGAAAATCTTCGTTTTCGTCTACATGATGTCCGTAATGTCCGTCATTCCAACTTTTTCCCTCTGAGAACTTGCCAGAATATTTGCTAACATAAGACAACACTAACAAAAGGAGTTCATCCTCTTCAAAAGAACTCTTGTCAAATTCTAGAGTATCTCTCATATAATCCCCATCGTTCGCATCGCACTCCACATATACTATATACAATTCCCTATTATTCGGAATAATAGAGTATTTAGCTTTCTTCAAAATATCAAACTTTTCGTATTTCATCGCGTATCAAGTACAATAAAATTATCACACATTTTTATAACATTCGCTCTTATTCCTCCCTTTAAAGCTCGTGTATCACACACTTCATACTTTTCTTCTAGGAGAGAGGCGTCTTCTTTAGTAATCTTTACCCAATAGACACCATTTTTCTGTTTAGAACCATTCCATATCAGATGCTTTACTAGCCAGATATAGCGTTTCTCTACATCATTCATTGTTAATAATAGATTTATAGATTTTCTCAGACTCCTTTAAGAACAACTCTGATATGTTTTCATCAGTAGTAAGTTCCTCCATAAAGATTCTTCCGAATTTTATATTGATAATACTCATAGAAGCCATAGCTTCTCCATAAACCCAATCCTTGAAACATACATTACTAGCTTCTATTCCGGTATATGTAAGTTTCCTGAGCATACATATAGAGCATATTTTCTTACACTCTTTTCCTATCTCTACTAATTCCGTTAATTCATCCGGACTAGCCTCTCCTATATCTCCAATCTTACTTAATAAATAGGCTGAAAATTTGGATTCTGACTCTTTGTCTTTGTAATACATAACAGAGTATACCCCACTAAATCGTGGGGCAGATTCTATGTCTAGAACAGCTATTTCAGAATCAGTAATAAATACATCGTCTATGTAATTAAAATAGACATTTCCTAGAAGGGTAGAATCTTCAAACTCAGTTGGGCATAACATTGCATATGCCTTTGTCCAGGTTTCCTCTTCTATATCCTGAACCTTGTGAGACGTATTAATCATTCCTATTTCGTATAAACTACACTCATCTGGAACTTGTAATTCCATATCGGCATAGTTACCTCCATAGTAATACTGTCTGTAGTTAATCTTTTTCATTTTTACTCATAGTCACGAATACACTTTAGAACAGGCTGTAATGGTGTTCCTTCATCAGATAGATAGAAATACTTAACAGTAGCCATCTTTCCAATAAGCTCTTTAAGTCTTTCTCTATACTGCTGCTTAAGCTCTCTAGAACCCATCGGCTTAGCCTTAAATTCTATACCATCTTCAGTTATTAACGTAAAACACATATCCTCTTCTCGAAGACCTTCTGATAAGCCAGTAATTTCAAACTCTGCATCTTTATAGAATTTAAATTTAAGCATATCATTAGTACGTTTTCCGAAGCCATACTCCTTATCAGGATTTCTACACACTACACCTTCCCAACCTTCTGATACATACTGGTCATGGAGTTTCATTATATTCTCATATCCAGAAACCTTCTCCTGTGGAACTAATTGCATTTGAAGTTCTCCTTCTTCCCATTCTCTATTTGGGTCAAATCCAAGATTAAGTTCCTTTTGCAACTGCTTAAGAATCTCTAATCTATCTGAGAACTTCATTCCAGGAATCATGATGTCGTAAACATAATATTCAAGCCAGTCACAGTCAACTGCGTTCTTCTCAAGACGAGCTGCTCCACTGATTTGTTGGAGGCTTTTACCATGTTTATACAACTCTCCATCAAGTATATAAGCGGGATGAGATTCGAAGAACTTAAGCAATTTCTCATTTCTTCTGATATGACCTGTTGAATAGTCATAATTTCCCCCTCCCCTAGAAGCAGATAAAATCTCACCATCCTTGTAGTAGAAGGAACACCTAACTCCATCAATTTTTCGGCTAGCATACCAATACTTAACCTTATTGATTGAGGATTCTTTAACCTTATCTGCAGATTTTGCAAGCATATGCTTTGCAAATCCATTCTGGTCCGTCTTGATGTCTCCATAAAACTCCTCCAATTGCGTTTCACTATAGGTTTCTGGATCATTTTCCATTTCCTTGTAACCTTTATCTAAATATTTCTTAAGCTCAGACTTAAACTGTAACTCAAGCTGCTCTCTATGCGTTCTACCAGCCTTACCCTTAGTAATAACGATTTCTGGCTGTTCTGTCATCTTTCCATGTAGCTGTCCAGTAACTCTATTAATTACAAATCCAGCTTTTTCTTCATCCCACTGTTCTGTAGTAGATAAATATACAACTCTAAATTTGCCAGTTGAGGCTTTGCTTAACAAATATTTAATCATGAATAGTTACCTTATAATCATCATAGTCTAATACATCATCTAGTCCACTGTAGTCATATTCATTCTCGATTAAGGTTTTCAAAAGCTCTTCATCGCTAACGAACTCTTCCTCTATATATTTCTTTAGCCATTCTTCCTGTAAATCTTCTCCTAATACAATATTTTTGTGTACTGTAATAGTGACTACTTTCTTTTTAAGTTCTTCTAGTGTCATTTCTGATAGTCCTTAACTAAGTTCCACAAATCATCTATAGTATCAGTAGGAATTATATTTCCGTCTTCATCATAAGCTTCATTAGGAAGACTATTTTTGAATAGTCCAGGCTTCTCAAACAACCACCAATTAACCCAGTCCACTCCTTCATCAGAGAACAATTCCGGAAGTACTGTATTTAAGAATCCCCAACCGAGTTCGGATATAGGAAGTTCAAACAAATCAATTCCAAAATCAGACCATCTATCCAATTCCTTAGAATAGTTCTGGGCATTTTCAATAAGCTTTACAAATCCTTCTTTAGTCATAGTAGTAATTATTTTAATATTCTTTTTGTAATATCTGTCTTCCAACCGCAATCGCACTCCTCGGCTGCTATCTTAAATGATTCCTCTAGGTCTCCACTTTCCATATACTCTGCAATTAATATATCAGTGTCTACATCGTATTTATCAACAATTTTTTCAGTGACTATCTTAACTGCAACACCTTCGAGTTCGTCATAGATAACATCTTCCAACTTACTCATTAATTCATCCCATTCATCACTTAGTTTAGCTGTGGTAGACTTGCTGTCTTCTTCTCTCATAGCTTCTTCGAGTTCTAATATTTTAGACCTCAATTCCTCTTTAGTCATGGTACTTTTAATACATTTTTAACAACAATTTCCTTTTTCATCTTACCAAATTGCTTCTCGATTTCTTCTGGAATATTCACTCGTATATCCATTAGAGAAGTTAGATACTTGACTTTGTCTCTTGTATCATCAATAAAGTGATAATTAGTTTTGATTTGATTACTAATGTCCTCAACTCTCCGCATGAGACAAAGTATTAGGGCTAAATTACATAACCCCAATACCATTAATATCCATATCATACTCCGGTATGTCCAAATCCCCCTTCTCCTCGTTCAGTGGAAGGTAATTCTTCAACAACTTCCCATTCTATAGTTTCATGCTTAGCAATAACTATTTGGGCAATTCTTTCTCCATCAGTAATTCTAACTGGGACATTAGAAGTGTTCACTAATACAACTCCAATCTCTCCTCTGTAGTCGGCGTCAATGGTTCCAGGTGAATTAAGGACAGTAAGTCCCAATTTTAATGCAAGACCGCTTCGTGGTCGAACTTGCGCCTCGTAACCCTTAGGTAAAGCTATAAACAATCCAGTCGGAATCAAACATCTACCTCCGGGCTTTATTTCAATAGTAGAAGCAACGGGAATACTAGGAACTCTTCTATCAGTAAGATTTCCTTCCTTGTCTACCACAAATGGACCATTTGGATCTTCAATTTTACTAATAGCTACAACATCAGCATCGAAAAAGAATTTCTCAGGCTTATTGTCTACTAACTTAATTCTACTAAAGTCTCCTCTAATATCCATACCTGCTGATAAGGGAGTTTCATACTGAGGAAGTTGATGTCTTGATTTATTAATTATGAGTACTTTCATGTAATAAAATAAATTCAGTTAAATAAAATCTTGCATCTATAACACACTTAGGAACTAGTCCTTCTAGGCTTAAATTAGATCTTAGGGCATCTCTTACAACAGTAGCCGATATACCTTCTTCTACCTGTTCTCTTGCCATGAGAGTCATTGATATATAACCCTTCAGCATAAACTTTGGAAACCATGTTGTAATAATTTCGTATCCATCGCTATAGTAGATATTAAAATGGGACTCTTTTATAATACTAACTATGTTAGCATATAAATAGAATCCCCAATCCTGAGAGTTATCAGACTCATCAGTCAAATCATTAAGAGGCTGAATGATACATCTACTAAGTAAACCTTCGTCCTCTAAGGCAGTTTCTAGTAATTTTATCCTAACCTTTATAGGAATAGGATTACGCTTGTTTACTTTATCAGCACTACCAACCAACAAAAGAACCTTATCGTTCTCTGAACAAGCTTTTTTAATTAAAGCTAGGTGCCCATTGTGAATGGGCTGAAACCTAGCTAAAATAACTCCATATTTCATTTCTGATCTTTTGGTTTTATCTCTGTTGTTTTAATTATTTCCCTAAAGTCGAGCAATTTCCAGTTCTGCCTCTTATACTTCTTAAGGTCTTGTGAAAAATCTTTTAAATCAGATTTGTTACAGAACAAAGCAAAGGCATAATCAACAATAATCTCAGAAATCTTTTCATAATTCTGTTCCTTGTTTGTAGTCAGGTTGAGAATTACATCATCAATCTCTAAGTCTGGACAATTATACTTAGCTGGAATATAATTTTTGTCGTTGTAATATACACAAACGATGTTAGTAAATTTTCTTATCATACACTTAATTCGTAGAGTCTTATTGGAGTAAATTCAAATATAAACCACTCTCCATCTGCATCCTGGAACATACTAGAGTCCCAATCTATCATGGTAATTCTCTGTATTATCTTAGTCGGCTCACTATCAATAATTAGAGGAAGCCCAACCTTAAACGCTCCAGTTATCCCTTCGTACACTTTACCAGCGCCTGACCTATGACTAACTTTAATCATTCCGTGCTTGGAGTGCAAGAGATTTTCTTCTTCTTCAGTAAAGTCCTTGAAGATATTCTCTTCAAGTCCTTTTATCAGAAGTTTCTTCCTTTCAATAATATCTTTAACCTTCAATTCTACCATACACTACAGGATTATTTAATGCTTTCATTATCTCTTCTATGGTACAAGTATTAGCTTCACTGTAGAATGCCATTACTGGAGCTGCATCATTATCAATTAATACAGCAAATGGAGTATGTCTAGCGCTAAAACCTCCCTTAAGCTTGAAGGCGTTTTTACGTTCCTTAAACAAGCCTTCATGGTAAGTTTGTAATTCTACTAAAGGATATTTAGAAAGAACCTTTTTTAATTCGTCAACCAGATGTTGACTGTTATCATCATATGCAACCTTAAGAATCATTTCCAAAAACGTGATGTTATGTCTTTAACTATGGGTTTTCCACAGCTATTATCTATATGAAGCATAACTTGATTAGTTGTCTTACTATTTAAAGGCCCGTTTTCTTCAATATATGGACCTAGCTTGATATAATCGAAATGCTTCATATTCACGTGCTCTGATAGTTCTTGTCTACCTGAGTACCATGCCACTTTTAAATTCGGATAATAATCTTTAACAAAACTAGCTAACACATTTACTAAGTGAGGGTCAGAATCCCCTCCCATAAATGCTATACACGAAATACCATCTGTAATTAGTTCGTCTAGATGAATAATGTAATCATCAGAGAACCCCTGCGGATATTCAATTAATGGTTTACCTATATCTTCGGCTAGGTATTGACTATGACATCCTTTACAATGACAAGGACAGTTAGATATATTTATAGCTAATGTAATCTCATCCGGAATTTCCTGAAAGACTACTCTGGCATCAACATATTTAAGCATACTCCTCAATCTTTTTAGTTTCTGTATCTAATATAAAAGGTCTTCTTACGTCTAAGCAAGCAAACTTGTCAGTAATAATGGGTTCTGATTCCAATTGAGTATGCCCAAATATTTGATAATATGTAGACTCTCTATCTCCTTCTCTGACATCGCTCCATACCATACTGCCTGTATTAGACCACCCTCCTCTCATACGAGATACTTCCCATAGGAAGCCAACTAGAAAGTCCTCAGGCTTAGTAATTAGGTCAGTAATAGTAAAATCCATACTCTTTAACCAATCATTAGTAACTCCAGCATGAGTATATAGAATACCTTCCGAGAAGTATTTGAGTTGGAATAGAGACTTGAAATTCTCAAACATTTCCTTAATTAGCTCTGCATTAGCGTAATCATACCTAGAAGCACTTCCGAAATCATAGCAATAAGCACAGTCGTGATTTCCAAGGAGTAGTATTACCTTATCGGGATTATCAACTTTGAATTGGATAATCTCTTTAAACTCCTCTATCGCATTCTCTCTAGTAATACCTTCATAACCATATGGGTCGAGGTAGTCCCCTAAAAAGACTACCTTATCCACACTATTAATCTTCTCTTTTGCTTTTCTCCAGAATGGTCTACCGTGAACATCTGGAATAATTAAAACTTTACTCATACAACTTTATCAATTCTATAATGTGCTTTTTCATCGTATTTCCACGCATTACATCTTTCTTTATTTCCTCTACAATAATACCCGAAGTCTGCACAAGTCAAGCAATCTTTACATAAGTTTTCTTTAGCATATTCAAGATATATTTGTCTCTTCTTTTCTTCGTCATTCCCATAAAATACTAAGGTATAAACGGTTCTATCAACTGAGCATCCAGGTCCTGCAAAAGTTTTAGCTTGTCTAGATACTATATGAGATAGATTAAAATGTTTAATAACTTGCATTTCATTAAGGAACTTCTCCAGCTCAGCAGCTGTTCCTACAAACTCTTCTATTTTATACATTTTTTGAATATGTTCTTCTTTCAGCTTCTATTCTTCTATCCTTACCAAAAGCAGTGATAGGTCTTAGATAGCCAATAATTCTGGTATATTGAGTAATATGTTCACTTCCACATTTAGGACATACCTTAATGGGAGCTTTCACAATATGTTTACAATCCTCGCACTTACTATTAGGAATATTGAACGTGAAGTAATTAGTTCCTTGCTGAATAGCAAAGTCTATAAGCTTCAAGTATTGCTCCTTAGATAGATGTTCCTCCAAGTTAATGTGGGCTGCACTACCTCCATCTGTATACTGATAAGTCTGCCTTCCATGAAGTATAAACTTATCTAATACAGATGTGTCATCATGGGCATTATAGAAATAACTATTGTATAGATTCCTATCTTCAGGAACTTTATACCCGTCCTCCTTATCCCATCTATAATTTTTACCACCAAGTCCCTCTGCTGGAACAACTTCAGAATTAAATAGGAAAGGTCTTTTCTTATCGTAGATGGAATGAATCTTATTCTGCTCCTTAATAGTTCCGAGGATTAGTTGCAAGAACTCGAAATACTCTGGATTATTAGATACTTTCAGTCCTAGGAACTCAGCAGCTTCATTCAAACCATTTAAACCAATAGTACTGTATAGGTCTTTAATATTGATATATCCACCATTAGAAGAAGCAAACATCTTCTTTTCTTCCCATTCATAGAGCATAGTCTTATAAGTAATGTGATACTTGTAGACTCTATCAAGTATACCTATTAACCACCCTTTAAATTGGTTAGCTACATCCTTAGACCATATTTTATGATTATAACATTTATAATAATCTTGTATAATTCTATTGATATTGAGAGTTATCACATTACAGCTACCAGTTTTGACCCCAGTCATACCAGAGGTAGGACTAAATGTATTCTCCGCCAATTCATTACGAAGTCTACAACACGAAGCTAGACTATCCGCACTATCAGAAATATAAGTAAAGAAACTATGACCTTGTGCATACATTTCTGCACACAAATCTTTGTATTCCTTATCTATAATATCTTTTCCATCATGCACCATAGCGAAAGTTTCAACTGGAAAGGTTAGTACCTGTTTCAGACGCAGCTTGTTGAACCAAGACATAAATAGTCTTTGCAACGTATCAATCGCACTCCACTCCGGTTTCGTTCCATCTGGATAGTAAAATTCTCCAAATAGAGATTCAAAATAGGTCTTATCATAGTACGAAACATTAGTGAAGGGAGATTGATAACTTCTGTTTCCAGCAGGTTGATTAATTCCCCAAACAAACTGTTTAAAAGCTTTAAGGATAGAGTCTTCGATAGTTCTCTTAATAAGAGAATGTTCCGAAGTACATATACAGTCGAGCTTCTCGTACCACTTTTCTCCGTATTCAGCAATAATATAATAGTTAAGTGCAATAAAATAGCTACCTACAGCAACTGCTCCTTTACATTGAGAGGACAATAGAAATACTAAGTTAGTAACTTGTCCACTGAATGACTGCAAATCATTAGGAGGGCCAGGAGTAACTCCATCAATATTACCTACTCCCTCTAACATTAGGGGGTATAACGAGACTGCCATACAATACTGTTTAAGTACTGACGTAGAAGCCTCATCGTGGGTATAAATAATATGACTGTCTAGGTCTTTAGAATATTGAGAAGAGAGTTCGGGATAAAGAAGCTTTAATTTCTTCTTCATACGATAGCGCTGAATTTCTCTGTTCTCGCGCTTTCTATCTTCACTCTCTAATGTAGCAACGTTCTTAGATACAACATTAGCATTTCCATCTGTTTCAGATGAAGTAGCTGCATTTTCGGAACTATTAATATAGTTATCTTGGTAACTAATCTTAGCTATGATTTCTCTAAGTCTAGATTGTTCACTTCTATACTGAGAATATGCTGAGGCTACATCGTCGTAACCATAGTCCCTCAAGGTTTCTATTACTACGTCTTGAATCTCTTCTATAGTAATGCCGTCCCATAAATGCATATCAGCCACCATAGCTGTAATGACTTCTTTATTTTCTTCAGGACAGCAAGCATTAAATGCTTTAGATATTGCTTCTACTATCTTATTACCGTCAAATTCCTGTAAACTTCCGTCTCTTTTTACTACCTGCATATTAAATACCCATTACGTCCTTAATTAACAATGTCTTCTCAAATTTATTAACCAAATCTCTCTTATCTTGGGTAATCAGGTCAGTAAATGCGTTATACACAGTAAATCCGTCTACAACATTGTCCGTCGTATAATACTTAGATTTTTCATCATAAAATAAATCTTTATAAACGTCAATCGGAGCAGATTCAGCTAATTTTACAGAACCAAATCCCATATTGATTTTAGAATTGATGCAATTATCAACCCAGTGACCTAGGTCAGCATATATATCATCTTTCTTATACTCCATCTCTGAAAGTTTCTTAAGCATTAAGTTGGTTTCATCTGTCATCGACATAGCATTTCTTAAGAAGCTATAGTTAATAGCAGATTCTGGCTCTAGCTCAGAAACATTTAACATTTCTGGATTAAATACACACAAGTTTAGACAAGCCATATTCAAAGCTCCTACATAGAACTTAACTAATGGTTTACGAGTATCAAGAGCATAAATCATACTAATTACTCTCTTATGATTATCCCAAGCATATTCGTCTGGAAGAACGCCCTGAATCCAAACTCTATTGTATATTACATCATCAAAATTAATCTCCCCATCTTTAGTAAGCGATATTTGGTCAGCAGGCTTAGCATTAATGATAAAATTATCAGTCATTTTAGATACTCTGTCTATAAACGGAGTCACATAAGCTTCTGTAGTAAAATACTCCTTATCCTTAATTCTAGTTGCCTTTCCCTGCATCAATTGTTCAATCGTCAATTCCATTTATTTCTTCTTTTAATATACTATTAAGTATCTCTCCAGTGTCTGCCAAATCTACTCTGTCTGGCATCATCTCAAACGGTAGGTCATCTGCATCAAAATCCAGCATAATTTGCTTCATATTAGATGTCTTATCTCCCCAATACTCACTTGGGGAACTTGTAGCTTTAGATATTGAATCTTCTAAGGTATTAATTAATCTTTTAATATCTTCAGTCATAGCTGCATGACATACAAACTTCGGAGTTGTTATCAAAAACATCCCAAAGTGGTCAATAATGAATTTATTGATATCTGTATAACCAAACTCCTCCGCCAAATCTTTTAATTTTTTACTAAACTTGGTATATTGGTAGTTCTTTATTTTGAAGTAATAACCTATATCTTGAAGAAGTGCTTTCTTTAGGCAAGTTTTGTATCCTCTCATAGTCCTACCCACAACAGAATCCCCTACTTTGCATTCGTGCAATATAAAGGTTATTTTTCCATCTTTGAAGTACCATCCAAATCCATCTGTCCAATAAAACTTTAGTAGTATACATTCCCCATTAGAGGATGTGCTTATACCTAGTTTTACTGCATCTTCTAACATAGATTCATTACTGACTACCCCATTCTCGTCCAAAGCATTATACAGGATTTCTTCACCTGTGTACCGTTTCCATTTATCCATTTAATCGTTAATTAGTTGTTACACTTTCATAATTAAATTACGTTTTATATCTATCAAACTTAAATTTATCTCAAAATAAAAAAGGAAGACCACCCTAAGGTAATCTTCCTTTTAAAACTTATATCTTTAAGAAATTAGGCTTCGATACCGAAAGCAATCCAAGTACCGTTCTTAGTGTTCTTAGAAGGAGTATATTGTGCAGTTGCTACTACAGCTTGTCCCTCAACAACATCCTTAGTCTTTACTAACTCAGCATTTCCTTTGTACTTACCGCTCTTATACAGCTCCTTAATTGCATTCTTAGCGTCAGCCTTGTTAGTATCAACCTGACAAACTACTGTCTGAGTTTCCTTGTCAATCCACTTGTAGAATGTTTTAAACTTACGTTTTCCATCACCCTTAACATCGTCAATCTTATACGGACGCTCACGAGTGTCAGCAACAGACGATTCAACAGTAATCAAATAACCAGCACCAGGGCAGTTCTTACCTTTCTTTGCAAGATATTCAAGCATGAACTCTTTTACATCACGCTCTGTGATACCCTTAGTCTGTTTAGCTTTCCAATTTTTGTAAGCCTGTGTTGCATCTCCGTTTACGTGGAACAATGTGCTTTCTACTTGTGCGATTGCTGCTTCTTTGCTTTCTGCTACTACTTCTACTTTCTTAAAATTCAAAATCGTTGTACTCATAATAAATAAAAAATTTTAAACATAAATCATTAACATATAATCTAGAACTATTTTTCTGTATCTAATCAGTATCGTTTCCCTTACTGATGTAATCAATTATACTTCGTAATTTAGGGAAACCCTAATCTTTAAATGTTAATTTGATCTTAAAGGATGTTAAAATTTTTAACATTAAAATGGTACATAATTGTCTAGCAAAATTTTGAGTTGTTTGGGCATATCCTTGGGCTTTATTCCAAAGTCAAGGAAAGTATTACACCCATACATTAAATCCTCGCAAATGGCCCCTAGGGACTTCAGGAAGGTATTTTTTTCCACCTCCCCAAAGTCGTTACCTACTTTTAGGAGAACATCATAACAAGTTACTTTTTGACCTTTTTTCCTTAACTCATTAGTTATATAACAAGTGAGAGCAATACAAGCTAGTTTATCTCCCATATTGCTATTTAGGTAATTTAAGGTAAAGTATTTGCTATAAATTGCTGACAATTTTTCAAAGCTGATATTTTGAAGGTCGTTCATCCAGAGAATAGTCTCTATAACCTATCTGATATGCTACATACTTCAATAGAGTTTTAAACTCATGAAATCCCTCACGTAATTCTCCATAAGTAACCGGTCTAACCTTACTATAAAAGTTTGGAATAGTAGAAACTACCAAGTAATTAGCTTGGATTTTAGGATTCTTTAGGTGATAGAACTTCTCAGCACATAGCTTCAGAAGATATAAATACATTGCAAACTCTCTACTGTAATGAAACTTCTTGATATTATTGTCGATTTCACTGACAATCTTACCAATAGTTTTTATATCATTCACTACAATAGTGTTAGTCTCCATATCTATGGTATAATTATCTAATTTGGACTTTAAGTGCAAAATGAACTTCTTGCCGTTGGGACAAGTAGCTTCCACGTCCAATAAAATAGCTTGCTCATTTTCAGAAATAGGTGTTTTAGTTATCCCTTCAGGATGTAAAAGTTTCTGTACTTGCTTATTGCTATTTAATGCAGCCACACAAGATTTTACGATTTCTAGTGATTTGTTGTCAAGATATATAATTTCCTTATCTTGTGTTAAATCAAATTCTTTTAGCTGTCTATTCTTCCAATAGTTAGTAGAAGCTTCAATCACAGATTTAGCTAGTTCCTTGGTAAGCTTTCCCTTATAATATTCGACCTTGTCTGATGCTTTCTTTACATCGTCAAATGTCACTTCTCCTTTTAGAAAAACGGGATAGAGTTCATTAGCCATTGCTCCTAACTTTGCAGTAGGTTTACCAATGTCTTCTGACAGTTCAAAACTATCTGGCTGTAGCACCAATTCGTGTACAGCACTTCCAAGTTCCAGAGCAGAAGAGAAAGTATTTTTAAACCCAGTAAAGAATTTATCTGGATTACCATCCTGCCGAGGATTAATTAATCCTAAACGGGAATTACTAACGTATCCACTGTACTGTTCAGAAAAATATACCTTATCACTTATCTTCTCCAATCTTAGTGTGTCTAGCAGTGGCCTAAGCTTGATATCTTTTAATTCCATCCTAAAGTTGCTAATTCTAATTCATATGCAAATCTAATTTCGTCAATATCTAAACTATAAATGCGGAATAAAGAATCTCCATTCTGGTTATGTGGCCTATCTATTAGCAATGCTGGAAGTCCAGAGTTTATTGCCATAGTCACATTACTAATACTGTCGTCGATTAATACATCGCATTTGCCTTTTATCAAGTCAGCCTTGTTTCCGTGCTGATAATACATTTGATAAATAGGTCTTATGGGTAAATTGTATTTAGCTAGACAATTTCGAGTATAAGTTTTACTGTTAATTCTTTTAGTCGCATAAATATGCGGCTCGAAATTCGGCTTTTCTAGCAAGGGTAAATTTTCCCAAAACTCCTTGTTGTAGCGAAGACTTACTACGTTTCGTGTAATTACGTGCTCGACTAAATCTGATTCTCTAGGGAATAGTGTTTTATATGCTCCCCAGAAATCGAAGATTGTGTCATCCAAGTCTAACGCTATCCTTAATGGATTACATAAATTCATTTATCTCAGATACTTCTCCTAAATATATCCCATGTTTATCGGCAAGTTCTTCGCAGAAATCATCATAATCCAGAAGATCATCTAAATCGTCGTACTTATTTATATACATACTCTTTATTTTTTCTTCACAATCCTCGTAGCTTCTAGCTACCACTTTACCAATTCTACAGACTTCATCTGTATGCCATGGAAATAAATATGTGTTCATAACTCGATTACTTCAATAACATTTAATCGCTTCTTAATTAAAAGTTCAAGGTCTTCTCTATCCACGTAGACAAAGTGACTCTTTTTCAAATCAGATAATGTAGAGTCAAATTCTAGAGAAAATGCTTCCTCAGTTCTCCAATTCTTCTTAGCTGTCCTCAAATAGAGGGCATACTCGTCATCAAAGTCATTAACTACACAGTTCTTAATCGTAGGAATTGGACCTTTAACTATTAACTTTTTCATTTCTTAAGCAATTCATAAAAATATTCTATAGGTATTACAGCTACTTGACCCACGCTAGGTGCCCCGTTCTTTCCTGCCTTCTTCCAACATATACAGAACGGTTTAGATTTATCACTACAAGCGTCCCTAATGTCAAAATAGTTTGGCATATTTTGGGTAAACTTGGCTTGGATATTAACTGGAAGTTCATTGTTCATATCAACAATATCTATTTTGTCAGCATCAGCCAGTTTGTTCTGGCTTCTACTAGATACACATCCTTCATATCCAACATCTCTCAATTTATGAATTATTTCTAACTCATATTGAGAACCTTTTTGTTTACTTTTCTTCGCTTGCTTACTTCTTCTAACTGCAGGATCTGCCCATTCAAAGGTAATTCCATCTTTCGATTTAGCTCCAGAGCCAGGTTTATTAGCCCTAGCTTTAATAGAGTTTATCTCTAAGCCAGTTACTTCTGAGGCTTCTTCTATAGTTTCGAAGGTTTTCTTTTCTCCATTTTTAAATGTAGCTGTAACACTTATATTAGTCTACTTTTTCATTCCGTTTATTCTATTTATTTTTTCATTAACTTTACATCTCTAGGGTTTCTCTAGTCAATAACGAGTTGCTCATTTATAAAGTCCAATAAGTCTTGTGTATTTACACACGCTCCGGCTGGAAGCTCACACCTATATACTGTCTGTCTAGGAAATTTGGATATTAGTGCTTCTTCGTCTCCAGAAATAAAGTTTTCTCCAGTATCATTAATTACTACGTAAAATACCATTTCTTTTAAATTTGTCAATAGTTAACTTAATCAACTCCTGAGTAGCTTTTCTTCCATAGTCCCTATAGTAATCACTTATATCCTTAGCTCCTGTGTTTCTGGGAATCATTGATACGATTAATTCTGGATGTTGTTTCCTAATCTTATTAGTAAAACGAACTCCAGTTAGGTCATTATCATATAGCAACACAATGTATTTGAATCTCTGCTTTAATTCTTCTAAAACTTTGTCAGAAACAAACTGAGTCTCAGAGTTGGGAGCTATAGCTGGTATTCCTAAAGAATATAAACACATTACATCTTTCATAGACTTAGTTATTACTACCAGTTTTCCAGTCTTAGCTAATTGTTTATAGCCTTGAATAGTCTTAGTAGAAACATTACCTATGAATCTAAACTCCTTTCGTTTTGGCATATAAATACGCCATTGCTCGATGTTCTCTTTCTTCCCAAAATAATATCCATAGATAGGACTATGTTGGGCAGACTGTGCATATATATTTCCATTTAAGAATACAGTACTACAACTGTATACCTTAAACCTATGTAGAATATCTTTAGTAATACCAAAGCTTCCCCACCACTTCAACTCAGGTTCTGAGAACTCCTTAGCTTCTATTTGGATGAAGGTTTGTTTTTCTTCCTCAAATTTCGGCTGGATTTTTACTGCAATCTTCTTTACAGGAGAATCCTTAGTATATCCAAAGTCCTTAGCTATAATCTTTAAAGCAGTGTGATAGTTACAATTATACTTTTCCATAACTACCCCTTCGAATGTCAAACATTTTCCGGAAGCAAAGTCCTTAAAATATAAGTTTCCAGATTTTCCTCTAAAAAAGCTGCAGGTGACATGACTGTCACTACGCAAAGGAGACTTGAACAGTCCTTTCTTAACTGGAATACCCAGATAATAAGTCATGTAAGTCTCCTCATTGTTCTTAGATAGAAGAAATTCCTTAGTAATTTTGGGTTCAAAAGTATAATCAAACATAGTCACTAAGGAATTTATGAATTACTCTACTAACAAATCATTATAGCAAGTTGTCAAGATCGAAGTCATTTCCTGGTGCAGCATCTACACCGGCAACATCTGCAATCGGGTCTTCTGACTTCATTTCGGTAGGCTTAGCTTTCAGATACTTCTGACGTTCTCCCTCCTCATAGTCAGAGAAGAACAGCTTGTCACCAATATAGTTATCAGAGATGAACGACTCACCTTGTTTGTTAATACCTACGATACGAGGTATATCAGCAACTACTTTACCATCACGGTTTCTACCAATCAACTTCAACTTAGTCTCTGTACCTTTAACTTTTTCAGTTATAGTAATCAGAGCCTTAGCTACATCATCGAAGCTCTTAAATTTAGAGCTAGCTGCTTGCATCTTTTCAAATCCTGCAGGATTGAGAACCTGTGCAGTCTGCTTAACTACAGCCATCAAAGTCTCGAAGTTGGAAGGCATGATAACCTTTCCACCATTCTTACTATCAAACTCACGTCTCTCATCATCGCCAGCTTTAGGGAAGAATTGGGTTACAGAGAAGTAACCCTCTTCGTTCTCAAAGTTGATTGCTAGAACTTTATAATGAGCCGTTGGATCCTTTTTACCATCAAATTCTTTGATTTCACATCCCATGAATTTTACATCATGGATGTTCCAAGGAGTTAAAGGACGACGTGTGTTTCTTACTGCTGAGTCTGCTGATATACCAAAATTAAATGCCATAATTAATTCAAATTAAAATCAAATTTTTCTAAGTCTTTGTCATCTTCGTCTATGTTTATATTATCTAATGATTCTATATCGAGTTCATTCTCAATATCAATTATCTCATCAGGTACAGAGTTTTCTTCCTGTATCTTATCTCCTACTAGATAATAAATTCCTTTATCCTCTGTAGGCTCTAGTTTAAAGGTAGTACCATAAGCTGAGAGCTTTTCATTAGCTGCACCTCTATAACTTACAGTATTACTCTTCGTTAACTTGTTTCCACTTTTAGTTCCGAAAGCGGCATCGGTTCCAATAATAGGAACTGCCTTCTTATCCTTTTTCTTATACTTGATGTCTACACGACAATCTGCACAGACTTGTAACAAGTCTACTGCCCCTTGGGTCAAAATCAACTTGTTAGAATCAAGCGTAATAATAGGTTCAGGATTTTCATCTACCTTAGCAGATGAAGATTTACTACTTGCAGCTTTCTTAGTAGCTACGGTGTCAACATGGATTTCTTCTTTACCAATATAGGTGATTTCACCCGTTTGCTCATTCACATCATAGTGAAACAGTATGTCTAATTTCATTATTCCCCTTCGTTATAAGCGTCAATAACTTTAATAATCTCATCCAAATCATTATCAATTTCTAAGTCTTCAAACATTCCCAAAGAAGTCTTTGCTACACAGCTACCATCATTGTTAGTGATAAGCTTATACTCCATTCTACCGGAGTCTCCTTCGTTTACTTTAGTAAAGAAGATATATGTAAACAAACCTTCCAAGGTTACTTTTTCAGACAGCAACTTACCAACAGTCTTGATAACATACTTAGGATTAACGTTGTCTCCAACATTTTCTGAGTGAGTCAAGAAGATCATTTTGCAATCCTCTCTCATCTTTTCTGAATATCTCAGAATTTCCATAGCGTGTTGAGCTAATTCACTAAACTTAGTATAACCAACTTCAGTTGCTCTATCAACGAACTCATAAGAGAGAACATATTGGAAGTCATCAATGATTACCTGCTTGATGTGTGGCATCATCTTATCAATAATTTGAAGAATTTTCAGTATTTGGTCCCACTTTGAACTTACATAGTAGTTACCACTCACGTTCTTTCCTTCGATTTTGATGGGAATATACTTCTTCTTCCATGCACGGAAGGGAAGGGGTTTACCCGTAGTACTTATAATAAAAGTAGTTTCGGGATTAAGATTTCTTAAACTTGTACTTTTTCCAGTACCTGATTCACCTACGATAGCAATTGTTTCAGCAGCCATTATTCTAATGCAAAATTAAAATTCGAATTTGAATTATCTAATTCTGTAATATCATCTAGCTCCTGTTCTACAATAGAACTATTATCTTCTAATATATAGTTTGGACTTGTATATCTCTCATAATCATAAATTTCATCGGGCTTCGGCAGCTCGTAGAACATATTAATCCATCCAAAGAAGTTTACTCCAACCTCAACATCGCAATCCCCATATCGGTTCTTAAGTACCATAATACTCCTATAATAAGAGCCTAGATACTCAATATTGTAATGTTTATAAGTCTTCAATCCATCTCTGTGAGGATTATACAATGCAATCATGATATTACAATCTTGCACAGTATTACCTGAATCCTTAGCATCGTGAATAGTAAACGCACTTTTGCCTTGTTTAAACCTCTCAATATTTCCTTGCTCCCTATTAGCTTGCTGTATTACTACAGGACTAATAAAACACTTATCTCTAAGAAAAAGAAGATAGCTAGACAACAAATCAATATCAGGCTTTGTACCAACAAGACCAATATGGTCTACAACTACATTATAAATAAGATTAGGATTATTTGGAGTATAGACGAGGCGGGTTTCACTTTCAGAAAAGGTTCCCATTTCCTCCAACCTAGTTTTCAAGATGGCATATACCTTCTTCGGAGTTACCTTCTTGTCATAGATTTCTAACTTCTTACTAATCTTATCTATCCAAGGCATACATTGCTTAACTAAGTCATAATGCTCATCAGATAAAATATATTCTTTTTCTCTTGACAATATCTTCTTAAAAGATAGTTGGATTCCATAGGTCTCAAATATATATATGGATAACAGCTTAATATACAAAGCTACTTCTCCCATTTCAAGACTGAAATACAATACCTTAAAATCATCATCATCAAGATGTTCCATTAGTGGTCGATATACATAAGCATATAAGGCAAACGAAGTCTTACCTGCACCAGAGTTTGATAGAATTAAAGTATAGGTTTCCCTAGTAACTCCATCAATAATACTCTCTAGTTTAGGAAGCTTCATAGATATACCATGATTTAACCCCAATCTACCTCTATCAATTTCATAAAGAAGTTTCTCAGAAATCATAGTAATCTCATGGAATCATAATTAACTCCGCCTTCATCTTTTAGTGCTTCAAGTTCTTCCCACTTATGGTCTATTACAAAGTTAGCGATAGTGGTACATAGAATATTATGCTCTCTAGCCCACTTTACTAGCTCTATAATTTGATTATGAATTTCTGGCTTCCATCTGATGGTCCTACCATAAAACCTATAGAAGTCTTCGATGGTGTCAAATTTCTTAGACACGCTTCTAAGACCCACTTGTGAATTATTAACTATCCCGAATTGAGGATAGGTATCCCATAATTCCTTACCTAGCTCAAATGAGCATTTGTAGAAATCTTTAACCACATTTTTGTTTAGTGGAATATCTAAGGGATTAAATACACTTCCTTTTTCAGGAATTTTATAGGATTTATGAATAATTCCAGCATTGCGAAGCCCAGTTAATAGTTCTATTGTAAAACCACGAGCACATACTCTAGAGGAGAAATACTCATGGACAATTTCTGGTTCGTCGCCTTCTTGGGCAATAAGAATAATTTCTAATAACAACAACTCGCTCGGATTTATACTATATTTCTCACAAAACAGAAGCTGTTGTTTCAATTCAAGATTTCTCACGTGTACAAATTAATAGATTTTCTACTAATCTATACACTAAGTCTAGTTTACCTGTTAAGGTGTTAAAACTTAGTTACGTGATAAACTTTAGTCCTCAACTTTCTCGTTGGCGGTTTCAAGAAGTACTGCATAATCCTTCTTTAATTCCTTCAACTCAGATGTCAGTTTACTAACTTTAGCTTCTAGCGACTTACATTTCTTAGTAAGTGCAGATTTCATCTCATTATACTCTTTCTTAGTGTAATAAGTTTCCATAATTAAAAACGATAAGTAAAATTTTGTATTTTTTTCTTATAAGGCTCATAGGGTTCTCCCCTTAGAACTTTCATAAGATTCTCTTCATCAATAGTTATATAATTCACTCCTTCATGTGACTTCTTGTACCATTCACACTCTACAGTGTTTTCAATAACAATTGTGAACATTTCAGCATACTTAGTAGGTTCTTCCTTACGTATTACCCTACCAGTTCTCTGCTTACTCTTTATAGGACTGGAATCTAGACCAAGAACAATACCAACAGATAAACCCTTACAGTCCAAACCCTCATTAGCTAGCTGGACGCTATTAAGTACTCCAGAGCTAAGTGTGGAAAATTCCTCTATAGTTATTCTGTTTTTCTTTTTACTCTCTCTTCCAGTATAAACGTATCCTATACCTATGCTTTCAGCCATTTTCACATTAGCTGAAAAGGTAATGATTTTCTTATCGGACCTATACTTGATTATCTTCTTGGCTATTTCTAGCTTCTTAGCATGATTGTATATGAACTTTTTCCTACTCTGCAAAGCTCTCATAAATGCCGTAGCATGAAAAGTAATTTCTTTGAAAACTTCTTTCCTATCCAGCTTGCTGTTTCGGTTACATAGTTCGTCCCTATACTTAGCCCTATTGACAAATCCGTTTTGACCTAACATACTCATAACTAAGTCAAAATCAAAGTTAAAATATTCAAAATGTTGAACAAACTCCTTGTTATATTTTCTATACAAGTCTATGTCGTCCACCGTTATTATAACTTGATATTCTGAAAAGTTTGATACCCAACCATTGGCTTTGGCTACTTCTATAGAAATATTATCAATCTCTGGACAGTATTTTTCTATGATACTGTGCTTTCCATCGAGTCTCTCTATAGTAGCAGTTAAGCCAAGAATAAGTTTATATTTTACCTTAGTAAATACTGAAGAGAAAGTATCAGCAGGACATCTGTGAATTTCATCCAGAATTAGAAGGTCACAATCATACCCGTTCTTTGCCATGGAATTAATAATTCCAACTTCGACATTCAATCCATATCCCAAACTGTCTAGGATTCCAGACCATTGTTCTTGCAAAGTAGAATTTGGAACGACTACTAATACCTTGATAGAAGGATACTTAGAAATAAGTTTTCCTATAATAATAGTAGCAACCCTAGTCTTTCCATACCCAGTACAAGCAACTATTGTACCTCTTCCTTTGGACTTAATCCACTTTTTGACGGACTCCTCCTGCCGCTCATCACGAGTGACAGGAGTAAAAAGGTCCTTCATTAGTCTATATTTCTAGTGATGTCCCAACCTTTAAGTTCGGCAACTTTCTTAATTTCTTCCATTTTGTCCTTCCACTGTTTGGCTTGACTTTCACATTGATTCTGGAAGCGATAAAGAACTTTGTTTGATAGCAGTCTGAGCTGATCACTAGTTAAGTTAGCATATTTATCTCGTTTCAATCTACACATAGATCTAAACTCAGCATAACTTAATCCAGTATCACAGATTTTCAGAGCTATAGAAGGATTCAAACGAAGTTCCTTACTTACTACTAACAGTCTGTTAACAGCTTTACCTGTCACTGGGTCTTTACGATACAAGTCTTTCTGCATTTCTTGCTGTGTAAACCACAGTCCCATTTTTACAATGAAGTTAAGCGTCAAATGAGAGTTGTCAAACAATCCCAAGGAATCTAAACAAGCATCCATAACTAAACTTACTGGTACTTCTCTAAACTCTACAGGGATTCCATTAAGAATCTCTCCAATTGGATAGACCTTAATAGCCTCATTAGTTAACACTTCCTTATTGTTTTTGATAACAGCTTTCAAGTCTTCCAAACAACGTGTGTTTGTGTATTGCTTTTCAGCTCTAAGCCATCTAATAAGAAGCTCTGCACGACATCTTTGTATTTGGTCGGACACAATTCCGAGTAATGTTACACGACCCGGATTCTTGGTATCAGAGTTGTACAACATTTGTTCACAATGATTGTAGAATCGTCTTAGCTGGTCATAACCTGCGTCTACCAATTTAATTTCCTCCTGGACCCCATTTACCTTAGGTCCTTTCCATACATAGCTATTAACGTCGTTTGCTTTATCGCTCAAAGCCTCTCTCAGCTTATCTCCTAATACAGTCATAAATTATTCTTTAAAAATACTTCATAGTTTATCTCCTTTTTAATGTTAATCTAATAATATTTGTCCATCTTCAATGATAGGCTTTTCATGAATAAATTTCAAGAAAATTATATTACTATCCTTGTATGGAACAAAATCTTTACCATCGTACCATTTATCGATGCCTTCTTCTACGTATCTTAGTGAAACATAGCCGACATCTCCTAATTTCATAGAACACTGGTTCCAATTCGGGAATCGAACACACATTATATCCTTGTAATCTAGATTATCATATTCTAGCCTTTCAAAGACATAATTAGCGTATCCCATCCCGTCCTCACATTCAGCAACAAATTTGACATGGTAAGTTACTTCTTTGGTTTCCACACTTCAAATGTATTAATATCCTCGAACTTCCTACAACCATAAGAAGCGAAGTCTCCTTGCAGCTTATCCATGTTAGGCAAGCAAGGGTAATTCTTACACCTAGTGCAGCTACGTTCAGGATGTTTGTAGTGAAAACCATCTTTGTCCTTAAACATTACTTCAGTAATAGGCATAATAATATTAATACACATGAACCAGCAGTGCCATATTTAATGACATTCTGCTTCTTTTTTAAAGACTTATTAAGACCTTCAATAGATCTATTTTTATCTTCAATTATGTTTCCATAATACAGTAACTGAACTCTACGAAGAGAATCCGTTTTTTCCCAACTCTTATTTATTAGTTCTAGATTAGTTATTCGCTTATTCAATAACGGAACAGTTTCAGACAACTTCTGATGCTCAGCAAATATCAGATTAGTTGTTTTTAGTTGCTCGCTGGTTATTGTAACGGTCGATGTATTCTGAGAAAAAGCACAAATTGATGCTATCAGAACTAGACATAATAGTAGATACTTTCTCATCATACTCTTTGTCTATATACTTAATTTTCTCCACGATGGAATCGTTAACTATATAGATGCTATCTCTAATTATAGAATCCCTTACTATTTCCTGCACATTAGGTGGAGAAACTGTGGTTTCCTTCTTAGGTATTAGCAAATAAATAATTAACAATCCCATCAAGGCTATTAAGATATAGCAAAACTTAGTCCTGTTCATTCAGATCAACGCCTATTGCCTTGGCTTTAGTTACCAGTTCAGCGCATTTAACTACATCTATACCTTCTTTAGCTAGATTCAAAGCTTGCTTCTCTTTATCAGAGAGATTTTTGATTTCATTTTTGAGGGCTTCTTTTCTTTCAAACCGAGCTTTCATTTGGTTATATCCCTTAATGATACGCTCTGGATTTTCTTTCAAGAAAGTAAGCTCCTGTTCCAAGAATGCTTTTACCAGCACTTTACCTGCTACACCTCTAGATGTAGTATAAATAGCTGGACACTTTGGATCATGAAGAGCCTTATCGTAAGCCTTCTTCTGTCCCTTAGCCAAATCGAAGGTATCACTAGGATTACATACTGCAATACCAACGGTTACTACTCTACAGATTCTAGCATAGTCCGGATCATTTGTGCATATGTATTCATCGGGAGCCACCCAACCTACTGCTAAGACACAATCATCCTCACTTACTTCAGCAGCCTGACTTAAAGCACAAGCTACAATTTTACGTTCTTCACCCTTAAAGTCTACAAATGAGTCTACCATGTACTCAATCACATCCTGTTTCATTTTCTACAATTTTAAAACCGTTATTAATTAAATATTCTTCGGGAGCAAATTGTAATTCAAAGAACCTATGCAGAGAGTATTTCTTCCTCTTACAGCATAGTTGATTCTTTTTCAATACAATGGGTTTATTAGAAGAGTAGTATTTTTCTTCCATTAGAGCAGCTCCCCAGCTCCATATTTGATATACTGAACTACAGTAGATAAACTTATCATGCGTATGCACAATCTGTTTATCCTTCTCGTAAGTCCTCCGTGAGGTCGTCATAAAATACCTTTATAGTCTTAAAAATGAATTGATTCTTTTGAGTATTATAACAGTCATTCCAGCTACATTTCTGATAGTGAGATAGTAGTTCGGAAGCTTTTACACCAGTATACACATTTCTGCAAAAGCTATCGTCATCATCACAATCTGCTGCGTTTATGGTGTACTTTCCAATAGAAATCGCATAATGATAATGACTTCTCTCTACTTCGCTAAACTTTTCTTCTAGTTCATAATCCTCGTAAATAATGACTTTGAACTTGAATTTATCTCTACTTAGTAGCCTGGCTAGACAGTATGCTATATAGCAACACCCTCCACAATTAACGTCATATTCCTCATCTAAGAATCTACAAAGCTTATTCAGCCTCTCCGCTAGAATCTCCTGAATCTCCTGAGACTTCGAGTTTAATTTCCTCCTTTGCCTTTTTAAACTCATCTAAGTACCTACCTAAAGTTATAACTTCATCTTTTCCGAACTTTTTTCTTACTGCATAATGGCGACATCGCTCTATAGCAGCTTCTAGGGGATAGCCGTAGCCCTCCACTTTAAATTCTTTTCTCGGATTTTTCCCACCAATATCATACAACAATTCCAAGTCAAACCTCGGAGAAGATTCACTAATGGGAGTAAGTCTGTAAAAAGGACCTTCAATTACCATTTTATTTTGTTATTTACAAACGTCTATTACAGTTAAGTTCTCGTTGCCGGGACGATAATTAATATCCCTATGAGAATTAGATACAATAACCTGGTCAAAATTATTACACATATTAACCAGGCCTTTATCATTAACTACATGACATACGATTATGATAAACTTGCTATTTGGATATCTCTCTTTGAGAACCTTAAGCTCTCCTAGGAAAGTTCCTCCAGCATCACACAAGTCATCAATGAACACAAATGTAGAATAGTAGCAATTCTTAGACTCCTCTATTTCAAAGGACTCAATTCTTCCAGTCTCTAGATTTCTTTCCTTTTTGAAGACTAAATAACCATAGTGAGAATAGTTACTTCCATATCTGTCCTTCGCCCCATGGTCTGGGAACACGATATTACTTTGGGCTGGAATCCAAGAGTAGTGTCCAAATTCCCAAGGTAAACATCTGTCACCAAGAAGATGAAAAGTTCTACTAGAATGTGCCTCAAGAACATATATGTTTCTATAGCCTAAGCTATTTAACATATTACATACTACTTTCAAGGAGAATGGACGATTAAAACTCATTACTCTATCCATACGCATAGACATTAAATAAGTAATATGTAAATCCCATTCTACTTCTTGTCTATCTAAAATATCTCCTACTTGCATTAAGAGGAATAAATCCTCAGTATTAGATATTCTACAAATGACATCAATAGATTCCTTTCTGTTTAATTCCTCAGTAAGGAAAAACTGAGGCTCTCCATCAGGAAATCTAGTAACATCGTACTTAATTTCACTGATTTCCTTGTTGATTAAGTTTAATTTCATCTACTACATATTTTAAGATTTCATAACTTTCTTCTAGACCTGCCCTATCATCTAGGAGGATATTGTAATAAGGTTTCTTAGATTTAGAGAATATAGAACTACTAATGTTTGGAGCAGATAAAGTATTAGAAGTAATATTTGCTATTCCTAATCGCATACAAATTGTCTGCTTTGCCATAATTTTATAATCATCTTCATCAGTGGTGAATAAAATCATTTCAAAACCTAGAAGTGAGCATTCTTTAAGTAGTTCTATAACGCAACTATAATCTCCGCCAGTATTATGGTAATCGAAAATAGTATTATCAAAATCGAAAGCGACTATTAGCTTTCTGTATTTATGATACTCTTCTAATAGTCGTTTCTTGCAAGCCTCTTTTCCAAATGGATGGTTAAAACTTTCCATAAAGCCCTTCATTAATCCGCTGTCTAATTTCTTTAAGAGTGTACTCCTTTTTAAGGACGCCATCTTCGAACACAGTCTCTAAGCAGCCTCCGCTTTCTACCTCAGGAGTTACCTGGTCTTCAGCATAGTAAACGCCATTAACGTCCTGATAGACAGCAATTAGACCTTTAAGAGAATTTTTAGTTCCATCATCTGTTTTAGGATGTTTGAATATTTCTTTCAATTCTCCATTAACTACACAAGCAGTAGCTTTGATTGCAAAGCCTAAGCTATCTCTACTTGCATACTGATATGAAAATGAACCTACTCCTAGAACAAGATTGCAAGCTGCCATATGAGCATTCTCAAGTCGCATATAGATTTGCTTCTGACGTTCAAGAGTGATAGAATCACCATACAACAAACCTATTTTCGTACTAGGATAGCGATAATCCTTAGAAGTAGTATTCCATCCAAAAATCTTACCAAGCATATAATAAGCACCGTAGTATTGACCTTCTGAAACTTCTACATACTCAGCATCATCGTTAAATGGAGCGTAGCAACAATAATACTTACCCTCTTTCATTCTAGTATGGAAGTGAGGATTAGTTCTTAAACCACAAATAATATCAACAGGGTCTCCGCTATCTGGACGAATAACTACACGTCCATCACGAGCCATAATATCCTTCTTTAATTTGGGAAGGAAGTTTTCAATAACATTCCAGAAGTCCCAAGTATCAGAAACTATAGAAACGAACCCAGATGGATACAATTCGTTAATTAATCGCTTAAAGGTTTGAAGTTCATCCTCTTCTCCACCAGCACACATTACAGAATGTTCTGTAGCTGGAACAGTGGCGGCAATTAATTCATTGTCAGAATTTGCACCATAATATTCTTCTAGAGCAGCAATAGCTGGAATGGTCTCACTTCCAACAAACGAAGTCATATGTGCCATACCAGAAATGATAGCGGCCTCTAAACCAGCCATTCCTCTCATAGAGAAGTCATGACACAAGAAATCCAGATTTACATCTTCTGGAAATCCAGTATGTACTGCGTGTCTTTTAAGTTCATTCTTATAGAGTCTTGCTCTAGTAGCAGAGGTGCAAGGCATCCACAGAGTACAACTAATCAAAGTCTCTAAATAATTAGTTAACCAGAAGAACTCTGACTTTGTATTAGTAATAGTCATCATAGGAACCCTAATAGGGCATATTGAACCTTCTGGCAACGCTTTAATGCGAATGGGAAGATAACCTAAATCATACAAGGCTTCAATATGTTTATATCCTACGGACTCAATTCCCACGAAGTTATGAACTCTTCGATAAAACATTTCTACAGCTTTCTCTTTGGGCAATCCAAAGAAATTCTGATTAAATTCATCAATCAGATACTTCTTAATTAAATATTGGATTCCGAATACTACAGAACCTTCAGTGGCTTCTGGAAAGTATTTGTTACTTCTAGGAGTCCAATTACTGTAAACTTGTTCAGTACCTTCTGGATACATTCTATGGTGGCCCAATTTATAGCCATCTGTTGCATTAATTATTTCCATTCTAAAAATTATTTTAATAACTAATTGTTAATAAACTTTTCATGCCTTTACCACTAGCTAAATTCTTAAAACACTGAGTGATAAATTCCTTCGTTTCTGGATGGATAGCCCTAGGAGAATTTATATACTTAATCCACCAGTTATATTCTCCTTGAAAACTATTACCGTTGTATACTTTACCAGCAGCCAGATAATCGCATACCAATTCTAGAGCATACTCTTTAGGCATCTTCACTGGAACACCGCCAATGTCTAGCTTAGTTACCCAGTATTCATAATGGTGTGGATTTCTTCCTCTGTGATGTAAATAAGACCTAGAATATCCTAGAATTTCTTTTTCCTTGTTTAAGGGAGATGTGTCATCATCGTAAAATTTTACAGAACGAGAGAACTCATACCATCCGAATTTAGATAAGTCGTGCAAGATGCCCTGTTTGTATAAACCTAACTGAAAACAGTAATAAGCTACCCAAAACTTATGTCTAAGTATTCGCCTAAGATGTCTCAGTGTTATACACATACATTTAAGAATTTCCATATCTTCTTCACTATTCTAGTTAGAAAATTATTTCCTCTTAGATTGAACTTATGTGTATATCCAGACAACTTGTCTGGATTCCACACAGCATGAACTATATAGAATAAATATCCTACTGTGTATAGCATAATGTTCAGTACTGGGATAAATCCTAGGATTAGTATTACTAAAACTAGCCACACTGGAACTTTAAGGTCATAGTCTTCTTCTATAAGTGCCACACTTCTGCTATACCCATTGTAATAAACGGTTACATGGGTATCTTTCAAGATAAGCACCGTGATGATTACCATCACAGTGCATATTACTAGATACATCATTTGTTATTAGCTACGTCTTTAAATAAGGTGGGAACCTGACCATAAGTAGGAAGTTTTCCATCCCACTTCTTAATCATATCCTGCTGAACTATGAGAACTGACAAAGATGCTGAAATCTTTCTATTATATTCAGCTTCTGCATCACCCTTAATCTTAAGAGCTTCTGCCTCTCCTTGTGCAGCTGCTACTTTCTTTTTAGCTTCTGCCTCAATAGTCTTAACTTCATTCTCTGCCTTCAAAGCCTGTTGAATTGCAGCATTCTTAGCATCAATAGAATTGACTAGCGTCTGTGGATATTGAAGACCAGAAGTCATTTGTTCAAGCTGAAAATTCTCAGCCAAGAGTTCCTTTGACAGTCTATCTTCTATAGACTTCTCAAACTCCTCACGTTTACTTACTAGTTCATCAGTAGTATAGTTATTCAGCTGAATGCGAAAAGCATTCTTTACGTAATTATACAAAGTAGTGTTAATTACCTCTACAATATCTTCCTTTCTATACTTCTTAAATACTTCTGGTGATTTCCCGTCAACAATCTTCAAAGAAATTGTAGGGTCTACAGTAAATGATGATCCATCTTTAGCATTAATACTGAAAGGAGGATAGTCCACAGTCTGTACGAATGTAGGATATTCATATACAGCCGTAGTAACAGGATTATACCACACCGCGCCAGTAACAAGAGACACATCGTCTACTCCCTTACCGTCTCCGTATAGATTCACCTTAATGCCTTCGTAACCAGCATCAATTCTCTCGTAGCCACAACTAGACAAGCCAAACACCAAAGTTAATACACACAAAAGCTTAATAATTGTCTTCATTTTCCTTATTTAAATAATGTTTCTTAATGTATTTGAATATCCTATAAACTAAACTTGGGATTGCCACTAGTAATAGTAACAACCCCAAGATATTTGCAGCATACAATGATTCGGATAATAACCATAAGCTGACGTTGTAAATCACAACGATTAACAGAACGGCAACAAATGCCTTAATTAAGTTTTTCTCGACCATAGAATAATATATTCTCTATTGCCACTTTTATTATACCATAGTAGTACATTATCCTCTGTAATGTCTACATACGGGTCATAATAAATATACGCGGCAAACATTATGCACACAATTATAAATGCAACCATGATTTATCGAGTTTTAACAGACCCAGGTCTGGTAGTTGCAGCCTGAAAATCTTTTCCTTGTTTATCCCACCATGCTTGCTTTGCCTTTAACCAAGCTACTTTTTTCTTATACTTCATTGTTCAGAAATTATTACGATACGATTAAATTCATTATCTCCAAATTCAGTGGTAATTCCACATCCCTTAACAACCAACTTATCCTCTGGAGCACCATAGCTAATCAGAGCCTTCTTCATAGATTCTGCCCTAGCTACAGCAAGGTTATTATTAAACTCTTCTGGACCTTCTTCCGAAGCATATCCCTCAATCACATAAGTTTTTCCACTATTAGAAATATAGGAAGCTAGTTCTGAGACAGCCACATTGGAAGTTTTAGAAATCTCTGAAGAATTTTGAAGGAATTGAATTTTTGGAGTCAAAAGCTCTACTTTAGTAATTTCGATTGTGTCCGTCTTAACAATTTCTATTGGTTTACGAGCCATAAGTTCCTCATTCTTGGCTCTCAACTCATTAATAGAAGCGTTTAGGCTTTCAACCTCGGCATCACTATACAACTTCATAATTGGAAAGTCCCCTTTGCTAGACTTAAAGCGATAGGTAGCACCAATATAGATGTTAAACTCATGATTCAGAGGGGAAGTCTTGGGAAGTAACATATACTCAGGAGTAACATTTAATGCCCATCTATTAGAGATATTAAAGTTACATCTAACGGCTCCACGGGCGGATACATTATTATAGACACCTCCATAAGTATGATACCAACCAGCACCAATGATTAATATAGGCTCAAACAGACGTCTATCTCCGTTATATCCACATATCAGGTTAGTAAGATTGGTAGTAACGTTAGCTGTCAAATTATGTGAATCAAAGAATGTTTTATTTCCTTGGTTCATTCCAGCCATCATGTCTAACTCCAAGCCAAAGATAGGAGTAATCTCCTTACCAATAGCAATGTTTACTAGTACATCATTTGGTTCTGCCCAACTTCTATGGTTATCCCAAATAGTAGTTCCAACATTACCAGAAATATACCAGTTATCCTTCATACTTCCAGTCTCAACAACTTGTGCGCTAGCAAATGCACACATCAAACACAAACAAATAATACTAAAAATTCTCTTCATAATTAAATTAGTTAAATTAATCCCACCAAGTTCTCATACGTTCAAACCTAAGTTTATTGTACAAGTACCAGGCTTTTTCTCTTCTCAAATGGTCTTGAAGAATAGGTTTACTCAAATCAAGATCAGCAGCTTTAGGCCAGAATCGTTTCCAGTTCTTAATGTTTATGTGCCTATCTACGAATCCTTCAGACCCAGGTCTGAAATCACAATGATAGGCAGAATCTATCTCTAGAACAATATCTAAAAGTCCTAGTGCGAGTTTTAGATTCTTTTCAACAACTTCGTTACCTTCAGCAATTCTAGATACTTTGAAGTATTCATACATTCTAATTAAAGCTTGTTTCTCTAGGGAGAGAACAAAACCATAATCAAACGGATAGAACTTCATAGCCTCTTTAATGAGTCTCTTGTTTTTGTTCTTTCTTAGTTTCATATTCTTGACTTGCTTCAACTGCTAATTTATCTGCTAAATTATTCATCTCAGAAGAGAAATCAGAATTTGAAGTATGTCCCTTAACCCAACAAAATTTTATGTCAGGGCAAAACTGGCTTGCCTTAGCAAAAACCTTGTCATATAAGTTCCACAACTCTACATTCTTTTTTCTTTTCCATCCTTTTGTAGCACATCCTATGATATACTGAGAATCTGAATAGATAGTAAGAGATTCTATCTTACGGCTTACTGCATTGAGAGCATATATTACAGCTAACAACTCACATTTGTTGTTAGTAGTATTTGGAATCATCTTGCTAAATTCATAGGATTTTTTCCCATCAATTACGAATACAACTCCTACTCCTCCTGTATTTCTAGATGAACTAAAAGCTCCGTCAGTAAAGACCTCTAAATTACTCATTCTGAGTATTAGTCCTGAGATTAGTTCCTAGTAGTATTGCTATCTTTAGCAGGTCGTCTTGGTTATCACAAAATATATTATCTAAAATATAGTTTGCGTAATCACTTATTCTAACTCTCTTTCCTACAGCTCCATACTTCCCATTAAGCCACTTAATTTGTGGAATAAAGTCTTCCAAATTATCTCCAAGATGCCTCAAGGCTTTTCTAATAGAGACTGGAAACCACATTTTTTCTTTTATCCAATCTAAGTGACAATAACCAAAAGCAAAAGCTCTACTCAAATCCTTCTGAATGAATTCATCTAGCTCGAAATTTCTCTCATGCCTTCCTAATTCCTCAAAATCATCTTTTAAATCTAAACAGAACACTTCATTGAACTCAATCACCGCTCCAAGATTCTATAACACCAACCAACTCTAGCATACCATATCTACACATAGCCTTAAATGGCCCAGTAGATATAGAAACAAATGTTGATTTACTGTTTCTATAATTTCTTATTACTTGCGTAAGTAAGTCTCTAGCTAGTGCTCTTAGGTCAGAAATAGATGGAACTCTATACTCTCCAGGACTTATATACATCCTCCAAGGAGACTTTCCTACACATTTCCCATCATCGTCATATGTTCTATGACTCTTGTCCCAACTCATATATTCTAGAACCTTGTCAAAGTCAAAGTTCTCCATGATGTAGTTATACTGAACATCAAGAGGTGGGGCATCACTGAAATTTCTTGTCTTCTTTACTTTCATTTTTATAACATTCAACGAGACGTTGCAGATTGGGAAGTTTGTCAGATCTCACACTGACAATTAAACCTCCTTTCCGCAGATTGTAACTCAATTTGATTCCGCAATGATTAAGAATTTCAATAAATTCTTTCAATGCGTTACCTTTCAATACATTTCTATAGACTAGCTTCTGACCATCTTGATAACCTTCACGGTAGTATTCATTCGCAACATCGGAAATAAGCCATCGTCTAATGGGTGAAACCTTTTCTAGGAGTTCACTAACTCTAGTTGCGATGAAATCCATACTTACTGAATACTATCGTTAGATACTATAGAATCGACAGCAGTTGTGTCTGCAACATTCTCAACGACTACAACAGAGTCTTCTGCAACTACAGTTGCCGGTTGAGTCTTGTGTGTGCAAGCTGACATAGCAGCAACTAACACAAAAAGCAATAGTAACTTCTTCATTTTCAATAATTTTAATTAGTTAAACATTTTATCTATCAAAAAAAAGAGTGGTTCCAGTATCTGTGCTTCTCAGATACTTTCCCCACTCCTATCACTCCGAAGAGCTTGTACCGTTATTAGGTCGGCCAACCTCCCTCTTCATCTTGTTGAGAATTTGGGATAATAGTCACCAAGTTTAAAGATTACTTGTAACTGAAGCAAATGCTGAAACCCTTAACAGGGCTTCGTAACTCCTCCAACAACTTGGTTGGTGAGCTATAGTAGGAAGCTAACACGCAGGCAAAGATGAAATCAAAGTCGAAGACCTGGTCACACTAGCGAAGACTAAGACAAAGACTCTCAATAAGAGAGTAATTTCAAGATTTTTGTGAGACCAGCGAATGTGTAAGTCAGAAATCCTTAGATTTCCAAATAAAGATTCATATATTATTCCTAACGTATATATAAATTGTTAGCTTCCTACAGAAAATTCCTCTAATTACTTAGAGGAGGGATCGCCTTGTTTCCTAATTTCTTCGAAAATTCCTAGAAGATTCGTTGGCAAGGTAATCTTTAGTTGAGAGATTCTCTCCTGTTCAGACGTTCTCCAGTTATTAAACTGACTTCTAAATTCTTGCATTTTAGAATTATATCTCTCATAGTCAGCCTTAAATTCTGCTACTCTATCTTGATATTCCCTTTCTCTAGTCATATCAAGTTTATTTACAGTCTCTTTAAGTTCTGCCTTCATAGCGTTTAGTTCTTTTTCATAAGAACGATACGTATCTTGAAGAGACATAAACATCGTATCAACGTCCTCTACCTTAATAGTAGGGTCTTGGTAATAGAGAATTAAGTCTCTACCAGTTCCTTCCCTGTAGATTGGGCAGTTTTCAGCAGCATGAACATCTTTTCTAGCTTTACTAAAAGCTCCTTTTGGGTGAATATATTTCCCATAAGTAGAAGCAAACGCTTCAAGTCTTAGGTACTTGTTTCTCTTATTGGCATCCCATGAATCCATTACCTCTTTTTCATCCGCCTTAATAGGTGAATCTGGATATTGAGGTTGTTCTGGAATCTCAACATTGTTTTCTCTAGCCCATTTTTCGATAGAGCAAGCAGTAGTATAGGAAATCAATTCCTCCTTTTTCTTAATAGCCTCCCGCACCCAAGCACAGAAGCTATTCATTTCCGCTGACTTTTCTAAGTCGTCCTTAATAAAGTCTAGGGAAGTTTGACCTACTGTCATTAATTGCTTCTCCCACCTCCTATAGAGGCTACAAACACTTGATAGAACCTCACACTATTCAGACGCTCAGTAGCAGCCTGAATCATTTCCTGCGCAACATTAGCATAATAGTTAGCAGATGTAGAAGTCAATCCTTCGTTTCCAAAAAATACACTTTCTTTCATTTTGTTAACTTATCAATTACATTTACTATAGATTCTTCTCCAGCTATGAAACCAGCTCTATGAGCATTCATAATAAGTTTCTTCAAACTTTCTAGCTCCTCTTTTGACTTAAGAGTATTGCTAGTATAAATCTCTACTAGTTCTTTTATGTATCTTTCCATATCAAAACATTTTATAGTACCCGAAGTGGGACTCGAACCCACACGCCCTCAATGGGCATCAGAGCTTAAATCTGACGTGTCTACCAATTCCACCATCCGGGCATATGGTAGCTATTCTCACGAACCGCTACCGAGAGATAATCCTAAAGTATCATTTTTCTAATCTTCTTACTAGATTAGTCTCCGAATTGTTAAATTCAAAGTTAAAAACTGTTAACTTACTTAAACTGTAGACAGGTGTTAATAAACTTATCAACATCAGTTCCACAATCAATATAGTTAGGGGTAACTTTTTCAAAGTATCTTAGATTAGCTTCTGTGCCTATTAACCCAAGCTCTTCAAAATCGTAACCCTCTCCATGAATATCAAAGGGTAGTCCAGGACTGAATGTCAACCAGGCTACTCCTTCAAATTCGCAACAAATACAAACTGTCAACCCACTTTCTCTTAGTCTGTCTAAGATTTGTGGACTGACAGTCTTTAATACTACACACTCACCCGAGTTCGGCGAGTCTCCGTTTGATTTCATCTTCGGACAAGCTTTCTAACTTCTCAGATTGTTTCTTAGCTAACAGTTCCGTCAGGCGAGCCTTTTCAGCAGCCTTATTCTTAGCTGTCTCTCTATCAGCCTTCTCTTTTAGCTTATCCGTTATAATCTCCTTCACAATATTGAACTTCAATTCAAGTTCGGTATTGCTGGGAGTATCATTAGTTATGAAAGACTTTCTTGGACTTTTAGCTAGTTCCTCATCGTAAGAAACGGCTAATTTATCCAATACTGGCAGGCTCAAGTCCCACAAATCTTCTACACTCAGATTACCTTTACTAGTTGCGAAACGCAACTTCATTTTTGACGCTTGTTTAAACATAATTAGAAAATGATTTTAAATGATTTATTATCAACTTTTACAACAACATCATTGTGTGATGTGCTAGAAAATCCCAATCCACTCAACTGGTCATCACTGTACTCAGCTTTTGCTCTAGAACCAAGAGCTTCAAACACTCTTCTATGCTCCTTTTCAAGGTCAGCTCTCAGATATTCATTAAAGAAACCTCTAACAGGGTCTGGATTCTTGCATCCATCTATCATAAAGAACAGATGCTTGTTTCCTATAGCGTTGCCTTCCCAATGATTAGGAGAGAACATAATACAAGAAACCTTCTGGAATTTCATTGTATCAATTCCCCACTCGTTAGTAGATTTGAACGATGTAGAACCCTCTTTAATAGTAGGAGTCATGGAAATGTTTCTTTGTCCATCAACATGGATACGAGCAACTTCAATGTATTCCTTGCTCAGAACTACTTTTCCATACTGGAATTTGTGAAGTTCTCCATTAATCTCGATTTCCATTTCGAAACCAAAATCAATACTTTCCCTCTTATAGAAGTTATGCACTCTTACCACATAATCTCCCGGTCTTAGTCTGCTAGGGTCTGTCCATATGATGTTCTCAACAGCATCTCTAGTTTTTCCGGAACCTGCATTCATGTCAACATCAAGAGTTCCTCCAGTATAACCAGTTTTGCTTCCATAATAGATTTCTCTTCCACCAGGTTCGGTTACATGAAGGTCAAGGTCATCATAGTTAAACCAGTGAAGAGAGCATCTCATGAAACCGTCTACATTTCCACCAGCAGCCTTTACCTTCTCCTTGAAGGAATCGGCTACAGAACCATTATAAACCCAAGCAAAGTTGTTATTCCACTTAAACAACTGTCCAGCATCCGGATTTTCAGGAGCAGTCAGAGTAACAAAGTTGGGAATATGTCTGTTCTCTACCAAGATAGAAACCTCCTTAGCTCCTGGAAGTACATTCTTGACAAAGGCATCAGCAGAAACTTCTTGGGCTTTGGTAAACTCTTTTGGATTTACTGTAGAAGTCTCAGAGAGCATATCAAACATTCCTCCCTTCATCTTTGCTCTAGTATCTCTATTTACGAATAGAACATCATTCACAGAAATATCTTCCACATGAGCATGACGACGAGGAAGTGCATCAGTAAGACCTAGCTCTTCTACCTTCTTCTGAGCGGCTTCAATTTGTTTCTTAGTAATAAGAGCAGTAGGTCTCTTATAGTTAGCAGGAGCCATGATGTTTTCATACGCTCTTACGGCTTTCTCCAGATCTACACCATTGCTTAGATCAATAAGTAAAGTTCCCATAGCCGTATTTCTAATCTTAGCTATAGGAGACTTAAAGTTTAACCAGCAATAGTTAGTTCTTACTTCTGGACTCAGAGTTTGAGCAGTAACTAGTGTTCTTCTAAATTCCTCCAAACTCTTCAAGAACTCTGCACCTCTATAGAGATTATTTCCTTCTATAAGCTCAATAACAGTTTCAACTGCCTCCAGCTTAAGCTCGCTGATAGAGCGTTCAAATACCCCAGCTCTTGCTCTGACATCTCCCCTGTAACCGGCAGCAGAGTCAAAACCATGAACTCGCCTGTTGAACTTGAAGTTATTCGGAATAGTTACGTACAGATGTGTCCAAGTTCTAGTTGTTCCATCAGGGAGTAGTTGAACATTATGGTCACAACCATGAAATTCGTTCACATCTTGAATGAAGACATCTCCTATTCCAGCTTCCTTAACTAATTTAGCTAGAGCCTGTGCTGTTTTCTCGTATCCAGGAGTGTGCACATCATCCCAGAATGTTTTAGTCTTATATGTTTGAGGGTCAATCGCTACAACTTTACCATAATGCCGGATAAAAGATTTACAGGCATTGCAGTTATGGTCTTGTCTAACGGTTTCATCTTCAAACGACAGAAGATAGCCCATCCAAAGGAGGTCTTTATCAACATTAGCAACAAACAGGTTTTCTGCAATCATATTATTGAAAGCAGCTTCTACATCTTTCTTAAAATTCTTAAATTCCATTTTAAATCTATTAAGTGTTCAACTTTTTGTTCATTTCTCCTTCTAAATTCCTAAGAGTTTCTATACTCTCCTCATAGAACTTATCCTTACCTAATTCACAGACTTTGTAATTAGATAATATTTGCTGGAATCGCAAATGTGGACTACATTCTATGATTTGAGCTAGTCTAGTTAAAATCTTAAAGTTAGCTTGTTTTCTAAGCTCAATAGCCTTTTCAATCTGGGCTTCCATACTTGTTGATAATATCTAACTCTAATTCTTTAACCTTACTCTCATATAGAGAATCTTCGGCATATCCAATCCTATCTAGGAATCTATAATAGTCCTCTTCTGGATCGTACCTACTTAGAATAAATTGCTTATAAGCAAATACACAGCTTATCCAACTATCAAACTTGAAATAGGACATCGTTCTTGAATTATACAGTCCGAACAAATTATTGTTGTCCTTACAAAGTTTAGACTTGAAGTTACCAGATTCTAGAATAGCCTGAGCTGTTATGATAGCAGGACTTGGGAAATCATAGTGTTTAAGAGTATTATACAATACTTCCTCATTCACCTCCTCCATCAAATAGAATGGATGTTCCGGCATCAGCATAATTTTCTCCTCTGGAAACCTCGCAGAATGTATCCAGTGGTGCAAGGAATAACCAGTTGCAAATCCGAATACAATACTAATCATTAAAATAATTAAAACTCTCTTTTTCATATCTCAATAGAATTAATAAATCTTGCATCATTACATAGTTGATAAACAACTTTATCAAGTTCTGGGACATAGACTATATAATAGTAATCAAAGAATTGGTTATTATCTTCGAACCCTATAATTATCCCTTTATGTCCACTATCTACCACACAGTCTCTAAATAAATATTTTGAAATATCTTGGCGGATGTCATCGTGGCCTGCCTGTAAAGCTGATATACCCCAGTAGGAAGTATTTGTACCCCTAACTTCCTTTCCTAATAAGTCCTTATCGTATGAAATCTCAGTAATCATGATGTTTTCTCAGGCTTATCCTTTTCTATGTTAACTACTATCATAAGCTCGGAATTAGGATTCTCACGATTCTTCGCCTTCCTGGCATCTTCTTCGGTATCATACTGACCTATAATGAATGGGATATTATTTCTGCACTTAATCAGGTAGTATTCCTTCATTTTTCAATTCCAAAATAACTCTTTAATAATTCTATATTCCCTTCCTTAAGATGTCTTATAATAGCTTTTCTCTCCTTTTCATAGAGAATAATCTTGCTTTCTAAGATATTTATCTTATGGTTGAAATTATTTTCATAATCTTCCAGAGCTTCGGCAATGACTTTAATCGCAGTACAATCCTTCATCATACTCTTCGTTATAATAGTCCTCGCTTCCACTATCATCTCCGATAGGATTCTCCCAGCCATACTTTCCCGCAGTAGCCTTAAATAATGGCAAATACATAGCATAGTTATCCTCTGGATAATCCTCCAAGCCTTCCTCAAGAACTCTATTCCATCTAAGAACTACAGCAAACATCAGACTTGCAGAAATACCTCTCTTGTCAAGGGCTTTTTCAAATCCGAACTCTACATCTTCTTTAAGTTGGGAAAGAATATTCTCTCTAGTCCACTCTTTGGGTTCAGGATAAGGTTCATCACTATTCCACTTAAAACCTATTTTCTCTAACTGTTCCTGTGTCAGAAATTGAGCTAATCTAACTCCAAATCTATCGTCAAGAAATACAGACCATTCTTCGTAATTGTTTACGATTTCATCTAATGTTTTCATTATAATTCAGACAAATAAATGTTTTGAGGATATTCGTTAAATACTAGTAGAGTTACTGGACAAATCCAAACTCTATCGTTATAATTCTTACTTTTACACAAGTAAGTAGCTCCATTCTCATCTTCTTCAATCTTAGATAGAACAATCTTAGCTACAGAAGGGTCAACCATCTGCAACCTAACAAATCTATCATCAAGAGAATCAAGAAGATCGTCAGCCCCCGCCAACCATAGCCAACTCTCCTGGGTCTCCATCGAAGTCTGGCCACCAATAAAACCAGACTCCTCCCACTTTTACAAATTCAAATGTTTTTCGCATTAAACACAAATTAAATTAAACAAAAAATACCCCAACAACTTTCGCTGCTGGGGTACATAGTAACGCCAACGGGATTCGAACCCGTATGGCAGGCGTGAAAAGCCTGAATCCTAACCATTAGATGATGGCGCTATCCTACTGCACAATCAAGCTATAAGCTTCTTGCAACAGTTTAATAGTTGGAACCATACGGTTATCAACAACTATTATTTTATAAATGTTCAGAATTTCTTTGTAGGTTAAAGATGTACAAGTTAGAAATATCTGCACATCTTCGTTTACAGAACCATTTGACAATCCTAAATCTACTTTAATCATACTGGGTAATGTCCCAATCTGAGAAATATCCCAAGTAGATTTAGTTCTCCTGAAAACTTCCCGCTGTTTGGAAGTAAGTTGCTTTTCTTTCAATCTAGACTCAATAATAGTACCATCAAACGTTAACGAACCTCCATCGGTATTACTATTATTTAATGCTAGCTGAATCTTCTGAACTGCAGAGTCTTTAGGTTTTGGCTTAAGTTGCACTCCTTCCTTCAAGCCCTTAATAATCTGCAATGAAGGAATAAAGTCTTTTATTTGAGTTGCATTCCATACAAGAAATTTTCCAGGACTATCCTTAACAGTAACTATATACTTAGTCCCTCCGTTCAATGGAATAATCACTTGTAAGTCTGCATCACTCATTTTACTTAAATGGTCTGATACTCTAACTTTGACGTTTCCAATGACAAAGTAGCGAGAAACAGTTGTTTCCGCTTCGATAATCTCAGTAGCAGTTGCTACTAAATACTTTTCTAATCTAGTCATAAAAATTAATCTAATTTAATGGTTAAGATCCCCCACTCGGATTCGAACCGAGGTCTCGAGATTACAAATCACGTGTTCTAACCAACTAAACTACAGGGGAATAAATGCCGAGGCTGGGGGATTCGAACCCCAACCTTCACAGTGCCGAGAGTACCAGACTCGAACTGGTGACCTTCGCATAGACAGTGCACTATTCTACCACTGAACTAACCCTCGGTGTAACTGGATTACTCCAGACTAATTAAACCCTTCTCTAACATAATATGGTGATTCGGACATAACCATACTAAATTATTCTCGTTGTTAATCTCCTTAATAAGAGTGTCTTCGTCAAATTCTAATATTCCTTTAAGATGATGTACTTCAAGTATTGCATCAAATTCATGATTATGACAATATTGACATACTTTCTCACGTTCGGAACTTTCTAATACTCTACGAGCATTAGTCCTTATTTCTTGACATTTAGATGATAAGTACTTCTGCCCAGATGTATAATAACCTAATGTTTTGTTACCAATTCCATTAAGTTCTTCCCAGCAACTACGACACATTTCTGAATCTTTATGCTTAGGTTTACCACATCTAGGACATATCTTGTTTTCATCGTGCTTTATCCTACCTCTATTATTGTAAGAAGCAGCACACGAATGACTACAAAACTGTTTCTTCCTCACATCTGCGACCCTCTGATTATCTAGTACTTCGATTACCTTACCACATTCCTTACAGTGGTTAGGATTCTCATAATACAATTTAAGAGATTGTTCTCGATTCACAGATAAGTTTAATTAATTTTAATGACAGTGTGATATGCAAGCCATTACACCACAGCCTCGATATTTAATCCCAGTACCATATTTCTCTGAGGATTTTTACTTGTTGTTTGATTTGTTCAGAAATTTTCTACATATTATTTACAGTGTTAGTTGGGAAGGGCAGAGTTGAACTGCCGTCTAGAAATTATCAGTTTCTTGTTCTAACCGTTAAACTACATCCCAATCGGTTGAACTATAGCCCTGTCATGTGGACCTAACGGGAGTCGAACCCGTGTCCAAACAACCCTTATTACAAGGATAACGTGCGTCTCATTTTTATTACATCAGCTAGTGAGTTCTAGCATTTAGATAGTTTTATTAGAAGAGCTGGATTCTTTACAGTAGAGGTGAACCAGCAGTCCTCCTACTAACTAATTTACAAACTACCAAACTGGGGGCTGACTAGAAGTCATTCTTCCACCACTCCATTTACGTTGGAGAACGTCTATTTGTAGCCCATAGATAGGCAGTGGAGATTTCAGCTCTACTAACCTTTGGCTTTCAAGTTAATGCATCTAAGCTTCACTGTAACCTGTAGGTACTATGATTCTTCCCTGAAGGTCTCGTTATAACACTTAGATACAAACCTCTTCTGTTTCTAGGTCTCCCCATTAACCCGACTTGATTAATATTGTCTATTAATAAGTCAGCAGCTTAGGCTGCCATTCTTACAGGTGCAATTTCTGCAGTTATTTGTTTTCTTCGTTTAAAGAGATTGCGCTCTACACGTCCTTATAATTCGTAATCGCCTGTCAAATCCAAGTAGGCCCATGTTCCAGTTTATCTCTGATTAGAAAACTGGAGAAAAGAAATTATAGCATTATAGTTGAGCCAGGAGGCAAAATTGTGACCTTACAAGTAAGCAAACGACGCGTATCCTCAACAGTAAACAGCTTAGGATAGCATAGACCGCTACGCCCACCAATGATAATTAAAGCATCTCCGTACCTCTGAACTATAGTTCCAGGCTCCATTTCCTCGTCACAGAACCAATTTACAATCTCAGCTACATCTCCATCTTTCATATTTGTAAGATGTGTTGTGATTGTCTTATTAATTACTTTTGCCATGTAAACACTGTTTTAATATTTCCTTAGTAACTACTCTATCAGCTTCTCTAGATAGCTTATCCAACTTTTCTAAGTCAAACTCGCTAGACTGGAACTTAAATTGAATCCAAGTTGGTTCACTAGGTCTATAGTCTAAATAAGTCTCACACTTATCAGTTCCCAAAACCTCATGCACCATAGCTAATATACGTTCACCAGCAGCTTTAGTTTTTACGAATCCAGATAAATCATATCCAACACCTCTAGAACTCCAGTATTCTCCTTCCTCTGGACGAATGTCTTTTGGTTCCCAATGCCAGGCAGAAACACCGGACCTAGGATGAGCAATACGATGAGCATACTCCATTACGGATTCCGAATTTGGATCAGAAGGATTCTCTGGATGAGAGCCATATTGCACTATGCCTTTTCCGTTATCACTTCTTATTTCGAATGTTAGTTTACAATGTCTGCAAGTTCCAGAGGTAACTCCTCCGCAAGAGAAACAACCACTGGTCACAGAATCACATCCACAATTAGGACAACCCCATTCCTTAAATTCTGAGAATAATATAGATAACATTAGTAATTAGGTTTAAATTCTACTTCCTTTAATACAACATACATCTTACCATCCTTCTGTTCTATACAACCATTGGCCTGTAGAAAATTAATTATAAAGTCCATAGGAATGTGGTAATTGTCAGTTACAAGCATACTGCCATCAATATGATAGCGTTCTTTTCTCTCTAATCTAGTGGGATTACCATTTATAGTAATCTCACCAGAACATTCATTATCCTTATCTGGTTTAATTCCCTTTATGTAAATAGAATAACCAGCTTCAGCTAAATAAACTTGTTGTATTACACTCATAGTTTTGGAACATCAGAACGGTTATCATGATAGCCCTCGTCCCCAACAAGTTGGGCTAAACAACCGTGCATATAAGGAACAAGTTCGGGTTTCTCCTTATAACACCTGTATAGCATCCAACTCATGCTCATAGAGTTTCCACTATGACCATTATCAAAGTACGGAAGTTTGTCTTTGATAGCCTCAATCAGCTCAAATAAGCTAGGATATTTCTCATAGAAGGCTTTACATTCCTCTAGACTCATTTCTTTGAAAAACTCGGTAAACGATAAGGCTTGCTTTATACAACCCATTTCATAACCAAATAGGTCATTTTCTTCAAATGTACCATCACCAGCTTCAATGAATAAACGATTGAAACGTTCGATTCTCTCCTGAAATTCTTTCGGAAGAGATTCCTTTGTAAGATTCTTGAAATCCATAATCTAATTTTAATTGTTAAAAATAACTTAGTAGCGGGAGTCGGATTCGAACCGACGACCTTCAGGTTATGAGCCTGACTAGCTACCTCTGCTATCATCCCGCGATATTACAAATGCTTTTTAATTAGTTTACAATGATTATACTCTCCTCCCCATCTAATAGGAAACTCTTTTTCCTTAGCCTCTTTATACTTCTCTGCCTGTTTCTTGTCTAAGAAGATTTGGCAATCAGTTTCATAATTTTGAGGAGCATTAGCTGGTGATAATTTACTACAACTACATATACTTTCATAATTTTTTAAATAAAGTTTGTGGACACGCAGGGACTCGAACCCTATCTTCCGGTGTGCAAAACCAGCGCTCTAGCCATTTGAGCTAACGGCCCATTTTTGGGATTTTCTTTTTAATTGGTGACATACCCATAAATTTCCACTGTTAAGATTCCACAACTTAACAACACCAGATAAGTTTTTTTTGTTTGAATCATGTTCTAGTAGCATAAGTCCGCAACCATACTACTCTCTCAGTTCATCGACTATCGTATCAGAAAAGGTCTTTATGATTCCGCAGGGACTGGCTTCAACTTAAACCCCGAATGGATTTTTACCTTGCCAGGTCAGGATATTATTACGTTTCTAGCACTCTAAATTGATTTAGCCTGTTTAATCTTATAATCACGAACTACTTCTTTCATATAAGAGTTAAATTCCTTCATGTCTTTCCATGAAATCTCATTAGCTAGTTTTGGAGTTTGAAACATTTTGTACTTTTCTAATAGGTCTTTCATTTCTCTCTTTAGTTTTCAAAGCATTTTCACACGCTTGTTTCTTCATTACATATGGACAATCACAATTTCCACTGTAGTACCAACAACAATAATCACACTGATGCATAATCTAATATAAGGTCAATAGCTGGGGCACATGGACTCGAACCATGATTCTTTGATTAACAGTCAAAAGTTCTGACCTTTGAACTATACCCCAATAGTTAATTTTCTCCACGGGTGTAGATAAGTACCCCTTTGGTACTTACCTTTTAGTAGTATCTTTACTCTAGACCTCTATAAGGAGGCGGAATAGTTCCAGAAACTAACCATGTATAGCTCTTAGAACTCTGTTCAAAATACCACTTAGCAGCTTTCTTCACAACATTAATTACTTTCTTCATAACATCAAAGTTTAAAATTGTTAATAATTAATCTAATTCAGAGCCACAAAAGGAGTTTCGTTGCGGAGGTAGGATTCGAACCGTTTATGACGATTTCTAGGTTATGAGCCTAGCGAGATGACCACTTCTCTACTCCACGATATTGGTAGCCACTTTACATCCGCTACCCAGGGATGCCTCTATCACCAGTGAGGCACGGACTATTCTAACCGTATAGCACGACTGGTTGGTAACGTCTCCAGACACGGCATTTAGACTGAAAATGTCGAAACAGTGATTTAAAGATTAAATAGGCTCTGGAAGATATTTCCAAATGTAGCCATACTATGATTTGGTTTTATTCTTACAGCATCCTATAATATGACTCTATGCAGATTTATTGTCAGTAATTCCGTTATTAATTAACCATTCCTAAGCTTCTCTGGAACCAAAGAATACCTGTATAAAATTACCTGCTAAGTCATACTAAGCAATTAACTTTGCGTTACTTTTTCTAATTTTTATATTATTTGCCTTCAAAACTTTGTAAATAGTGTCTTTACAGCACCCTATTTTTTCTTGTATCTAAGAACTAGTATATCCCAATCTAGCTAATTCTACAATTTCACTATGATTGTATAGAATAGTGCCATCTCCTCCTTTAGAGGCATTGTACCCATTAGAACCATAAGTTCCTAGCTCTTTTATCCAATAGATTTCTCTTTCAGATAATTCAGAGTTACTATCTACATATTCCAATTCCTCTATCATAAAGTTCTCAACACCATACTTATTCATGGCATCATATAAAGGTCTTTTGTTGCATCTTTCTTTCTAAAAGTCATAACAATGTTCCTTCCAGCGCTCTTCTATAGAAGTAGTAGTTTTTCCTACGTATCGCTTGCTATTAATTAAATTTGTAATGCAATAAATATATGCCATATTTTTAAATTTAAAATTAGAATCCGTGGAGGGATTCGAACCCTCATTAAAGATTTCTCTTTTCAGTTTTGCAGACTGATGGCTAAACCATTCACCCACACGGATATTAAGATTTAAAGTACTTCTCTCTAAATGGGATATTAAATAATGAATCATTAATATCCTTATCAGTTATTTCCCTACCTAGAGCCTTCTCCGCACATTCGCTACAGATAAACACATGGTGGTCTGGATAATAATCTTTACCTCCCCCTTTGTAATAAGAGGAGAATTTCTTTGCAGCTTCTTTTTCAAAATTGGTTAGCTTAAAGTAATTTATTATCTTGTTCCAAACCTCATCAATAAACATTGGAGAGTTATGGTCTCCATAATAAAATTCTTTATTACATACTGTACACTTTATTTTCATAAAACTTAAATTTTGAGTAGGTAATGAGAATCGAACTCACATCCTCGGCATGGCAAGCCGATGCACTAACCGTTGTGCTATACCTACAAATGTGCAGATAGAGAGACTCGAACTCTCCCCTTCAGATTGGAAGTCTGACGTGCTCAAACCATTAACACCACATCTGCATAAGGAGAGTTATACGATACTCTCCTAAACGCTATCTTAAGATAGTAATTCCTGTGCCTCAATCTCGCCGATTATTTTAGTAACCGCAATCTTGAACGGATTTCCCTTAGTCTTGTCAAACAGATGTACATCACGTACCTCGTCAACCTTGTCAGGAACATTCACCTTTCTTTTCCCTCTCTCTATGGTCTTCCAAGTGATGACTTCGCACCGTTTCACGTCATAAACGCTATCGTTGCGGTCTACATAGACCCTGAAGAAGTTCTTCTTATGCTTCACAATCTCAACTCTTTTAAAGTTTTTGATGTTAGCATGAAATTTCAAATCGCATTTTCCGTTAGGTAAGAAAATCAATTCTGCCATAATGATACTCCGCATAGTCGGAGATTCAAAGTTAAACTATGTTAATTCCAGTCTTTCGTCTGGCACTCCACCTCGTTTTAACCAATAGCTACTGTTCTTCACTACTTGAGCTAAGCTCTAAACTGGGATAAAGGTATTATTCTATATACATAAATGGTTTTCCAAATTCTTGCCTGAAAGACTCAAGCCAGCCTTCCATTTCCTCATCACTATCAAAATAGATAGACTCATCATGTCTCTCAGAGAACTCTAGAATAATATGCGGCTTCTGGTATACTATTCCATCCTTGTAGAAGGACGTTCTCTTACTAATTGATTCGAGCATCCCTTTCTCAGAGTAAGTCCCAAAGCATGGGTCTAGAAGATACCAATAATCAATATGCCTTTTCCAGAATAAAAATTTGGTATCCGCTATTCTATGCTTCCATTCTGGATGTTTTCTAGTTTTAAAAACTAGTATCCTCTTTATTAAATTTCCATTAATATATTTATCCATAATTAATCCCAATATTCTGGACAATCATCTGTCGTTAATAATCCTTTCTCGCATAGACCTCCATCATAGAATATACATGATGAGCATGAAAGATTGTCCCTGGACTCATATTCCTGAATACCTTCCTGGATATCTTTCTTAGCCTTATATCTATCTTTTCTATTCTCTTTCTTATATTCGTACTGCATCATCTTACTTCTGTAGGGAGAAGTGCAATTCTTAAGCATTTTGGCATACTTGGAATCATTAAGAAAATCCGTAATTGATTCACAAATTCTCAGTGCTCTATTTCTGAAAATAGGAACATTATACTGAACACTGGCTTTAATTCCGTTTACCGGGATATAGAACTTCCCGCAAGAGTTATAAACTTTTTTAGCTCTAGAAATCCACTTTCTTTTAGAAAGCTCTCTTCTTAATTTTCTGTCCATAGGCAAATAAATTAGTGTAGAATCTGGAGTGGGATTCGAACCCACGAAACACGGTTTTGCAGACCGTTCCCTTAGACCACTCAGGCATCCAGACATAAAGGGGAGACTAGCTCCCCAGTTTTTAAAGTACCAAAGAATCGTATCTTCCTGTACGATACAGAGATGGTTTACTGTTAGGATCTTTAATCCACCAGTAGTTAATTTCGCCACCGTCCTTAGTAACAATAACATTCAACTTCTTGTCAATAGCGATAATCTCGTCATTGTAGAAGTCGTCTCCTACCTTAAGATTGCTGAACTTGGTAGAAGAATAGATAAAGTTATACGACAGGCTGTGGAAGTTATGACGACGATACTCATAGTATTCGTTGAGGGCTTTTCTTTCCTCTATAGTACAGTTATCCTCGTCATCAACAATAGGCTTAGGTATAGGATTATTAAATCTCTCAACAGCCTTGGAGAAGTTTTCAATAGAGAACTTATTCTTGTCTTGTTCAATTTCTCCAGTGTAAGCGTAACCTCTGATACAAGAATACTCATACTCATTAGTTACTACGTTGAAGAAACTCTTAGCCTTTTTCAAACCTTCAATTCCATGAATGTTAACTTCATTAACTATAGTTTTGAGAATATCAATAGTTGATATAGTCAAAGAATCAATGAAGTCAAGTAAATCTTGACGTGCTTCTGGAACCTCCAGGGCATCGTCTAGATATTCGTTTACAACCTTCAAATCAAGATTTTCAAACTTCTTGACGTAGCGGATTCTAGACGGACGTCCTACCATATTCTCGTTGATAGACATTGCATTAGTAGTCAACAAGAATACCTTACGATACTTAGAGTTATAAACTCCATCCATAATTTGGAGGATTGTAGAATCCGACTCGCTGAAGTTCTTTTCAAACTCATCTAGGAAGAGAACACAGTCTCCCTCAATACCAGAGAGAAACTCAATCATAGATTGATTATGGTCTCCCATATCCTTTACGATAATAACAGGAAGGTTCAACTTATTAGCTAATTCTTTAGCTGTGACAGTCTTTCCAGTACCTTTTGTACCAGTAAACATGATTCCCAAGTTTCCTTCTGTGTTATTATAAGTTTTGATTACATGGTCTATGAAATCTTCCTGCAGTCCATACATCTTGTACGGAAATACGAACTTGTCTGCATACTTATCCAGGTGATAACCTGTCATTGTCAGACTAATACTGTAAATACCAACCGGAAGAGATTCCGAAACCTTGTAACCTGAGCCTACTTGGGTGTATGTAGACCCGGAACACATCCAAACTTTGTTCATTTCTTTATTTTTAATTATTATTTAATATGAATGTTTCAGAACATTCAGTTAATTAAAGTTCTCCACTGTCTTTGATAAGTTCTTTAGCCTTATCCATTCCAGCTTCGTAAGCCTCCACAACGTACTGTATAGCAGTTTTTGAATCAATCTGATTCATGGAGTTGCTATTTTCTACCAATTCTTGAATAATTTCACTTAACTCTTTCATAATCTATAATCGAATAAAAGTTGTAGGGTAGGAGGGACTCGAACCCTCACACATTTCTGTACTAGATCCTAAGTCTAGCGCGTCTACCAATTCCGCCACTACCCCAAGGTTACAATTCCCTGTCTCTTATTTTCTCAGCCATAGTACACATCTCTTGATAATACTCGACTACCTTATTGAACAATTCTTCAGGAACTATTGTACACTTTTCACTTCCCTGCCCAGGAAGCCAATAACGATTTATCATTCTCTTCTTTTCAAGACTTATTCTAGTTGTATTGCTATCTATGAAAACTTCATAGAAATCTTCTTTAACATCTTCTCTAAAGGCAGTAATATCTTTAGTTATCTTGAAATAACCAAATGATTGTCTATTGAAGTTTATTTGAAAGCATTTTCCCTCAAAACTTTTTAGAAGTTGATTATTTTCTTCTTCTTTTAGTCTCCTTCTTTCTGCTTCCTCTCTAGCAATATTATCTAAGTATTCACAATACTCTTGAAGAGAACAGCCAGGATGTTTCCTGGCATATTCTTTCATTGGACTTTCTCTTGACCACATTATTTCACTAATTTTATTTCACAACAAATATTGAGTTTGGGAATAGAAATCCACTCGCATATTCCATTGCTATCAACTGGTTTTCCTCCATTGATTGTGCAAATAGTAATATGTGGCTTAGCATTTGCACAAGGCAAGTCTGGTATAGTAACTCTAAAAGCTATTGCTTTGTTAGAGAAACCTATCCCATTTACTTCTACCATCCATGATTCATCAATCTTCTTTACAAGAGAGTCATATATCTCTTTGTCGTTTTGATTTCTGTGGAGCAGAGTACAATGGTCTAGATATAAAGTACTTCCTCTTTGAAGGACCAGATTAGCTATAATAGGATTAGCAAAAATGATTTTCATAAGCTCATTCCTATTATGTTCATTTAAAAACAATCCGAAATACTGATAATTCATAAATTCCAATTTTTAATTCTCTAGTGGACCTAGAGGGCTTTGAACCCCCGACCTCCTGATTATGAGTCAGTTGCTCTGACCTGGCTGAGCTATAGGTCCGATTTAGTCTCACTATCGTAGGACTATAAGCTCCCAACGTCCGACTGGCTACGGAAGGTTATTTACCGGTCTAATAACCTATTCTACTGTTAGTTCCTGTTCGCAGACATATTCAACCAGCAATTCATCATTACCGAATACCATAATCTGCAATACTACAATTTCTGGCCCATCCTTACTTAGTCTTGGTCTACTAGAGAATGCGTATTCTGACATAGAAGACCTAGAATGAAACCTTACGAATTTACTTCTAGGATGAGACCTCTGGATTATTCCGCTACTGGGAGTATTTAGAGATACTTTACTAGTTATCTCCCCAATATTGAAAGAAGTTACGTTAAGCATAAGCACTTATTGATTGACATTTAAATATTATAGTTTTACCGATAATATCATCAGGCTTTATGTTAAACTTAGCAAACTCCTCAACCAGCTCATTCATATCTTCTACAGAATACGTTTCTCCAATAACTCTCATATTATCTAGAGAAGTTTGGAAATTCTTTAGTAGTTCTGTAAGTAAACAGCTATTAATTATCACTTTCATTTTACTATGATTTGCTCTTCAGGTTTTAACTTAGCTGGAGCATCAGAGTGTAATTTACCACATCTTACACACCAACAAACTCCAAATGAATTTTCTCTCACTTTACATCTGCCTTTCTCACAGATTTTAACTACTTTTCTGTAATTCTCCTTATCCATAATTATATAATTTAGAAATACAGCCTTACTACCCCTATGTTCCTAGTTATTCTTTAGCTAGCTTTAGATTATTACTAGGTAATACCGCAACGGATTTATTCAGCTGACTTTACCGCCTCTTGGTATGCAAGGCTAGGTCTCCCTAGCGAAGCTGTATTTAGTTGGGCTACCAGGACTCGAACCTGGACTCTCAGAACCAAAATCTGATGTGACTACCATTACACCATAGCCCAGTTTAGCTTAACTATTCTCTCGAACCGTTAAGCCCATATTTACCATGAAAAACACACAATGCGTGGGACGAGGCAGGATCGAACTGCCGCTATCGTCCTGGATTTTCAGTCCAGCGCTCTACCTACTGAGCTATCGTCCCATGTAATTAGATACTCAAATCTAATACTTTTTTGTTCCACCAGTTAGTTAAATCTTGTAAAGAAAACTTAAATTCTTCCTCAAATTTTTCTACCGGAACAGTTTCATCTCCTAATTCTATTGCCCATCTCCAGCAAGCTTCTGTTTCAGCTACGTCAATAGGCTCTTCCATTAACCAAGTATCATCCATAAGCATATCAAGAAATGACTTATGAAGAGACTTAAAGATTTCAATTCTTTCTTCCATAACAAATTTTATTAAGCGGAGGCAGCTGGATTCGAACCAGCGGGACCCGAAGGCCCTCCGTCTTAGCAGGACGGTGGTTTAAGCCACTCACCCATACCTCCAAATTGCGAAGGGGCTTTTGTTATACTTTACTATTGAAATTGTAAAGCCCCTTCGCTGTGAATTACTTCACTTCTTCAAACTCAGTTGTTTCAGCTTTCTTCTCCTCCAACTCTTTCTTGCCGAGAACACTTTTCAGTGTATCAGCGAAAGGTATAGAGCGAAGCAAGTCGAACGCAGGATTCAAGTTCTCAGCAGTTTTAGCCATGAAGTTACCAGCGGTATTCTCGTTACCATAAACAGTAACCTGTCCAAGGTGAACGTGTTCAAACATCTGAGCAGATGCTTCAGCAATACCGGTCAATTGATCAACTGTCTTGTACTGAACCACCATTTCTGGAGTCAAGCCGGATTCAATCATCTTCTGGACTGCCAGAGCAGGAGCCATTTCAATAGCCTGAACCTTGTCAGCCTCAGCCATCAAAGACGCTCTCTTACCCTCAGCTTCAGCAAGCAGTTTCTTTCTTGTACCTTCAGCTTCGGCTTCTAGCTGCAACTTCGTAGCATTTGCTTTAGCTTCTGCTTCTTTCAGAATTTCAGCAGCCTTAGCTTCTGCTTCAAGTACAGCCTTCTGCTTAACAGCTTCTGCCTCAATCGTAATACGTTCCTTTTCTTTTTGGGCAGGAACAATTGTCTCAGCATGAAGCTTAGCTTCCATAGCCAATGCAGCTGCTTCGTTTACTTCCAGTTGCTTTTCTTGCTTAGTTTTCTCGATAGTCATTTGAGCTTCTACCTTAGAAGTTCCTGCTACCTTTTCAGCTTCAGCCTTAGCTTTCTCGGCCTCTCCCTTAGCTTTAGAGACTTCAATTGTGGCATTTTGTTCTGCCACTCCTGCAATCTTATCAGCTTCAGCTGCCTTTACACGCTTGTCTGACTCATACTTAGCAACTGCAGCTTCCTGTTCGTTAATTGCTTTTTGCGTCTCAGCTTCCTGTTTTTGCTTAGCCTGAGCAATACGAGTTTGTTTCTCTGCTTCTGCTTCTGCTTTCTTAGAGTCAGCTTCTGCTTTAGCCTTAGCTACATTAGCCTCAGCCAGTGATTCAGACTCTGCTCTGTTAGAATCGGCTTCTGCTTGAGCTTTAGCTATAGCTGAAATTTTCTCAGCTTCAGCCTTAGCTTTCTCTGATTCCGCTGCAGTATTAGCTTTAGCAATATTGGCAGCTTGCTCAGCTTTCTGATTAGCAATACCCGATTGCTTATTCTTCTCAGCTTCTGCAAGTTTGATTTCCTTCTCCTGGTTAATCTCTGCCACACGAACCTCTTGCTCTTGTCTAGTCTGAGCAACAGTAGTTTCACGCTCTTTCTCAGCGTCTGCTACAGCAATTTCACGTTGCTTGTTGGTTTCTGCAATCTGAATATCTCCTTTCTTTTTCTCTTCTGCAATGTCTGCTTGTGCCTGAGCAAGAGCTTTAGTTGCAGCTTTCTGACCTAGATTCTTGATATAGTTTGCATCATCCGAAATATCGGCATTGTTAATGTTGATAATACTGAAACCTACCTTATTCAACTCGGTCTCAATATTCTCCTTAGCTTTGCCGATAAACTTGATTCTGTCAGCGTTAATTTCCTCAATCGTCATCGTAGCCATCAAGCTTCTCACTTCACCAATGAGAATATCCTTGATTTGGTCTGAGATTTCAGAAGTTTTAGCTGTTAAGAATCTACTTGCAGCATTTTGCATTAATGTTTGAGTAGTTCCGATACCAGTGGTCAATGTTACAGGAATAGTTACCTTAATCATTTGACTGGAAACACCAGTAACATTTACTTGAATTTGGATAGGTTTCAAGGACATTTTAGCCCAGTCTTGAATTACTGGCATTACGAATGTACCTCCACCATGAATGATTTTGGACGGCAGAATAACTTCCTCCGACTTTCCAGTCTTCTCGTTAACTACCTTCTTCTTACCAGCCTTACCAAACACAACCAAGATTTCATCACTGGCACACTTACGATACCGTGACAAAAGTCCAATAAAGGTTAAGACTACTAGCAATACAATAACACCTGCTACAATAAGAGTTTCTGTTGTCATCTTTTAAAAAATTCTTTTTTAGTTAAAATAATACTTTCCATTCTCAAATTTAGAAATTACCACACGAGTACCAACCATATATCCCATTTTTGGGACTTCTGGATAGGCTACAATTTCCTCAGAACCTCCATTTACTTCAATAGTAATGAAGAAATGGTTTTCACAAGGAACTGTGATAATTCCAACCCTTCCAATCAAGGCTTCACCCTCTTCTGGAATGACTTGATGCTGGAGTTTTAAACAGAGTTTATATAAGTAGTAAAGTATAACCACGAAAAGAATACCGCACACTAATGCGATTAGATAATCATACCATTCTACAGAATGAGATATGGACTGCTTAACACAAAGCCATCCACTAGCTCCCATTATAAAATGGATTAATCCCTTAAATGAGACAATATCACTCACGTTCATATCTAGTTCTCCATCTAAGTCAACATCTAAGTCAGTGTCTCCACCAAACCAAGATAAAATGAATTGAACTAGAAAAATGCCATATGAAACGGCTGCCAAAAGATAATACACTTCACTCATCTCTTACAATATTTACAATCTGGGTCATGGACCACTCCTACAACCTTGTAGTTTCCATTTCCCTCGGTGAATTTAATGTACTGATGATTCTTGTATTTAAAGTGAACTGCAGCATCAAATGGAATAATCCCATCTCTGGTATTCCTAGTAGCTTCTAGTTCACTAGTTGGACCTGAACAACTGAACAGTAGTATAAGTCCTAACGAAATGATTGTTAACTTTTTCATAATCTAATTTATTAATTAAAATAGCATAGGATAAAGGATTCGAACCCTTACTTTCGATTTTGGAGACCGACGTGCTAACCGTTAAACACCAATCCTATATATTGCGGAAGGACAGGGATTCGAACCCTGGGGACGTGTTACCGCCCGACGGTTTTCAAGACCGTTGCAATAAACCTGACTCTGCCACCCTTCCAAAAGCTAGTCTTATGACTAGCTAAGAATCATACCAAGAAGCAATAATACACAGAATATAGCTAGAATACACCAGCCTATAGCCTGGATTGCTCCTCAGCCAAATATACAAATCATTGAAGATATAAAGAATACAGCTCCTCCTACCACACTTATCCAACCTCCAGCATCTTCATCGTTTTTGGATAGTTTTCCTCTACCAGTTAGTAGCATAAATACTGATATTCCTAATAGTATGGTGCCTACTACAATTCCGGCTATCTCCTTATAGAGGAGTTTCCACACTACGATAGTTATTGCTGTTTGTCCTAGGTTGGATTCTGCTATTCTTATGGCTGAATCTTCAACTGCTTTTAAGGTTTCATTGACTGCTACGCCAATTTCCTTACCAAGATTTGCATACTCAGAAACTTCCTTGATTTCACCCTTTATAGCCTTCTCTGTTGTTATCTTCTCAATTTGAGTTCTAGTATCACTAGGCAACTTATCATAGTCTTCTTGTGATATAGTTATCTGAGAAAAAGCTGCTACGCTCATCCAGAGCATAGCAAGCATAATTACAAGGAACTTTTTCATTAGTCAAGCCATTCAAATTCTTCACCCTTGAAATGTCTTGCAAAACAAGCATCGAACACTAGCTTTCCAAACTGGGTTGATACGTATTTGGCAATCTCTTCAGATTTGCACGCAAGCATCCCGACAAAGGAAGCGGCAGCGCCGACGCCATCGCCAGAATAGAAAGAGCCAAGACCCGCATCGCGGCCATAATCCGCGCCGCCGCCCACCAGCGCGAATTTCTCGCCCTGATAACGGAAGTGTCCAATGACCTCTGCATCCTTTGGCACAGACTTCATTCTGAAGAAGCGAACCCAAGGATACCATACAGTTCCAGTCAGCAGATTGAACTTGTGCTTTTCGTTCAGCGCATCCAGAATTGTTTGCAACTTAGCTAGAGCCTTTACAGATTCAGTGTAATGGATTTCACTATTAAATAAGTACCCAAGATAGTCTCTAGCGTCCTCATAGGTCTTTATTCGTCCCATAATATTCTCTGGAACAATTTCAACATTACCTGTTTTAGCATTGTAGATAGGCTTATAGCCATCTGGGCATTCAATTTCGATAGTTCTTTTCATTTGTTATAATATTTAATAAAACATGATTAGGGTGTTATAGCGGACTCGAACCGCTGACCTCTACAGCCACAATGTAGCGTTCTGCCAACTGAACTAATAACACCATCAAATTATTTAAGTAATGGCGATAACTTTTTACCAAGAATCTTTACCGCCTTCTGCGCATCAGCCACAGTTTTGAAATAAACAACACCTGGATATTTTACGTTTTGATGCATAACGACGTACACTCCTTTTATATCAGTTTCCGTCTTTCCAGATAGAGAAGAACCTTTTCCAAGAAAATAGCCAGTATTACCTTCTGTTTTGATCCATCCTTTATTTAGATAGTTAGCAACTATTTGTAAACTAGCTAGAGAACTGAGTTGTTCTGTCATGCTTGGAGGACATACTAATGTATTCCAAAAACCATAATCTTCTTCAGACTCTACTATCTCTTTAAAGGAAGGAATTAGCATTTCCTCACTAAATGCAGTAAGAGCTAATTTCTTCAAGTCTTCATTACCGCTTTCATACCATTCGCGTGCCTGCTCTAAAGTTACCTCAAGATAGGCTTTTGTCTTAATTCTATTCATTTTTGTTTATTAGTTTTTAATGGACACCAATCTGGAATTAATACCCTTTCGTAAGGTCTTAACATTCCTTCAATTAGTTTATTCTCAGACTCCTTACAGAGCGCTTTCTCGTCGTCATCATTGAACCAGTCATTAGGATCTGGGTCAGGAACAATTAAGCAGTGCGGACATTCTCTACACTGCTTAATTTCTTTTTGAAATACTACACTAGTACCAGATTTCTGGTAAGTATCCTTCTCCGTACTCATAATTTGTCATTTTGTAATTTCTTTAAATTCGTTTATAACTGTTTTTATAAATGGTTTAATATCAAATAATAGTATTACAATAACAAATATAGTATTTATTACTGGTAATGCCATTATTGCGAGTCTTCTAACTGTAACAAATCGTTCATTTACTGCCATATAAAGGCCAACTATGTACGTGCTTATTACGTATATAAATGCTGAATATACAAATATCATCATAATATATTGAAATTAGTGTGGGATTGGGAGGACTCGAACCTCCAGTCTCAAAAGAGAGCAGATTTACAGTCTGCGCGGCTACCAATTACCGGTTACAATCCCGAATCGACCTAGTAGAGAACCCTGGTTTCCTCATTTAAATATGACTAACCTATATGCAGTGGGTATACATATTTCTAAAATCCATATCCTAGGTCTCGCTAATAGGGTTTTATTCATAGATAGATTGATAATAATCTATCCAATAGTCTGCCTGCATATCTTCGAAGATTTCTTTGAGTTCTTCATCAGATAGCCCTTCATATTTGTCTTCCATTATATCTTTCTCCTATTAAATAGTCTAAAATATTCGTCAGAATATACGCTGCATAAGTCCTTATACTTTTTTGGCATAGGATAATCAAAGTCATCAAATGCAGACTCTTTAATAAATCCATCATGTAGAGCCATATTTGCTGTGGTAACAGCAATATTACAATTACGCTCCTTTCCCCAGTCAACAATGTTACTCATAACACTATTAAAGTATTCTGTATCATTATCTACTTGGAGATAGATTTCCACTCTGCAAATTGCAGGATTTTTGAATCCTTGTCTACCTTGTCTAAGAGTTATCTTAGATACGAAATTCAAGTCTAGCAAATCTGCTATTCTATCCTTAGCTACAATTCTAGAAATTCTTATCATCTTTTGGTAAGTTATTTTACATAATTGTGGGATAGGTAGGATTCGAACCTACTAAGCCTAAAGGCAACGGATTTACAGTCCGTCCCAACTCTCCATCGTTGGCGCTATCCCATAAAGCAATTAACAGATTTGTTCTAATTAACATAGCTACTACAATTCTTCCTCTTGGCACCCCAAGTCCTCTAGTAGCTAATAGCCGCACTAGTGCGTGGTAACAATTTTAAGGGAACTCACCTCTGTTAATCGGAGTAATCAGGGATTCATCTAAAAGGCACCCTACAGTCCTAATTGCTGTACTAATAGTGAATGTTGATTACTTCTTGTCTGGATAGCAGGACTCGAACCTGCGGTCTCTACATCCCAAATGTAGCATCTTACCAACTCGACTATACCCAGATGCAAACACGTGTTTCACAACAAATGTTTACTAGCGGAATAAAAGAAAAAGACTTCCCTATTAATAGGGAATTATTTCTCTATCTTAGAGAAAGTATAATTTAATCTTTCTATAGATATGATGCAATCTTTTGCAAAGTTTATACCTTTTGTCTAATTATTAGCTGGAGGTTCCTCCCTAATAGTAATAGAATTTCTATTAGCAACATCACATTCTGGAAATATATAGATGTTATGAAGGTCGCAACATATCATAATATCTATTTCATCCTCGTTGTATTTGTGAACGGTCCCTTTGTTATAATTATTACTTGTTAAACTAAAGTTCAACGAGTTATTTACAGTTTTACTCGCAGTAGTTTTCACCTAAGTTCTGTAAAACTTGTTATTATAATATATAACAAAATCAAATGGTAGATTGTCAGACATTGGTAATAAAATATCTAATCCATATTTTGATAATTCACCAATGGCTATACGCTCTCCTATTTCTCCGAGCTACTTTTTGTTTCTTAATTCGTCTACATTTATCATAGCTTAATTATTTAAAGTTGGTTCTCCCTAAGAGAGTCGAACTCTTGTCTTTCGATTAAAAGTCGAAAGCTCTACCGTTGAGCTAAGGGAGAATAATAGTCTTTCCTTCCAGATTCGAACTGGAATTATCTGTTTAGAAGACAGAGGTTCTATCCATTGAACTAAGGAAAGGATAACTAAGAGTTTGCCTACTATTATATAGTATAATCTAGATTTCTCTTAGTTAAGAATTGTTAAATCTTCTCTTCAGAGATTAGTGCGTTCCCACAAGTAATTCGGTCAGAATCTTCCTCCTTAGATGGAACAAATACGATAACATCCCAACCTTCTTCAAGTAAAGGCTGTTCAAATTGACGATAAACATTATAATCAGAGTAGCCAGTTACTTCAAAACCATTCTCAACTGCGGATGCAGTTTCATGAATAGGGGTTATTTTCACAATAAACTTCTCTTTATCGAAAAGTCTAGATAACTCCTTTGCATCCAGAATAGTCTGTGCAGTAACTGGGAAATTCAACGTATACTTTCTACCTTTCGGCATAGGTAAACGACTAGCCATTTCAGAAATAGTAGCTAATGAATGACTTTTGTTGTCAAATAACTCTCTTCTCTGTTCGTCATTAGTAGAATTTATTGAGAATTGAAGACCTGCCTCACCTCCATAGAAATCATTCTTGATTCCACACCAAGTTTGTATGAAGTTCTCTAGTTTTCTATTAGCTCTAGGAAGCATAGTAGAAACTACTGGATGGACAGTCTTAGCTATCAATCCACAACTCTTTACTACTTCTTTTAGAACAATCCCAAATGCTAGCACATTATCGTTCCAAGTTGGCTCTCCCATTCTTGCGAAATGCACATTGAATCTGTCAGTATTCCTAACAGTCTCATTCTTGATAATGTTTCTTATTTGCCATTCCATCTCTTCAATAGAAACGTTTCCATGGAATCCAAATTTCGGAACATCACAGAATTTGCATTCCATTGGACATCCTTTCTGAGTGGAAATAGTTGCAACCCACTTCTTACTAAGGTCAACTTCAGTATTAGCTACTCCGTTAATCTCCTTAGTTAATCCTAGGAAATTAGCTTTGATATTGTTCTCTTTTCCATAGTCTCCTACGGTTAGAAATTCAAGTTTATGTTCTGTATCAACATAAATCTTTCCTGTGTGAGTAAGTATTGTCTTCATTGTTCTTCAATTGCCTTCCAAATGATAATTAATATTATGAATACTACTATATAGGTCATGGTACAATCCTCCAATCCAATCTATTCATCACTATTCTGAATTTGTTAGCTTCTGACCAGCTACGGAAAGACCTAACGATCTTCCCGTAACTGTCCAACAGATAATATTTCATACTTAACTAGCTCTCCATTAATATGAATTGTACAAAGGATTATATTGCCTACAATAATCATAGTTTCCACCATAATTATCTCACCGTTTATTTCGGTGATTCTTCTCATTATTGCCATAAACTAAATACTTTTTTTGTTAGTGGATAGTTTCCTCTCCACTTTGTTGCATACTTAAATACACGAGAATCGCCTGTACGACGCCAACTAGATCGAAATAGCGGGAATAAAATCGCCATAACGACAAGTCCAAATACTAGAACAATGAAAGTTAAACCTTTCAGTATATGTTCTAATAACCAAACGGGTAAAGTAATGCCCCATCTAACAATTGCTAATAAATCTTCCATATTAGTTCTCAACTATCAGAGTGTTATGGATTCTCAATTCCTCTTCCGAAATCGGAATTAATTCTCCAAATACTCTTATGTATTTTTGTTCTTTGATTACTAATGATGTGGTAATTTCAGTGATTACCTCGATGTTAGCATTGTGCCATCTCTTTAAATACTGAGAATGTATTCTTCTAGACAATTCGTAGTTGTCTGAAGATGCTATTCTCGCAGCTTTGAATCTTTTTCTCATGGTTTTCTTTTTAATTCGTTAAATCTTTTTCTTGCTAATTTTCCATTCACAAATGTTTCTGTAACTGTTCTGATGCCTTCTATGTGAATGGTATACTCGAAGGCGTGGGTTCCAGTGAGAGTTATCACTCTTCCCCATGAATCTGTAAATCTTGCGCGAACAGTTGAATCGCAATGTAATCTTAGGTAGTTTCGTCTTAATTTTCAAAGACTCATCAGAGGATTTTATCTCCAGCAATGCTTTTCAAGCATCTTTTGAAAGATAGGAATATCAGAAACAGATGCGAAAAGTAACATACAAGACCTTACTTTAATTACATCGTTTCCAAATATCTCGTAAACAGTTTTCTCGTTATTATAGACCGCTTCTGTGATTTCAACTAACCTATCTCTCAATATAGGATGGTTGATATATTCAATAGCTTCATCACGTCCACTTATTCCATAATAACGAGACTTTTCACTCGTGCCAAGCCCTCTCATTTGAGGAAAGATAAACCAAATCCAATGTGTTTTCTTCTTCCCCGCTTTGACTTCTTCCAAGGCAGTTTGATAAGTATTCCACTTATCTTGTGCTTCAATGAATCTGTCAAGTCCAAGATACATTTTGCGAGCAAGTTGTCTTGTTTCTTCTAGAGGAAGTCCACTCTGATCTAATTGAGAGTGAGGCATAGCCAGTTGGCACCACTCTTTGAATGTAAATTTATTCATCTTTATTTAAATGTTTATAACCTAGCATTCCCATCATGGTAAGAGATAAGAATGGATTATATAGCTTTTTGGGACTAACATCATACATTCCAGATCCTCCAAATACAGATTTTACAGGAATATCTGGACCTACTATAGTAAATACTCCTTTTATAGGGTCAGAATTAAGAACCTATGTTGCATAATCGTCTGTAAGAACACCTTCAGACATATTTACAGAACGTGCTCTATCCTTGCTTAAATAAGCACCTATTGGACCTCCTGCCCAATTATTAGAAGATGGATTAGCTTTCTGCCTTTTTATAAGCCTAATCTAGTCATCCCAGTTGGGATTAATTATAGAAGGTTTAACTGGTAGTCCCCAGATTGCAAAGTCTCCGTAAGCTTTTGCTCCTCTGGGATTAGAACTGAACCATTTCTCATAATTCTGGTTATTTTTTCCGGTTTCAAAACTATGTTTATCCTTAATTCCAGACCTCATTGTGATACCATTATATAAAAGATTCTTACCTTGAGGAGAGTTTGCCTAGATATAATACATAGTTTCTATGTTGCTTAGATTCTTCCTTCCATTAGCAGTATATCTTCCACTAGGCTATCTTATCAGCTTACCAGACTTAATTAGTTCATTATAAGTTTGAACAAACTAGGGAAAAGCTTTTTTGGTGAATAAGTCTATTTCCTCTTGTGACATCTTATGTCCTGAAGCTAGTGATTGCCAATTTTCTAAAGAATAATCAAGTCCCGTTCGAAGTCTAAACTTTTCTGCTTCTTCGTTATGTTCTTTGATTACTTTCTTTTGTTGATTAGATCTGGCTTTAGCCTTAGACTTATTTTCCTCAATTCTTTTTTCTACGGCTTGAGTCTGTTTGTAAGATGATAAGCTTTGAAGTTTTCCTTCTTTATTCCTAATGTATTCAACTCCCTATGGGTCAAATATTCTTCCCTTCGTTTCTCGCCAACCTTTCTTTATTAAAACGTTTGAAAGTTTCTTTATTTGCCCTCCTGTGATTCCTGGAATAATTAAGCCTGTAGCTGCTAAACCCATACTTATATAATCTTTATCTTTTGCGGCATGAATAAAATCATGTGCGTCCTATGCTTCTCCAACTCCAGGAATAAATCCTGCTAGGAAGTCTAGTATAGGATTTTTGTCTCTAAATTCTTTTACTTTGTCTTCCATAAATATTTAATTTTTATTTATAGAATACTACACATTTGTTTGCTAAATAGCAAGTATTTTACACTACGTAGGTAGACTATTCTACCTACCGCTCTCCGCCTAAAGCCTATTTATACTCGCGAAGTCGAGTTAGAATGTTTTGTATCCGTACTTTTGCAAAACTGATCTTAAATCACTTAGCGATTTCCTTCCAACACCAGGCATTTTCATGAAATCACGCCAAGAATAGTTTTCCATGAAAATGTTGAGAGAGATATAAACTTGATCATCCAACATAGCTCTAATACGGCTAGCTGTCCTAGGTTGCATTTCTGGAAGAATACTCGCCAGTGTAATGTTTCTATTTTTCCTTTCAAGTGCTGTAATCTCTGGATAAATACCTAAAGACCATAATATGGAACAAAGTAAATCAGCCTCTCTATCAGAGAGAACTTTTGTTGTTTCTAGAATTTTTATCTCTTTCATATATAACTAGTATTGCATTTTACACCTAAAACTTTATGAGCAGCAACTCACATCTATTAGATAGTTTGCGCGCGTTTTATAATAAAGAAACTGGTGCCCTCAATGTCTTGGGAAGTTATTGAGTTTTTTAAATGTCAGTCTTCCAACCTGACCGTGTAGTGATACTTAGTAGGATAAACACTAAGCGGAACTACCTTGAACTGCCTGACCTCTCTTCTTTAGTTCCCACATGTTTCTGCGTTCAATCTTCATGTGCAATCTTTTGCTCACAGTAACTTGTGAGCGTTTGCCAGTCTTTACAGCGATAGGCGTTCTGTATATTGTCTAAAACTCAAGCATTAAATATTCCCATATATCTCGTTGCTCAGAAAAATATTTTAGAGGCATTAGCTGTCCTTCTGGCTCAATGTATAAACCATCAACTTTAAAAGGACAATTAATAGAATGGAAATATTTTGCAAATTCTAGAACTTCTTCAAAGTTATGACATTCAAAACCACAACTTGCTGAGGAATATCTCAATTCATCTGGAATAATATATCTCTTTTTCATCTTCTTAGTTTTAATTAGTTATACCATTATATACAAAGTATATTTCGTCCTAGTCTCATCAGATGGTATTTTATACTCTCCTAAGCTGAGTTTTAAAAATATCCCCACCGCTGTGGGGATAAAAAATGAACACTATCAAAAGACCTTCCTGTGCCACTCTCCTTTGAATTGTTTCACAACAATTACATAGTCTCTGGGCGTACCCATTATAGTCCTTAACAGCAAATAGAGCCTACAAGTAGCTGTAGTCCTCAAATACTAAGTTCCCCACTCCAGGTTTGAACCAGAATCTCCTTCTTTAGAGGAAGGCGCAATGCATTATACTAATGGGGAAAACTCTATCTTGGCAACTAGTATAAGATAGAGAGTTATTCAACTACTTAATTCTCAGTTTCCTATACTGAAAATCAAATAGCTACGTTACTAACGTTCACTAAGAATATAGGTAGCTAATCCATATTCTTGCGACTGAGTTCGAGGTAGGAAATATACCCTTATGAGGTATCCTCTTATCAGCTAGCCTTATTAATCTAGCGGCTTATACCAGGCAACTTCTAATACAATTGCATAACATATAAAAATATGACATACATGGTCTACTGGTATGTCAGCAGTACTTTCATATATTGCTATAAGTGACCAATCTTATAGCTCAATCCTCCTTACTCATGAGATAAGTTTGCGAACTCTCATTTTCATTAATAGCAGTTATTTTCGGATATTGGGCTATCTGCGTAACCCCGCTTTTTGTTGCCTTTTTATAGGCTAATGTTAGAGTAAATAATCATTGTAGTATGAGTTATAAAACTCGTCCTACTGGCGATTTTTTGAAAACTGGAAAAAGTAGGAAAATCTGCCTTTGAGTTTGTGGAACATTCTTCTCCTTACTTGCCCATATTTTCTTTTGTGAAACTGAATTTTCAAAAGAAATGATAGTCTTTCCTATCAGCCAGACATAAAAACTAAAACTACTACAAAAGTTAACTCGGTTTTGATTTTTTTTTGTTTTGTTGTTGATTTCTCCGTTGACCAATGTTCCAATGATGGAGTTCATATGGGCATTTTATTTATACTCGTAATACCTTAGAGTTGCACGTTTGACTTATTTATACACGAGAGAGTCGTGTTAATCTACAAAGACAATTCTTATTACTTTTGGAATGTCTTCTTCTGACTTTTGATAAGTCATAACCCATGCTTCTGAAGTTTTGCAATAAACTCTATCAGCTTTGAGATTTAACTTTTCTCCAGTCTTTGGGTCATAGATTATTCCCCAGCTATACAAACACTTTTTCGTTCTGAACTTTTTTCTCGTGTCCATAACTACAAAGATTATTTGTATATAAAAGAAAGGGGATTTCTCCCCAATCTTTTACTCGTAATCCTCAACCTCAAGTTTGTAAGTTCTCTTGGTGTAAGCCGGAACTCCTCCGTGTGCTTCGATGTCCTCAGAGGTAATGCTCTTTACCACAAATGTTACTTTATGGTCAATGCACCAAACAAGGAAATTTGCATTTTCCAAAGGAGTAGAACCAATAGCAGGAGCTTCGTCGTCGATAGTTACGCCAGCGAAGTGTTTAGCTCCAATTGATGCACCGCTGTCAGTTGTGAAAGTGATGGGCACAAATCTTGCTTGTCCTTCTCTTTGTGTATTGTTTGTCAATTCCATTTTGTTCATAGCAACAATCTGGAACTTATCGCCCTTCTTCAAGCCGACAACAACTGAACGTTCATTACCTTCCAAACCTAATGAGTTTACCACTGATTTAGCACGTTCTTCTACGCTGAGATTACTGTTCTTTAATTCTTCGAGTGTCATAATACTAAAAATTTTTAATTTGTTAATACTGTGAGTTACTTTTGTTTTTGTTTTAGTTTTATATCAATATACAGGGGGGGGACTAAAGGGGTTGTGGACCGCCATAACAGTCTCTCATATAATTTTCGGAATCTAGGTAATTTTCACCTGTATATAAATTCCGAATTTATTAAACCCCCAGGGGGCTATTTATATAAAGTACCTGTACCCATTTGCGGATAACTAAATGAAATATGTATAATATTAGAATTAGAATTTTTTAACTTTGTATTTAACTTTTCAGAAGGTATTGTTGTATATAACTAAAAAAGAGACAATTATGATTACAGACTTAGAAACATTACTAAATTAGGACGAGTTTAAGAATCTCGTTGATGCAATTAATAAGAACTAGGAGTATTATCTATCAAGTAATGGTCTAACCATTAAAGCGGAATCTACAGATGATTCTTTATTCTTATTAATATCTTATGAGAGATAGAAAGAGGAAAGCTGTCTAGCTAATGAAGAAGTGGGCAAATTCCAGAAATACTTAGAATCTTTAGATGATGATTTATTTATAGATGTCTGCGAATATCTAGGGGAATCCGAACTGAATAAAATTCAAGAATGTTTGGAAAGTGGAAAATTGGAATCAGTAAGAGCTGGAATTACTAAATTCAGAATGGCATTATCTAATGTGGTAACTATGAAAATAGAACAACTGAAAGCATATGTATGAACAAATAGCTCAAATAAGAATACTTCTTGCTAATGTAAATGCAACCATGTAGGCTTTATTTCACGAAAACGAACAGCTAAGGAAAGAACTAGAGAAATTGGCAGCGGAGAATAAATCTCTAAAAGAGAAATAAATACTGCCCTATGGTGTAATGGTCAGCACAGATGACTCTAAATCATTTAGTCTGGGTTCGAATCCTAGTAGGGCAACGCCAAAATTAATAGTTATGATAAAGTTAAATGAGAATTATGCTGTAACTCCAACAGGAGCTAAGACCCTTATTATTGAAGAGGGAGATGATTGGAATAAAGTTTGCGATAAGGTAGTTGGATGTAGATTTGATTACATATTTGTACCTCAAGAATTTGAGAATCAAGTCTGCTACTTTCTTCCACAAATAAGTATTCAAGGAAAGCAGATAGGTAAGATATGTACTTATAAAGTAGTGAAATGGAACAGTGTGCAGTCGTATTGAATGGTAATGATGTTGTCAAAGTTTCTAATTTAAAAAGAAAGTATGACAAAATAATGAGTAATCCCAATATGAAAATATTGGAAGAATGTGATAAGGAAATGCTAGATGAGAAATACAACTACTGGAATAGAACATTAAATAGAAATATAGAAGAGGAGAAAAATGAGGAAGCAAAACTTCATCATTTTAGGAATCCAAAAACAGGTTGCACTATAGCAAGTATCTATCCAGATTTAGAGGAATGTAAATCATATATAAAAGACTGGATGGATTATGTTAAACTTGACTGATAAATACAATGAACTAACTAAGCCAAATTTAAAAGAGTTATCTGAAACTATACTCCTAGCAGCAGAATCTTTAATTGAGATTGTTGCAGAAGAAGGAAAACAAAATGAACAATGGTTTCTAGATTACCTAGATGAATTAAATAGACTAAGTGTAATATACTAAAATATATGGATAAAGAATTTAAATTTGAAGTCTTTATTAATGGTCAACTAATAAATATGATAAAAGCCGGATATTTAGAAAGTGCACTTAGAAGTGTTCCGGAGAATAAATCATTACTGATTGATATATGGAATATAGTTGACAATTCAGTTAGAAATCTAATTAAAAATGGACTATATAAAGACACTACACTAGAAAAAGCAATAATTGATAATACATTTGAGGGATATGATAGACTTTAAAAAGACATTGACAAACTTACATAATGAATTTCCAGAATTTGACTTGGATACATTATTTAAAATAGTAGATGCTATAGTAGAAACTTCTACTCCTACAATAACCATCCCAAGTGGTATTAGATAGCCATCAGATAAACCTTGGTGGGAGGATGGCATAAATAGAATCACTTGTACTTATGATACAAAGTATAATGTTAAATAATAATAGGCGAACCTAATCTCTAGGCTCGCCTATTTTGTTATATAATATAGTACCAATCAGTTCTCTCCATAACTCCTTTTTCTCTAAGCTATTTATTATCTAAATGATAATCTCCGTTTCTGAAATTCAATTCCTTTTTAGAATAATCCCAATAAAAATATCCTCTCCATCCAGGAAGTAAGAGAGTGCGACCTGTTGCCGCATAAAGAGTTGCTCTATTATAGTCCATATTACTTATTAAATATAAATAGTAAATAAAGATATATCTTAAGTATAAATTCTTTAATTAATTTAACTACAGCGTTCATTGCTTTCTTGTTTTAATTAATCCATAATTTCCTTTCTTTAATCTAGTAGTAGGAATCCATCCATTATCTAGAATAGATCTATGTCCACTTGGTTTATGTATCTTAGCTCCATCTTCGTGTTTCCATTTAGCCGCGTTTCTAGCAAAGTTAGCACGCTTCTTCTGAAGAGGAGTAGCATTAGGATTGTTTAGTACAGATTTAGCATGTTCCTGTACAGACTATCCTGAAGCCTTAGCAGAGGCAGTAAATTTGCCTTTGTTTTTCTCTTTAATATGGATGCCTGACCCATTTTTAAAAATTGGACATCCAAATGTTACCATTTTTGTCATATTAGACATTTTTAATATAATGTATTATTTATTGATTTGTATCTTACAAAGAATATTAATATACTTGAAAAGTATCAAATAAATATAGATAAATGTGATAAATGATTAAATGAATTATGACTAATGGACAAAAGTAAAATTACAAAACAAAATGGGAACATAGCTTTTGAGGAAGAAGCTCATATTTATTATGATGTTACAAAGCCAGAACAGAAGTTTATATCTGTAACGACTTTAATTCATTCTTTCACCCAACCATTTGATAAGGAGTTCTGGTCAGCATATAAAGCACTAGAGAAACTCTTACCTAAAGAAGATTGGGCTATAGAAAAAAAGTCTTTGTTAAACACTAAGAAATTTGATAAAGTTCTACTTGAACTTCATAACATTACAGAAGACGAGTTTAATAAAGAGCAACAAGCTATCTTAGATGCTTGGGATTTAGAGAATAGAAACTCATGCGAGAGGGGAACTAAAATCCATGCAGATTTGGAAAACTCTTTCTATAAAAAGAAACAGAACATAGACCTTAGTAAATATCAAATAGGTGGCAAGTTCGAGTGTATAAAAGACCACAATGAATTAGACTTAGAGAATGGTGTATATCCTGAGTATTTAATATCTAGAGTATCGGATGATGGAAAGCTAAGAATAGCAGGACAGATTGACTTATTAGTTAAAAGAGGAAATAAGATAATTATAGGAGACTGGAAGACCAATAAGAAAATAGAAACTAAGAGTTTCTTCAATTCTAAAACTAAAACTTCTGTTAAGATGAAATATCCTCTAAATAATTTAGATGATGTTAATTACTGGCACTATACTTTACAATTAAGTACTTATGCTTGGATGATTCAAAAGAAAAATCCAGAGTTTGAAATAGAGGATTTGGTTTTGGTACATTTCGACCATAATGATAATATGACAGTATATCATTTGCCATATCTAAAAGATGAGGTTATAAAAATGCTAGCCTTCTATAAGAAGGAATCTATATTGGCAGAAAATAAAAGAAAACGTCAACGTATTGAATATTAATTATGACACTAGAGGAAATAGAAGAAAGATTTGAGATATGTAGACGCTGTCCAATATGTGACCAAGATAATGGATTATGTAATGGGCATTTGTATCTAAATCCAAAGAATAATGATATAAGTATAAGCCCTAAAGAAGGGTATATAAAGGGATGTGGATGTTTACTAGAGAAGAAGATTCCAAACGAAAAGAAACATTGTCCAGCAGGGAAATGGTAATTTATGGAACTCCTATATTATATAAACTAGATAAGCATTATATACTTACTGTCCAAAATATAAATAGGGAAACAAAGGAGGAAAAAGATATGATATGGAAGTGGATTAAAGCAATATTTACTAAACCTTTGACAATATTGAAAAGTATATATTTCAATATATTCGGAATAAATCAAGATTTGGCAACCAAAAGATTAAAAATTTGTGACGCTTGTTCCCATAAATTACAAACATCTGTTGGGGAAGTGTGCGATGAATGTGGTTGTATATTAGAGAATAAAACAAGAATTGAAGATGAACATTGTGATTTATGTAAATGGTAAAATGGATTATGGAAACTTTAAGAACAGAATTAAACAGTAACGAAAAACTAGCACTATCATTAACTGGAATGGAAGGTACGGGAGAACATTTTATTTTAAATGGAGAAGCTGCAGACCAAACATTATTAAGAGAAAAACAAGAGAAGTTTAATACCGCAGTAGATGAGTTAGAGGATAAATTCTCCAAACATAATCAGGCACTAGAGGATTACGCTAAGTCATTATCTAACGATATGAATGGACTTGAAATTATGCCGATGTATGGGTATGCATTAATTAAACCTTTTGAACGAAACCCATTCCAAAAAATAAAAACTACTAAAAGTGGTCTTATTACTGATTTAGGTGGATTTACTCCTACTTATAAATCTAATGAGACTGGAGAAATTGAAGAAGAACAACAATTTATTAAAGTAGGAACTGTGATAGAAGTAGGACACAAGTGTGAGTTCTTGAAGCCTGGAGATATTGTATTTTATACAATAGCTAGCGAATGTATGGTTCCATTCTATAAACTAGGATTTGTAGTAGTTAATGAGAATAGAATCATGGCTGTAGTTAATGAGAAACTAACTGAAAGAAGAGACGAATTGAAGCATGGAAACAATTGATGAAAAAGTTTATTTTAAGCCTGGGGATTGTGTTACTTTACGGTAGTGTAAAGTAATGCACTCTCCAGTTATGCTTGTTCTAAGAAGAGAAGCAGCTTTATTTAAAGATAACCAAGGATTACGAGGACTAAGATGTAGATGGTTTACTGATTCTGGATTAATGCAGGAAGCAGTATTTAATACAAAAGACTTAATTAAAGTAGAAGAATAATGGCGAAAATACAATTTGATCCAGAGTTAATGTAGCATATCAAGACTATATATGGAGACGCAGAGTTAGACGGAAGAACTTTACAACAGTTGCATTAGACTTGGCAAAGTAATCCGAACTCTATTAGAAATACTGCATAGTAGAAGAAAAGAAGTGCTGTGCCAGCTATACAACAAAAACCTATATTAGGATTAAAGCCGTCTACTCCTACTATTCCTAAGAAAATAAATGCACCTTAGCAACAAATTCAAAACGACGACTTAAGAGGAGTCTAGGGGTTTGGTGCAGCATTTAGAGAAGCCAGAAAGAGAGGACTAACTCAATTCAAATGGGGGAAAGGAGTGTATGGAACATAGTTAGCTAATGGAAAGAAAGCAACAGTAGAGGTAGGAACTCCAGTAATGAATAATCCCTATGTTACATATAGTCAAGACGGAAAAAGAGCTACTACGTACCAAAATCAAGTAGACTAGGAAACTGGAGAGCATACTGGAACTATCCAAGAACAATGGATAAAGCCGCCTACAACTAATATGTATGGGCAGAAACTAACTCCAGAATAGCTCAAAAATTAGAGAAGTTGGGAACATATACCAAAGGCAACTGCTAGATAGCAACGAGTTAAATATCAACAAGGAGGAGCAATGGCTAATTAGGAAGAATTACAAAAAGCATTTATGGCATACTTAATACAGGATGCCGCAGCACAAGGAATACAATTACAATCTGAGTAGGATTTAGAACAATATGCTCAGCAATTAGGAGAAGATGGAATCAAAGCCAAGTATCAAGAATTTATGTAGAAGATGCAAGGCGGAGTTATGGCTAGACTTGGAGCTAAACTAGAATACTATAAAAAATTAAAAGGAGTATGCCCAGAAGGAGAGGAACTTGTTTATTTTAAACAGGGAGGAAGAATCTGCAAAGCTTGCCAAAAAGCATAGAAAGGAACTAAGGTTACTAAGAAAGCTAATGAAGTTGACAAGTTCAAAGCTGGAAGAGCTTAGTATAAAAAGGATATGAAATCTGCAAAGGATGAAGCGTCCAGAGATTCCGTATCAATTAATAAATATAATGACCAGGAGGTTATGGCGAACAGGGGACACAAGGGAAATTTCAAAAATGGAAAATGGGTTCCAGATAGAACAAAGTATGCTAAGAAGGATGCTTGTGGTTCTAAAATGAAAGTAAGTAAATGCGGTTCTAAAATGAAATAAAAAGATTAAAGATGTTAATGTTAATGATTGATGAGTATGAATGTATTTAATTATAACACTTTAACTAAATAGTTAGAGATAAATGAACCAGAGCTTCTTCTAGTTAAAGAGTTTAAGGCTTTGATACAGAGAGATAAATCTGTTGACAAGGAACGAGTAACTAGAGAATTGTCTTACATTTATCTAGCTATTGATTGGAAGAGTCCTTATAGCCAATATTCAGAACATGAAAGACATGATGAAGCTATTAGTGACTCTGGACTATCTGAATCCGAATTTAATGACCCGTTATTCAGGGAAGCCTGTAGAAAATACCGAGCATTGTAGGATTCTAACAAATCAATAAAACTTCTAGAAGCAGCTAAAAGAGCAGCTGACTAGTTTATTGATTATTTTGATACTATAGTAGATTTAAATGAACGTGATAATAATGGCAAACCCGTCTTTCAAGCTGAAAAGGTAATGAAAGAAATGGCTACTCTTCATAAAGTTCATGAAGAATTAGTAACACTAGAAGAGCAGGTTAAGAAAGAGCTTACAGAACAATCTACTGTAAGAGGTGGAGCTACAGACGGCTTTGACCCAGGAGACTTTTAATTATGCCTAGAAAGAAAAAAATATTACCTGAAGAAATCTAGAATATAGTAGATTAGGTAAGAGAGAAAGAACAAAAAGAGGATGCCAAAGAAGCTAGAGAACTAGTATAGAAGATAAGAGAAGAAAGGGACAAAAATGCTGATTATTGGGATGTAAAAAGAGGAGATAAGATAGAAGTATTTGACCCTACTTTATCTTATGAAATAACTGGATATAGACCAATAGATGAGACACATGGTCTTGACTTCGACCCAGACTGGTTTACTGAGACTAGAGAAGTATATAGAAAAACTGGAAAGTATTGTCCATATCTAAAAGATAGTAAGAGATATAATGAGTTTTGGAAGGAATAGTATAGAAGATGTAAATATGGAATGACTGTTAATGGTTATACAATTACTGGAGATAACTATTTCTTCCTAAACTTCTACTAGCTTCCTATTATTGATGATAACAAAGCATCTGGAGAAGGAACAAGTAGTGACTTTCCTATATTTTTCGCATCTCATTATATGTTCTTTCATTATCTGTAGATGGCTAGAGTCCTGCATAAACACGCAGCTCTAATGAAAGCTCGTTCTATTGGATTCTCTGAAATAAATGCATCCTTATCTGCAAGAATGTATTCAGTAATCAGAAGAAGCAGAGTAATGATTACTTGTTTTAATGATACCTTCCTTAAAGGTACTTTTAGTAAGTTTGATAATGCTTTAACATTCTTGAATACTTGTACAGGAGGGGGATTCTTCAAACTACGTTTGATTGACCAAGACTTAAGAAAAAAGTCTGGTAAACAGATTAAGGTAAACGGACAGTTTGAGGATGTTGGATTTAAATCAGAAGTAGTTGGAATAAATGGAGCTAAGGCATCTAATATTCGTGGAGACCGTGTTGACTTATTAATATATGATGAAGCAGGGTCTTGGCCTGGACTAGATACTGCTGTAGTGCAGGGGCAAGAGCTTTGTGAAGTTCAGGGTAAACCTCGTGGAACAATGTTATTTGGAGGTACTGGTGGTGATATGGGTGCTCCATTAGCAGGTCTTAAGAAGATATATTACAATCCAAAAGCTTACAAAGTTCTTCCATTTAGACATAATTATACATAGGATGGAACTACTATTGAAAGTGGATTCTTCATTCCGTATTTTGTCTAGTCCCTAAATTCAGAATACATGGACCATAGGGGTGTATGTAATACAGTAGAATATAAGAAGTATCTATAGGAAGAGCGTGATAACTTATTAGCGGTTCCAGATGACTATCTAAAGAAGTGTGCAGAACGATGTTGGAATGCAGAAGAAGCATTTAATCTTGAAGGTGTCAACAAGTTTAACAAGATTCTTATTGCGGACCAATTAGCTAATATAAGACTTAAGAAAATAGGACCAAGACCAGAATCTGGATACATAGACTACTTCTATAAAAACAATAAACACACCTAGGATAATATAGATGGTTTTAAATGGATTCCTAATATTAACGGAAAAGTAAAGATACTTGAACATCCTGTATGGTCTGATTTGTATAAAGAATAGATGGATAAACTTAGACAGGAAGCTGAGGAAAGGGGAGAAGAATTTGAATCTCCAGCGTATAAAGAAATGCATGATTTATATGTTGCAGGAATAGACGGTATTGATATAGGAGCTAGTCAAACTTCAAAAGAAACAAGAGATCCTTCTGATTTCTGTATAACTATAAAAAGAAGAGCATTTGGTCTAAACGAACCGTAGTATGTTGCTATGTATAAAGACAGACCTAATGACATTAGAGAAGCCTATAAAATAGCTATGTGTTTAGCTAGATACTATAATTGTAGAATAAACATAGAAGCTACCCGTGTAGGTATGATTACCTGGGCTAGAGAAAAGGGTTGTTTAAACTACTTTATGAAAAGACCTAGAGCTACTCTAACAGACGTCAAGAATGGAACTACTAAATAGTACGGAACACCCGCTACCAAAACTATTATAGAACAACATACTGATTTGACAGCAGCCTTTATTGAGGATTTCTGTCATACTATATGGTTTGAAGAAATGTTAGACCAATTTACTGGATATAATGATGAGAATAAAGGTAAATTCGATATTGTAGCCGCTGTAGGAATGACAGAATTGGCAGACTAGGAATTGTCAGGAAGATAGCCAGTGCTTGTTGAAAAAGAAGTTGAACAATTCCAAGATTATGGTTATTATTACGACGAGAGAGGAATCAAAAGATTTGGGGTTATACCAACTTCTAAGACTTTTGAAACTAACATACAAAAAAATGAATACGATGACCCATACAGAATTGAAACAAGTGATCCTAGGTTATATGAGAGACTTGTACAAAATGGAATACGTAGGTGGGCTTGAAATTCAGAACCTAGATCCAGTTGGTTATAAGGTATCGTTTAACTTTGATAGGTCAGAGATGCCTTTAGTCATTATAGCTGATTTACCTGATGAAGAATTTCTCCCATTTATAAAGGAAGAATTAAGAAGTAGGAAGTTACAAAGAGTTAAATACTATAATGCAACTAAACTTCCTCCAGAACAGCATAATTTATGTTATGAAAGAAAAAGAACTGATAGACAAGACGAACGAGGCTATTGCGGAGCTTGTATATGATAAGTACGAATTATAGAAAGCCTATAATTACTATAACGGAAAGAGAGACCCAGAATAGTTTCGTTACCTGGAAGAAAACTTTGGAATAGGTAGTCCTACTTCTGTAGAATTTACACCATTACTAAAAAAGCACGTAGATGCTCTAGTAGGGGAATATCTAGGAACCCCTATCCTTCCGAAGATTTCTTGTAAGGATTCAGATACCATTAGTAATATCACCAGAGAAAAATAGTTAGAAATAACTAAAGGAATAGTTAAATTTCTTAGAGACCATTTAAGTAATTCTATTCTGAAATTTATCGACGGAAAAGATATTACAGATAAAGCCGTGAAGACTTAGTTAGATAAAATTATTCAAGACATTGATTAGTCTTTTATTTCTCAATATGAGATAGCTGCATAGAATATTATTCATTATATCATGCAGTCTAGAGAAACCGATTTAATAACTAAACTCCGATAGTTACTTACAGATTTATTAATTACTGGCTATACATTTTTCAGAGTAAAATCATCATCTTCTGGAACTAACATAGAAATAGAAGTTCTGAATCCTTTAAATACTTTCGTAGATAGGAATCCAGAATCTCCATATGTTAGAAATTCGTATAGAGTTGTGGTTAGAAAATGGATGAGTAAAAGCTAGATATTAGCTAAATACGGAAAAGAAATCTCTAGAGAAGATTTGAAAAGACTAAAAGATGAATGGAGAGCTGATGATTCAGCTGCAGTTTATAGAAGAGTTTATGGTGACACTTGTACTATAGTAAACGAAGATTAGAATCATGAAACTATTCCTGGATATCCAGATAATGAATATAGTGCTCATAGATTTTAGTTAATTCCTGTTTATGATGTAGAGTGGATAGAAACTGATGACGATTTTGTAATGTAGAGATACAATACCATTAGAATTGGAGAAGAAATATATATTCTGAGAGGTCTAGACAAGACTGTTATGAGGTCGAAAGATAATCCTAATTTCTGCTCTTTGTCTGTGAATGGGGTATATTTCTTAAATCGTTCCCAACAACCGTACTCTCTGATATTAAAGTGTGCACATCTACAGGATAGATATGACTTGTTAAATTATTATAGGGACAACCTGATAGCTAACAGCGGTACTGCTGGAGTAATCATGGATATGTCATTGCTTCCTACTAACCTAGGCGTAAAATGGCCAGAAAGAGTGTAGAAATGGTTAGCATACAAGAAGGGTGGTATCATGTGGATTGATTCCACTTAGGAGGGAAGAAATGATGGAGCGCAAGCACCTAACTAGATATACAATGGATTTGATGATACCTTAAAAGCTTAGGCTGTATAGGCTATTGAATTAGCAATTCAATCAGTAGAACAAACTACATCATCTATAACTGGAGTATTTAGAGAAAGATTAAATGGAATAGAAACTCACGATGCTGTAACTAATATTAAGCAAGGTGTTACTAACTCTTACATAGTAACCAAGCATTATTTCTAGTAGATGGACCTAATCACTTGTGAGATATTATTGGATAGTCTAAACTAGGCTAAAATAACATATAAGAAAGGATTGACTGGTACTATTATACTTGGAGATAAATACTAGCAGATATTTACAGCGCTTCCAGAGTATTTTACGGTTACTGATTATGACATCCATATAACTTCTAGCTCTGAAGTAATGGAAGATTTACAAACTATTAAAGCTATTATTCCAGAGTTTGTTAAAAGTCAGCAAATGGATCCTGACATCATATTTGAAGCACTAACTGCTAAGAGTCTTACAGACCTTAAATACAAGGTTAAGAAAGCAGTATAGATTCGTAAAGAAGAAAACAATTAGCTATAGTAGCTATAGGAAAAATTGGAAGAAACTTCACAATAGGCATAGCAGTTACAGCAAGAACTATAGAAAGCTTAGTAGAAGATAGAAAGTTTGGATGAGTAGAGATTAGGATTAGAATAGCAGAAAATGTAGTTAGAATATAAGGTTAACTGGCTCAAAGCTCAATCTGATTCTACATATAAAGATAGACAAATGGATATAGAAGAAAAGAGAACTGAAATAGAGTTGGCTTAGCTTCATGATGGAAATCCATATAATGACAAAATAAGACAAATACATTAATATGGCAACTGGAACAATTGTATATAATAAGGATTAGCAATAGATTTATCCTATTTCAGATGGTTCAGTAATTATTAGTAATGCTTCTGGTTCTAAATCAAATGTGGAAGAAGATTTAAAGAAACTATTTAAATAGGTGTCAGACCTTTCTGGTTCTAGTGAAGCGGTAAATAATATTATTATTAAGATTCATTACTTACCTGCTGACACTGCTGAAGAATCTGAGATAAAATTATCTACTAAATAGTGGACTGATACTTTTGAACTTCCAACTGAAGAGAATCCATATATCTGGAAAAGAACTAAATTTACTTTCTAGGGGGCTGACGAATCTCAGGGAACTACTATTTATGAGATTGTAGCAAGCGATGTTTCTACTATTATCTAGAATATATACACTAGAACTGAGGGAATAACTCCAGTTATTGAGTATAAGTAGAAAACAGATGAGGAGGGAAATCCTCTATATGTAGATTCAGAAGGACATGAAACAACGACTGTTACTCCAACTAAAGCGTATGACTATAATTATTATTGGAATGGAAAACCAGCTGGTAAGTTAAATAGTCTACCACCGACCCCTGAAGGTTAGTCATATACATGGACAGACTATCCTCAAGATATTAGTTTATCATTTAGTTCAGTTTTTATGTCTAGACGTATACGACAAGAAGGTAAGTGGAAACCATTTTCTACTCCTGCTCAATATGGTCAATGGCCTACTACTGAGTCTTAATTATTATAATATGGAATTTAGTATTGATATACATACCCAGATTAACGGGGAAATAACTATTGAAGACTTTTCAAAGGAATATGGATAGTATATTGATGAAGATTTAGAGGTAGTAACTTCCTATGATTCTTATAAGTATAGTGAAAGTGCTACCCTAAATACTATCATAAAAGTTAGTATAGGAGATGCTACTTTGATAGACGTACTTCTCAATGACCATACAGAGGATTTAGACTCTTGTACATTTAAGGTGAAAGAAGATGGATATTATGTAGTAGACCACATAATTCTTCCTAATATGAAATGGTATGAAAATTCATCTGATGAATACAAGGAGTATTATGAAACTATCTATATAACTGATGGAGAGAAACTATATAAAGAAGTAGATGGAGAGCTAGAGGAATGTACTGTAAAAGAAATCCTTGAAAGAAATATAGAAGGGACTACTATCAAAAAATGTAAGGTAGATGTGTTCTTTACAGGAAATCTGCAATAGTGTTATATTAACTACTGTAAGAAACTCTTTGACTCTTTATTAAATAAGTGTTTAACTAGAGAACATGATGCAGATATATTTGCAAGAGATTTTATCTGGATGACACTTAACATTATAGATTATTTAATAGGCTTTAAACAATTCATGGAAGCTGAAAGATTGTTAGCGATGTTCCGTACTTGCGGTGGATTCTGTAACAATCACCATGAACATAAACGTATAGGTTGTGGATGCTCTTAAAAGAAAGGCTATTAAAAGGTATGAGGATTTCCTTAAAAGGGTTAGAAAGGGATATAGACCAGATTATTAGGATATTTTGAATCTAATTTGTTTTATTAACCTACCCGTAAAATTAGATAATCACGAATTTATTAAATAGCAATTATTGAATCATAATGATACAGCCTATTTACACTTCGGTAAGCAATGCTGATATAAAGCCTTGTGGAAAGAAAGGACATTTAATAAAAAGTGAACCTATACCTCTCTTAAGAAATAATTATCTTGGAGAATATAGAACTGAATTAGAAAGAGCTAAGGTTAGAAAGAATCTAGGCATCGCTGATGAATAGAGTCTTCTTTGGGGAAATATAGAAGGAACTATAGAAGCCTAGAAAGATCTAGTATAGTACATAGAATAGAAATGGACTTATACTAGTGATGTTGCAGAGAATATCAATACTGTAAAAGATGCCTTAGATTATGCTTTATTCTTTATAAGTTAGTACGAAGCTAATACAGAAGAAATAGAGGAAATAAAAGTTGATATAAGTAATATCAGAACTTCTATTACTGTACTTAAGGAAGAACTCGAAGAAGAAATTGAATCTAACAGAACTGGCATAAACAATCTTTCTGAGAAAATAACCTAGATTAATGAGGCAATAGAGGATATTAACGAGTCTATCAAAAATATAGATGTTGACAAAAACATCTAGAATTGGATAACTAATAGTCTAAAAAACTCCAAAACCATAGAAATAAAGGATGATAATACTCTAGAAGTAATTCTATCTTAGTAGGAGGATAATGCAATACATCTGATTAAGTAGGAAATTCCTCCAGTAGAGGAGGAAGGGGAGCCTTCCACAGTAGTTTTACCTGGAATATATGTAAAAGACTTGGAACCATCTCTAACAGAGGTAAAGGAAGAAGTTAAGGGGGTATAGGAAGCTTAGAAGAACACTGATTCTAAAGTAGATTCCAATACTAAGAATATCACAAATATATAGACAAGTTTAGAAACTATAGCCACTTATCAAACTGAACTTCCAGATGATACTACTTCTACTGTTATTCAAGGAACTACAGTCGAAAAATTGAAAGGAAAGCCGTTTAATGAGATTATAGATACTCTATTATTTCCTACTGTTGTTAGAGATTTGGTTTATCCTTAGTTGTATTATAGCTTCACCTCTTAGATTGTGGAGGTAGGATCCGCTTTACTTACCCCTACTTTAACATTTATAAAAAATGATGCTGGAGAGGAAACTGGTAGAGAAGAAACTATTACCTATAATGATTCTCCTGTAGAATCTGAAACATATGATTCTATCGGTGTTTATGTGCATTCTGGTACCGTAAATTATGCTGCTGGAGAATATCTTATTAACAACAAGGGAGAGGTTACAGACAAGAGGGTGGAAGCTGGTTCAATATCAGCAACTGCACAAGTAACAGCTACTTATCCTTGGTATTCCGGAAATACTGATGGGCTAATAAAATAGTCTTTAGTTCCATTTAATTAGGCTTCTGGCACTATTACATTTTCGTTAAGCGGTAGGGCTATTATAAAACTACCAGGAAGTAATACTCAGCTAAATTCCTTCACAGTAGATGGAGGATTGGGATATTTGAATGTCGATCTGAATGGTTGGGAAGCTTCTACTGAACAAATAAATGGATTCCCATATAAAGTATGGACTAAGAAGGATACCTACTCTTCAGCACTACCTCATCAAATTAACTTTACTTTATCACAATAATGGCATTTAAATATACAGGTGATGCTACATTAGGTGTTGCTTTAACCGTAGAAACTCCTAAACCTCTTGATAATAGAACAGTAGTCGATAATTTAGACGAATTATATTCTATTCCGGAGAAATATGCTTATCAAGGCATGACCGTTTCAAATATAGATAACGGAAATATTTATATGCTAGTAGATAAGTCTAAGATTAAATACAAAGAAGGTTGGAAAGCTTCTTATGAATCTATTTAGATAATCACCTGTACAGAGGCTGAATATAAGGAATGGTCTAAAAATACCACAGAAGATTTTAAACCTATAGACGAAGATAAAACATATCTTCATGCAGAAACATATTATTATATATATGAAGACAGCCTAGATGATGATTAGTTTTACTTATCAGCAGAATGGGGTAAAAAGATAGAGGAATAGTTGAAATAGAAAGCTCTAAATACTACTGTCGTACAGATTAGAACGGATTTAGACTAGACAATCTCTAACCTTTCCAAGTATGCTACCCTTGAAGAGTTAACTGAGAATTATGCCCCTAAAACTGATCTAGATTTAGAGGACCCAGAGTCCTTGTTATCTAAAGCCTTATCTAACCATTATACTAAGGAAGAAACTGATGACATATTTGTTACCAAAGAAAGTCTTAGAGGAGAAGGAATGGAAGGAGATGATTTTGTCTTTGTTACAAAGAAATAGTATGACGAAGACCAATAGGCTATTCAAGATGAGCTAGATAAGACTTTAAAGGTAGATGGAGATGGTTCCTTAGAAAGCATCACTGTTGGATAGATAAAATCTCCTGTAGTAGAGGGAGAGAGCTAGTTAGTAGTAGACGTTAGGTCTGAAGGATTATTTATAGGTGAAGATTAGATTGCTACTGAATCGGATATTCCGAACTTAGTAACATTAACTGAAGAAGAGTATCTAAAGTTAGTAGAGGAAGGGACGGTAGAGCCTGATACATATTACTATGTATATGACGTCACAAATGATGCAAAGGTTTATATTACTAAGGAATATTTGGATTAGAATTATCATACTACCAATCAATATCAGTCCTGGGTTGCTACAAATTATTACTCCAAGAAGTAGATTGATGAAATAGTTCAAGGTTTGCAAAAACTTGGAAACTACGTTACTACAGAAGATATTAAGGCTTATTATACTATTTAGCAGGTTGATGACAAATTTCTTACTAAGGAAAATGCTCAGTCTACTTATGCTACTCAATAGTCATTATCTGATTTATCAGATTAGATAGCCGAAGATTACGTAACAAAAGAAAGTTTAAGGGGAGACTCTCCTGAAACCGGAGATGATGATTTCATATTTGTTACCTAGAAAAAATATCAGGATGATTAGGCTGCTGCTGCTAAAGAATTTAGCACTGAGCTTTTGAAATCTACATCAGTAGAAACTTCTGATATTACTATTTAGAAAATTGGAGAAAAAGAAGTACAATAGGGAACAACTGGAGAACCTTCTGAGGAAACAGGAACTGAGCAAGTTATTGAGAGTTCTGTTAAACTTACCACAGAAGATAACAGGCTATTTGCTGGAGGCAAGCAAGTTGCTATTACTGAAGAAGTACCAAAACTTGTATGCTTACCACAAGCTGATTATGATGACCTAGTTGAGAATAGTAAGACTGAAGAAGATACTTATTATTGCACCTATGGAGAAAAAGATTTACAAGATACTGGATATGTTAGGAGCGAATATCTTATAGAGAGATACTACACCAAAGCTGAGGTAGAAGAACTAATTAGCTAGGCCGTAGCCGAATTGTAGAAAAAGATAGACGCTTTATAGCCAGGTTCTAGTGTAGAGGTAGATGGAGAAAATGAACAATTAATATTTTAAACAATATGGGAACAATTTATATTGAAGGACAGTTTAAGAGTTCTGCCAAACCAGTAAAAGTTGTTGGAGGAAGTATAGGAGGAGGCTCTGGAGTAGACTAGGAAGTTCTCAAGAACTATGCTACTAAAGCAGAATTGTAGAAGGCTGTTGAGGACCTAACTGCTTCCATAGAGGGAATAGATCACGATGTAGTTGATGAAACTTTAATAATACAATGATATGGCAGCAATCAAATCTATAAAGGTTGAGGAAACCACATACGATTTAAAAGCTACTTACGATGGTGCTGGAAATGTTATAGATACGACATATGCCAAGGCTAATGCAATTCCAACTAAAACTTCTTAGTTACAGAATGATAGTGGATATTTAACTGAGCATTAGGATATTAGTGAATTAGCTACTAAGGGTGAGCTTGAAGGCAAAGTAGATAAGGAGTTAGGAAAGGGACTTTCTGAAGCCAATTATACTGAAACTGAGAAGGAAAAGTTAAGTACTATAGCTAATAATGCTAATAATTATGTACATCCAACTACTTCTGGAAATAAACATATTCCATCTGGAGGAGCATCTGGATAGATGCTAGTTTTCTCAGCAGATGGTACTGCTGAATGGGCAGATTCAAGTTCTAAGCTAGAAGAGCAATTTACAGCGCTAAATGAGGCTTGGGAAGAATTGTAGAAGGCACAACAAAAGCTTGATAAGTAGATTACTGAGCTAAATAGTAATATGGATTTATATTCCTATGGAGTAGAATGGGATGTTACAGTAGCATCTCCGGAACTTACTAGAATAGGTAATCCTTTGCTGCATAAATCTCTTCCTATTCAATCAGCGTATAGAGGTTGTGTAGCAAACAATGATGTAGTAAATTACTATCTGTTTCCAGATGACTGGTCTTATAAAGAAGACGGAGAAACTCCATCTGTCTTAGATGGAACTGATGGAACAGTAAGAGTTAATACTCCTAAATTTTATGGAAAATCTGGCAGCGATGGAAACAAAAGATGGGTTAGAACTTCTACTGTCAAAATTGATGATTCATGGGTAGAAATTCCTGAACTATTAATAGATGCATACAGAAGTACAGTTGATACCACAGTCTCCGCAACTCCAAAAGCTGTATCAGTAGTTAATACTACTACTGCATTTAGAGGTGGAGGAAATAGAGCTAACTACGATGATTATCTAACTACAGAATTAGAAACTAAGGATATATTCAGAAGTGATTTAGGAAAGCCTAGAACTAATATTTCTAGAGCTACTATGAGAACATATGCAACAAATGCTGGTTCAGAATTGCTATGCTATGAATATTACAAATGGATATTCTACTGGAATTATGTCATTGAATATGCTAATTTTAATTCTTAGGCTGCATATAATGCAGAGTTAACTGCGGATGGATATCATCAAGGAGGTTTAGGACCTGGAGTTACAGATTGGGCTAACGCAGCTACAAGTTGGTCAGGATATAATGCAACATATCCACTTACGCCTTGTGGTTACTGCAATGAATTTGGTAACTTCACTGGAGTAAAAGATTTAGTTATTCCAGAATGTACAGCTCAAGATGGCACAAGTACAGTAGCAACTCATACATTTAAGGTACCTCGCTGGAGAGGGTTCGATAATCCGTTTGGAGACATTTGGACTAACCTGGACGGAGTAGTTATAGTGAGGGCAGCTGCTAATGAGATTAGCACTGTCTATACAACTACTAACGTATCGGAATTTACCGACGTAGTTGGAGAGAAAACCGTTGCAGGATACGAAGTAGCATCTGATGGTTATATTAAGGCATTTGACTTAGGTGAAACCGCTGAAATAATTCCATCCGCTGTTGGAGGAAGTGCTACTACTTATATTTGCGATTACCATTACTGCAACGCAAGCAGCACAGCGCTTCGCACGCTGCTGGTGGGCGGCGGCGCGGGTAGTGGCGGCAATGCGGGTCTCGGCTCTTTCCATTCTTACGATGACGTCGGCGGTGCCCATTCCGATGTCGGGTTCAGGACTCTGAATAGAGTATCTTAAGATATACAATATAAAAATCGATTTAGATGATAAATCGTAGGATATTACTTCTAAAAACCGTTGATTGGCAAAAAAGTACTGCTAGTAGGCAGCAACGCGAATAATGGCAGCAATGCAGGTCTCAGCTATTTCAATTCTAACAATGACGTCAGCAATGCCAATTCCAATGTCGAGTTATTATATATTTAGAAACATTTTATTATTTTTTTTAGTTTGCTAAGTAATATCCTTGCCTCTAGGCAAAAGATAACGTAGTGTTGAATGAAGGGTGTTAGTAGGTTAATTCTCGAACGCTTCCGATGAAATATATAAAAAAATTGAAACGTGTAGGATATTTGCACGAGAAAGTATACGCTGAAGATAACATCGAACTAGCTGACGATAAAGCTAGAAGAAATAAGTCTATTAGATGTGGAATCAAGCAGCATGATAAGAATAGATTAAAAGAAAATAAGGAATTATCCGATAAGTTAAGGGATTTGATTTATCAAACCTCTGAATATAGTACCTTTATAATATACGAACCTAAAGAAAGATTAATCTTTAGACTTCCATACTATCCAGATAGAATAACTCACCATGCTATAATGAATATTATGGAGCCTATTTGGACTAGTATATTTATAGACCAAACATATTCCTCTATACGAAATAGAGGTATTCATAAAGTAGAGTATGATTTGTTTAAGGTGTTATAGAAACATCCAGAAGAAACAAAGTATTGCTTGAAAATGGATATAAAAAAATTCTATCCTTCTATAACTCACGACATTTTATACGAAATGTTATAGAGAAAGATAAAGGATAAAAAACTATTAAAACTGTTGAAAGAAATAATTTATTCAGCGAAGGGAGTTCCTATTGGAAATTATCTATCACAATTCTTTGCAAATTTATATCTGACATATTTTGACCACTGGGTAAAAGAGGAGTTAAAATGTAAGTACTACTTTCGATATGCTGACGATATTGTGATTCTTGGTAATGACAAGAATTATTTGAGAAATGTATTAGTATCTATAAAACTATATTTGAAACAGGTTCTTAACCTAGAGTTGAAGCCTAATTATCAAATATTCCCTGTAGAAAGCAGAGGTATTGATTTCGTAGGCTATAAATTCTATCATACTCATGTTCTACTGAGAAAATCTATAAAAATGAGGATGTTTAGGCTTATAAATCTATATAAATAGAATAAGATTGATAAAGATGAATTGAATAGAAGAATGAGGTCTTATTTTGGATGGATGAAATTTTGCAACTCTAAGAACTTGCTGAGAAAGGTAGAGGAGTTAACTGGATTGAAATTCTCTAACTGGAATGGAAAAGAAGTTAACATATCTAAGTTTTATAATAAATATATTCACATTGTAGAGGTTGTTGATTATGACAATCATTTTCGAGTACATTTCATGTATAACAATAAACCCTACTATTTTAAAAGTAAGAATAGGAGATTACACTATTCTTTGCTTAGATACAAATTTCCTATAAATTTTAAAATAACACCTTATGTTAGAGCCGAATAGAATACAAATGGACGTTTATCCTTAGACAATCCAAAAACTTGGGAACGGTACTTATTACTATAACTATGATATAAAAGAAATTAGTGTTGAAGTACTTGATTTAGACAATACCATAAAAGAAAAAACTTACTATAGTTTTATCTAGGTATTATTAAATGGGCAGCCTAATTACAAAGATTGTGTAAAAGCTATAGTTAGAAGATTCCTTACAGTTGATGAAGAATTTGATTTAATCAATTCATATAATAGCTATTCAGAAAATCTTACTTCTGATTCTGAAGTTATTAATGAATATAAGGAATATCTTAACATATTAAAATAGATAAAAGCTAAAGTCAAGGAAGATTTTGCTAAATTATGATATATAGAAATGGTAAGTTAATATTACAGGTCCAAAAAGATATTCTAGAACTTGTAGAACAAGTTTAGCAAAGAGTACAAAAGAACATTGGAGCTATATATAAAGGGTCGTAGTTAGTCTGGCTTACCGTATACGATGCTGTTAGAAGCTGTTTTGGTAGCGGAACTTGGCTACAAGACAGACCTTGGTTAAAAGATGATTCATGGAAAAATAATTGATTTGTAAAAATGGCAAAATTTGAAAATTTACCTAATCAGATTACAGATTTACTGACAGAGTGGGATGGTCACTCTGGAATGGAGGTCGAGGATTTTATTTGCCGAAAAATAGAAAAAGTAGAAGGATAGGACATAACTGATATGTCTTATGACTCAGCTACTAGTATGCTTACTCTTCTAAAGAGTAATGGAGAGAAGGTAGAAACTGAAGTATCAGTTATTCCTCCTACTTATTCTTATGGTATAATGGTATATGGGGTGATGTTGGACAATAAGTCTGATAAGATATATACCGAGGCAAATGGCTCTTTGTTAATGCAGTACAATTCAGACAGAAATGTTAAGGTAGGTATTGCTATGTATGCTGTTGCTACAACTTCTGTAACAACAGATAGAATTGGACCTTTTAATGTCAAGATTAGTTATGGAACTTAGTCAGGAACATTTAGAGTAAATAATATTAAGTATAGCTAGTGTATTATAGATCCATCTACAGGTGCTATAACAGGAGTTAACATACCATCAGAGAATTTAATAAATACCTTAGCTTGGATTGATATAACTAGCTTGTTTACTAAAACTTAGTCTGCTAAGAAAATTACTGCTCAGGTAATAGATGACCCTGAAGTAGAAGATACTTTAGACCTTCCAATTACTACAGAAGTAATCACTCTTAATTACAATGGGGAAGTTGTCTTAAGTAACAACCTAGTTAATTTCTCTTTAACTGGAGGAACAACTAGCAATTATCACTTAGAGGGATTTAATAACGGCTCTGCATTTTCTACAAGTGGAGGGGTATTGAATTATTCTAGTTTAACCTCAGGACTTAATCAATTAGCTGTAAAGGCAGTCCATAATACTGAGAGTTCTATTTATACAGACTATATTTATGTAGATATTATTTATACATATAATTGCGCAGAAACAATCGTTGCTATTAATGGAGTAAGTAATGGTATTGCGAACAATGGCGTAGCTACTCTATATGAGTTAACTGTATTTAGCCCAGATAATAGCTCTATGGCTATAACTACTTATCTAGAGAATGAAATGCCAGACTCTGAAAGTATGAATCCTACTGAAATCATGAAGTATGAAGTTATTAGCGCTTCATCTTACAATGAATAGGGAGTCTACGACACTTCGTATAAAAAATATATAGAGATAAATAGTAGCGATTCTGAAAAATATTTAGTAATTAAAGTAGATGATACTTACTATAAGTTCTATACTGTATTTACTAATAGTTTAGGATAGACTACCGCCTATACAAGCAACTTCAAAACTATGAGAGTAGAGGCAGTGAATCCAGAATTTATATATTCGTAGGATATAGCTCCTTCTAAGAACTTTGACTAGATTGAAGGCTACTTAAATGATATTTTTGTTACTGACGAATATGCCACTGGTTCAAATCCGGCTACGGTAATATCAGATTTGGAATCGTCAGACGGATGGTAGGAAGAAGATGGGCGTACAATATTTAAAGTATCTGCACAGGATAATCCTATACTAAAATCACCTCTAAGTTTAGGATTAGGAAATAATTTCACTATTGAATTAGGATTTAAAACTTATAACATTAGTGACGAAAGCAAACCAATAGCTACAATAGGAAACTTCTAGTTGAGACCTACTCAATTCTGTTGGAATACTGAGGATACTGATTTATTTAATGCTAGAAATGCTCAATTCCAAGAAGGGGTAGAGACTCATATATTAGTAACTGTATAGAAGGGTTTTGTTGTCTCTAAGAGTGATATTTATTATCCGAACTTCCTAGCTAGCTTCTAGAGTGCTTTTGATTAGGTAGCTCCTACCACTAGCATTAACTTAGTTAGAATATATGTAAATGGAGTAATAGATAGAGAAATTTCTTTAACAGATTCAGAACTTAATACGTTCACTTCTGCAGCACTGTAGATTAATCCTACAACTGCTGATATTGATTTTTATCTATTCAGAGTATATAATAGTACTGCTCTTACTTTCAATCAGGTTTAGAAAAATTATCTTTCTTTCTTGAAAGAAAAGACCTCTAAAGAAGAGTTCTTCGACAAGAATGATATTCTTGGAACTAATGGAGAAATCTCTTTTAGTAGAGCTAATAGTAAATATAATACTTTAGTATATGTATTCCCGACTGGAGCTAAATTCCCACATAGAGCTTGGGGAGGTGAAGATAATGAAACTCCTCCGCAAGAAACAGCATAGAAAAAATCTCCAGTAACTTTATTTGTTAACTATGCTAACCCTGCTGTTAATAACTTATACGGAGGTAGATTAACTCATGGTCAAGTAAAAGGGCAAGGTTCATCTGCAATGAGATATTTAATTTGGAATGTTACCTATGCTTTGAATAAATTAAAGGATTAGGGAGGACTAAAAATAAAGAGTCCATTTACTCCATATTCTTAGCTAGATACAGATACTAATACGTTTAGAAAAGATGCTTCTTCTACAAAGGGTTACTATGTGATGCCTCCATATGATGGGCAGCAAGATACTACTGCATATAAGATAACTAAATTAGTAGGTAAAGTAAACTTTGCTTCTTCTATGTAGTCTCATAAGATTGGCTCTTGTAAATTATTTGATGATGCCTATAAGGAATCTAGAGGAAATTTAATTTCAGGAGGATAGAAAGCTGTACATGAAGAACCATTCCTATACTTCTACTGGGAAACTGATTTAGAAGATGTTTCTACTGTAGAACTAGCAGATTTGTTAGATAATGATGAGTCTATCAAATTTATGGGATTCCAAACTTGGGGAGCAGGTAAAGGAGACGATGCTTCCAGCGGATATGACGAAGATATAACTCCGGAATATCTAATGCTAGAAGGTGGTGAAAACACTGACCCATCTGTAAACTTTAGACGTCCTTGGTAGGCGCTTCAAAGAGCCTCTGGTGTACTTGGAGAAGATACTTATGGACTAACTAATCAACCAACTATAACTTATGCTAATTCTTTACTTCGTCCTTGGGATAATCTTTTAATCGAAGATGAATCTGTTGTATACGATTAGAGAGGAGCTTGGGATATTGATTATGGTTGTGAAGAAGTAGAAAATGATAGTGGAAAGACATACTTCCAATTTGCTGAATCAGTACATGAATCTTTAAAGAAGTTTAGAGAGTTCTACGACTTCGTTTATACACATGATTACAACATGGTTCAGACAAGTGCTACTAGTCCTTCTGGATGGGATGTAACTAAAAAGTACATTGTAACAGCTAGTACTTGTACGCTAAATCCAACTAGTCATAAGTCCGGAGATATTTATCGTTATGATGATATTAACGGAACTTGGGTATGTGCGGGAGTAAGTTATGAATCTGCTACTGGATGGGCTAGAGCTAATATCTACGAGTTAGCTGGAACAAGTAGCGCTTTAGGTATTCCTGCTGCATTAGATGCAATGAAAGCTAATTTCATTACAGGAATTAAGAACTACATAGATGTAAATGATATTGCTTTCCACTAGGCTTTTATTAAGTTTGTATCTGGAACTGACAATAGAGCTAAAAATACATATTTCCAAATTATTGGAAAACTAAGAGAAGAAAACGAAGAAGGAGAATTTGTTGAGAGTGGTAAGGGGGATTATCTAGTTAGACTTATTGGAGACGACTTAGATACTATCTTAGTAACTGATAACAACGGTCTTCAATCTAAGCCCTATAATTTGCTAGAGACTTCCTATAGAGAAGCTGACTCAGTATATTGGGGAGATGCTAACAATGTATTCTTCTATATGTTTGACCAATGTTTCGAATCTGAAATAAAAACATATTTAGCAAGTGTTATAAATACTGCATTTAAGAACAGTAACAGTATGGAAGATAAATCAAATTACTTCTATAAAGTGTTCTTCAATGTTCAAGAAACGTTCCCAGCAGTAGCATATAACCATACAGCTAAGATATATTATGAAAATGCTTAGGCTATTAAAAATTCTAAGGTACTTTCATATTATAGTAACAACGAGATTGAACCTATCGAACAAAGCCACGGCTCTTGCTTAGCTTGTGAGAAATAGTTCATGACCAAGAGATTTGCATTCCTTTCTACTTATGCATAGACTTCTTTAGGAGCTATTGCACTAAGAACTGCAAGTTCTGCAGGTAGTGGTGATACTCTGAGATTAAGAATGGAGTTTGAACCATATTAGGATTGCTATCCTGTTTATCATTACAACGGTAAAAACCTTTATCTATCTAATTTCTAGACATCTAACTTTGATGCAATTAAGAATTTAGCATAGACAGGAAATAGTTATACAGCCGAAATCAATCAAGGAGATCCTGCAATTAACCAAGGTATATACTTAACTACTTTATATAAGAAGTTAAATATTTTAGGTTTAAAGATGTCTACTATTGATGCAGATTTTGCTAGAACTACTGAGTTCCAAATTGATAATGCTTAGTTAGACGATTATACTAGTCTATTCCCAAGCGATTATCCGGACTTAGCTATCAGCTTATTTACTCCTTCATTCCCAGTGTTAGAGAGCTTAACTCTTAGAAATATGACACTTCCTACAGAAATGGATTTGTCTAAGTTCTTAAAGTTAGAGACTATAGACTTCTCTAAGACTACTACTAAGAGCGTAGTATTCCCACAAACTGGTAGACTAAAGAATGTAATTCTTCCTGATACTATAGAAACATTTAGAATCTATGATAATCCAGGATTGACTGATATTACATTTGAAGGATTGAATAATTTATCAACAGTATATATTGACTGTGATAATGTAGGAAGTTTTGATGTAGCTAATTTCTGCGAATAGTTAATTAACTGCAATGCCCTTCAATCAGTAACTATTAGAAATGCTAATCTGTATATAACAGAAGATGCATTAAGAAAGATGATTCTTACTAATACTTGTAACTTAACTGGAGATATTTATATTGTAAATACTGCAGGAAGCACTTAGTTGAAGGCTATTAGCTTTGCTACAAAGCAGTTATTAGTTAATACATTTGGAGACATTTCTAGTTCTTCTTCTAAGATTAGAATCCATTTCCAAAGTGCTGAAATCCTAGACTTTAGTTGTGCAGGGGAAGTTTCTGTATATTACTAGGCTGGAGAATCCGGAACTATTGTTCGTCAAAACCTATTTGACATTACAGTAGATTCTGGTAATGATGTTGAAATAAAATCTGGAACTAACCCTTATAATCCATTAGTAAATGGATACTTAGATATTACTTACTCTATGTCAGGAGTATCAACTGATATTGCTACTATTGATTAGACTGGTGCTATTACCTTGAAGAAGGAATCTAGTAGTACTGCTACAGTAACTATTAGTATGAAGGTTGCTAATAGTGGAACTCCCATTAGAAAAACTGTTAAAGTAAGCTTCGCTTGGAAGGCTCCTTAGCTTGGAGACTTTGCATATGCTGATGGTACGTTTACTAGCTCATTTGATGCTACTAAGACTTTAGTTGGTCTAGTGTATGCAAAGGATGAAAGTGATGATACGTCTGGAGTAGTTTACATCATTGGTAAGGAATACACTGATAAAGAAAAGTCTTACTACTTAGGATATAGTGCAGATGGAAATTCTGGTTCTCAGGAATAGATATTACAACAGCTGTATTAGGTACAAGCCTATTTGTCTAGCGTGTCTGTTTCTAATTATGAAACTGTTTCTGGTACTGCTACTCCTAACTTAATTAATAATATTAATGTATCTACCTACAACATACAGGTAAACACAGCATTTGCTGGTAAGTCTGATACTGAATTATATATTAATCATGTAAATAGTAAGTTACTTCCTATTTTGTATAATAACTCAGCTTGTAAGCCTTATATTAGCAGAAAACAAGTTTCTTCAGGAGGTAGTACTTCATGGGAATACTACATAGAATCTAAGTCTAACTTAAATAATCTATGTGAAGCTATTCAGACAGTATGGACCAATGCTTCTGGAACAGATATTATGAGCTGTCTATTATATCCATACTTCTATAGTATGTAGGTATATGAACCGTCTGTAAAGGATGGAGAAACTCTAAATTCAGCTTATAAGAAAGGTAATTGGTATGCTCCTTCAGTAGCTGAGTTCTCTAGAATTATTTACTATAGAGGTTATAGTGTCTCTGGAAGTAATTTCAATACTGGAGATACAGTAAGATAGCCTATTAGTACCTCAGTTGCCAATGGAGGTGGAGTGCTAACAACTCCAATTTTCTCTATTGCATATTCTAGAGCTAACAACTAGTTCCCATCTGTATGGTCTAATATAGTAGGTTCTGGAGATAATGCTGGAGTAAATAATATTACTACTTCTATTAACTCGTCAGCTGCTAACAACTATTCTTATCAAAGAACTTAGCAATATGACGGAGGTTCTGGAGGTTATACATACTCTAATGAATGGGTTACTGGTAGTTATAACGACCCATCATACTGGAACACAGTTCAATATAATAATGCTTGGAGATTAACTAAACATCAAGGAGTACCATTTACTAAATTTAATTATTCTAAGAATGGCTGATAATTTCATGCAAATAAGTCACGATAATCGTTATTATGTAATTAATAAGGATGACTCTTTGAAATCCTTACTCACTCACGAGGAGCTGTTAAGGCTCCCCTTGAGTGTTTGGAAGGAGTTATTTGAGCGAAAAGATGGAGTATGTTATTTTAAATTAATGCTTCCAGTTTTAGAAGCAGCTATTAAAGCATATGATAAATCATCTAACGTTGATTCGTTCTATTATAACGACAAAGAGTATTGGTTAGATAAAGCTACTAGAGTCGGACTACAAAATTTAGCTAATTGTAGTACTGGTAATATGTCTTTGGTTCTTGGTAGTGAAATAATCGAATTACCAGTAGACAAGGTAAAAGAATTTCTAGCTTAGCTAGAGGTGTACGCTGGGAAATGTTATGTAAACACAACTCAACATCTATTAGCTATAAAAGAGCTTAAGACAGTTGAAGATGTTATAAAATATGATTATACTTCTGGGTATCCAGATAAGATTACGTTAAATGAATGAGAATTTAGAAAAGGATAAAATATAGCTAGGGAATGAAAAGCCCTAGCTACTTCCTTCTAAATCATTACTTAATACTATAAAGCTTGGCTATGATACTAAGCCAGTTCCTCCACCTCCTGCGAATCATATTGATTTCATAGAAGGGGATTCTGTGATGACTACTATAAGTACGGGATTTGAACATAACGATAAGCCGGTCCCTCCACCTCCTGAAATAAATCTAGGTTGTAAGATTCCTAAGAAAAAGAATCCAGATTCGGTCATAGGAAGTATAGATACAGGATTTGGTTGTGATAATTAGATCGTTATAGATTGTCCCAAACCGAAATATAAAACTCATTTATGTAAAGAAAATTATCTAGGAGAGTTTAAAACAGAATCTGAGAAAACATTAGCTAGAAATAATCTAGGAGTTTATAGTAAAGAAGAAATAGATAAGATTGTTGGTTAGATTGTAGAAAATAACAACAACAATTTTATTACTAGAAAGGAAGTTCAGAATATGATAGCCAACTTAGATTTTGTAGACTCTACACTTAAATCTTATGCAGACTACCAAATACCTAATAATTTATTTAAATTATGAGTACAACACAAATTAAAAGATTATTTCAATCAAAAACCGAATTTGTACCTATTACTCTAGCGGAAGCAGTAGTTGTAAATACTTCTAATCTCCCTGGGCTTTCATCATTAGGGATAACAACTCTCGATAAAGTATTGAGAACTACTATGGGAGTAGTTGGAACTAATGCTGCAGATATTGCTAAATTAAAAACTACAGTCCAAGAAATTAATACTGCTCTAGAAGGAAAATAGGACAAACTTACTGCTGGTGTAGGTATTACTATATCTCCAGATGGAGTTATTAGTACTACTAATAGCATAGAACTATACAAGATAGTTACTTAGCTACCAACAGCATCAAAAGACTGTTTAAATTCTATATATTTAGTTCCTGCAACATCTGGTACAGCAGGAAACATTTTTGTTGAGTATATTTGTGTCTATGAAAACACATAGGCTAAGTATATTTGGGAAAAAATTGGAGAAGTCCAAACAGATGTAGATTTATCTGGTTATGTAACTAAAGAAACCTTTAATTAGACTATTAATACTATTAATGGCTAGTTAACAAACACTATCACTGCTAAAGATGTTACTACATCAAATGGTACTTCTAAGGTAGTAGTTAATTATACTATTCCACCAGATTTATATGACAGTATGGTCAATACAGATAGCACAGACCAAGTAATAGGAGGATAATCATGGAATTAACTATTAAACAACTTAAGCAACATGGTTAGATATTCGTTCCTTAGACTACTGCTGAAGCTGTTTTAGTTAAAGATGGTGAAGAAGTAATTACTCTTGATAATATGCTAGAGAAGAAGATTGAGTAGATTATTACACCTGCTGGGTCTGGCTTGTAGGCATTTAAACAAGGGTCTAATATAATTCTTGCTCACTCCAATTCCATAACTGCAAATGAATCTCCTTCTTCAGTAAAGATAAAATATGATAGCCGAGGACATATAGTTGAAGTAGCCCCAACAAGTGAAATGACTGTAGTTGTAGACCAAGAAGGCTATTTTTAGTATAATGGTTCAGAAGACCGGAATCTACTTCTGGGGAATGATTTTGGAATGGATGAAGATAATAAAATTATATTAAAATGGAATTATTTATAATATGGCACTATTAAATTTTGCTAATACCTATGCTGAAATATCTGGCAATCTTACTTTGCCGGAATCTGCTTCTGGGGAATACACAAAGCTATTCTTTTCTAAAGACGGTCACATTATATCTCATGGAAAGGATTTTACTCCCACATTTACTCCTACAGTAAGAGGTTTAGTTCCTATTTCTAGCGGTAAATCCACTGAAATATTTAGAGGAAATGCTACCTGGGCTGAGATAACAACCACAGACTTGCCAATAGCTAAAAATACCTCTGTAAATAATACAACAACCCTATTTACTACTCAGTAGGTTCATTAGATAATTAATGCTAGCTTTGCTGCTAACGATGCAATGCGGTATAAGGGTACTATTACTTATAGTGATGGAAGCTATACGACACATACCGTTGCTGGAGTAGAGGTTTAGGGATTTCCCACTAAATGTGAGGTCGGAGATACCTATAGAGTAACTTCTCAGGGAACTTATGCTGGATAGACGTGTTCAGCTGGCGACTTACTAATATGTATACAAGACGGAACAGGAAGTGGATTAAACACTGCAGCTTATTGGACAGCTGTAGAAGCAAATATTAACGGATAGGTTAAACACACTGTCAACGGTACTTCTATATATGTTTATAGTAATAGTACTAATACATTTACCATTTATGCTCCAACAACTGGCGGTACTTAGGGTTAGGTACTACTTAGTAATGGTAGTGCTGCTCCTACTTGGGCTGCACAGTCTACTTTAGTAGTGGGAGAAGCTAAGAAGGTTAGTAACGCATTGTCACTTGGTGCAGGCTTAACTTTTGGAACTGCTGGAGTTACTTATAATGGTAGTGCAGCTAGAACAATATCTCTAGTAGCCGCAACTACTACTACTATAGGAGGAGTAATTGTAGACAAAGACTCTAAGAATAAAACGATTTCTGTTACTAGCGCTGGAAGCATTTATTTAACTAAACAGAATATTATTAACGCTTTAGGTTACGACCCAGCTACAAAGGATTCATGGAGACCTATTACTATTGGAGGTGTATCAATCGGAGACAAGACGTTAAACTTCGTACCATCTGGAGATGTTTATTTAAAAGCAGACTCTAACGGGGACGATATACAAGATATTAGTTTTGGAATAAGCTGGTATAATATCAGTACTAAAAAATACGAAACAGCATAATCTATGAAGATAGCATACAATCCTACTACGGCAGCAGCTTTAACGACTGCTCCCAATAATAATGATATAACCTTTGACTTAAAGGGCTTAAATATCTTTACTAGAGGGATAAAGTTTAAAGGGACAGATACTACTTACTCAGTATTTAAAAAACATACTTCTAGTGGAAGTGGAGGTTATAACGGATTGGTGCCTGTCCCTTCATATACTGCAACAAATGTTAGATTTTTAAGGGAAGATGGCACCTGGTCCATACCTGCGGCTGCGGCATTCATTTATACCCAATTAACTAATCAAGATCTAGATGATTACTTAGACGAAGGGAGATGGTACTATGCTGGCGGTGGTAATACCACAACGAACAAACCTAGTGGAGTAGATGCATATGAATTATATGTTGGTCGAAATGCTAGTGGTTATCGTTATTAGAAGTTAATTACTTCTAATGGTCTGATATGGTTTAGGTACCATGATTCTTCTGCTTGGAAAACTTGGGTTAGATGGTATACAGACATGAATACTGATTAGAAAGTATTGTAGTCTGCTACCACTACCTCAAATTATAGACCTCTTGCTTTAGGTTATACTAACACAAGTACCACTGCTGATTTAGGTGCTAGTGTTACTTAGCAAGTTTATGTAACTACAACAATATATGCTCAGCCTAGTACAGGTAGTCTATGGGCTAATAAATTGTACTCAGGTGGAAAACCAGTTCTTACAGAACATCAATCATTAGCTAATTACGTTACATTAAATACTGCACAAACTATAACTGGGGCTAAGACATTCACAGTTAATGTTACAGCAGCAGGTTATAAAAAGACTAATTCTTCTGACTCTTATGTATTGTTGGGTGGAGGAGGACATAAAGCTGTATCCGACTTTATGTTAAAAACAGAAGAATTATCTAACAATCTCACAACCATTACTAAATCGTTAAATGTTACACAAGCATGGATGGATACGGGAATAACATCTACTAACCTTCCTGCTAATGGAACTTATATAGTATAGGTACAAGTTAGTGCTAACGATAATACAGGAGCTATGTGGCATTGCTATAATTCTGGTGTAATGAGTTGGTATAGAGATGGTACTAATGATACAGACACCGATGAAATTATCCTTCACCGTTCTGGTCATGCTTATGGAAAAACAATCTACTTAAGAACTGTTATGCAGAGTTCTGGAGTTTTAAAATTATAGATAGGTGCAAGTTCTGGTATTGGAAAGGCTTACACTTATACATTTAAATTTAAGAGAATAATATGATAAAGGTTAAAGATGGATATGGTAAGCTTATAGGAACCACATATCAAGGAAGTGCCACACAAGTTCTTCTTAGTAATGGAGGAAATCTAGAGCTCTCTTCTGAAACCAAAGCCAATACACTTGTCTAGAGAAATGCTAGCTAGCATATATACGCTACCTACTTTAACTCTGCAATTTCAGATGAAGCATTAACAGATATTGGTTCCGTATATGTGAGAAATACTTCTGATACATTTATCAGGAGAATAAGTAAGACTCAATTTTATTCAATTATAGATAACAAGTTTGTAACCCTAGATACAGCTTAGACCATTACTGGGGTGAAAACATTTTCTACTGGTCCTATTCTAGCTAATAATGCTACTATTACTTAGAATTAGAATAGTACAAGCAATTATACGACAGTTGTTAAATGGTTAAAAGGAGGAACATCTTAGGGAACTTATAACCCATCTATTGGGCAGCATAATACTGGAGGAGATGGAACTGGTTCTATTTGTATTCTTCCATATCCTACTAGTACAGACCCGTGGGGCGGAACTGTAGGTTTATTTATAGGTAAAGGAGTTCTCAGGTTAGACGGAAAGGCTGTTGCTATTGCTGAAAATTATTATACAAAGACAGAATCAGATGAACGCTATGTAAATGTTACTGGAGATACTATGACTGGCCCTCTGATAGTCAAGGCTTCAATAACTGGAACTTAGCTAATTTCAAATATAGCTGATGGAACTGCTCCCCTAAAAGTGACTAGTAAGACGGTAGTCACGAATCTTAATTCTGACCTATTGGATGGTTATCACGAAACATCATTCTTTAGAGCTAGGGGAAGTTAGACTATAGCAAGTTCTATTCCAACTACAACTGAGTTATCTAGCAATAATAACCTAAGTGGTAATTGGGATGTAACTTATCCTGGAGCATCTGGACATCTTGTTCAATTCAATACTGGAAGTGGAAGTACTAGATATATGCAATTCTACTCTTATTATAGTGGTAGTTTGTATTGGAGAAATAGTACTGATTCTACACTCAACACTAAATCTTGGAAAACTATAGTAGATAGTGCAAACTATACTGGAATAGTTTTAAAGATTGGTACAGCTACAAAAGGTTCTGCAACTCTTCCCATATATTTAAATGCTGGAACTCCTACGGCTTGTAGTACAACTCTTGGAGTTTCTATTACGGGAAATGCAGCAACGGCCAATAGGATAATATCTCATAGTATAAGCGATACCTTAGCTAATAAGACTACCCCAGGATACTTATATCACGCTGGAGAAAGTAATAGTGTGAAGGATAAACCTTCTGGAGTTGACGCTTTTGGTGTATTTACTATGTAGACAGCATCTGGATGGTATGGGCAATTACTAATGTCTTCTAATACTTCTACAGGATTATATTGGAGAACAGCCACGTCCCTTAATGGTGGATGGAAAAAAATATTAGACTCTTCTAATTATACTGCCTATGTAAATCCAGCTAATTTCGTAACATCTCTTGGAACTAATGGAAACTATGTAACCTGGACTAAAAATGGTACTACTAATAACTTAACAGTTCCCTTTGCTACTACTTCTAACGTATTAAATAACCTAGGAAATAGAACAGCTATATCTGGAACTACTGTTGGATAGAGTGGGCTTAGGTTGTACGAAGTTTATAATAATGGTTATCCAGTAAACTTCGGTAATGTTTTAAATATTGGTGGGCAAGGTTATGGAGAACTTTTGTTTTAGTGGACTATGGATAGTAATCCTGGACATTTGTACTACAGAAGTAAAAGAGATGTGGCTTCATAGGCTTGGAGTAATTGGGTTACTATACTAGATAATAATAACTATTCTTCTACTCTAGATGGTAGATATGTAACTCTTGCTACAAACTAGACAGTTAGTGGAATTAAAACTTTTAGTACATAGTAGAAATTTACAGTAGCGACTGGAACATCTCCCTTCACAGTATCTTCTACTACTGTTGTTTCTAACCTAAATGCTGATATGCTAGATGGATGGCATCTAAATTATATACTAAAAGATGGTTATGTTACTAGTGGTACGGCCGGACTTTCCTCTTACTGGAGAAAGGTATGGGATATAACATTAAATAATTAGTATAATGATGTTGATATTAATCTTCTTGTACATTCAGCCTATAATTAGTAGTGGGGAATAATATCTTTTAGGTTAAGATAGAATGGAACTGGGACTGCTAAAAATATAGGTGCTTACTTGGCTGAAGTAGTCGGAAATATTCCTACAGATAGGTTTAGATTATATTACAATAATAGTAGTGGTCTATGTCAGTTATGGTGTAACCCAAGTAGCTAGTATAGTGTTTATAATTACAGAGTTTTAGCTAAGACATGGAGAACTGATACTGAGGCTACTACTCTAGGAACATTTTATACTGGTGATACTACTACAGCACAGTCTCTTCCTTCTGATAGTTATGTTTCTATGACTGGAATAACTATTGTAAATACTGCTGCTAAAGTTGCAAACACTTTAACATTTGCTGCAGGAGCGTTTGCCGCAAAAACATATAATGGTAGTGCTGCTGTTACAGTAAATATACCGACTCATACTAGCCATCTAACTAATAATAGTGGATTCTGGACAGGAACTAGATATTGGGCTAATATAGCTGTATCGACAGCTTCTAGTACGTCGACTTAGCCTACCTTTAATACTTGCTATACTTCAAACTGGTTCAGAAGTACTGGAAGTACAGGATGGTATAGCTAGACATATGGTGGAGGCTGGTATATGACTGATAGTACATGGATAAGAACCTATGGAAGCAAGTGGGTTTATCAAGATACTGGATAGATAAGAACAGATGGATATTTAGTTACTAATGGGGGAATTACTGTAGGAGCTACTTCTCCGAATAATGGTACTTATAAATCACATGTTACTGGAAACTCATGGTCTTCTGGATATATTAGAGCAGGTGCTGGTTTTTATCATAATTCAGTAAATAGTAATAGCTATGTATTGTTAGCTGGAGGCTCCTACAAATCATTAGCGGACTTCGCCAAGGGTAATGCTGGTGCCTCAAATAGAGGAGTATATGTAACTAATGGAACTGTTACTGCTATGACATATTACTTAAATGCTACAGTTAACTCTGGAGCATCTGGCAAACTAGCTTATTATAGCGGTACTAACTCTATTGACGACTATACTAATACTATAGGATCTTCATCGACTCCTATATATATTAATAATGGAATTCCTAATGCAGCCAACAGTTATAAAGTTGTGAATAGTGGTCATTATTTTAGCGCTTTTGGTATAAGCGGATATATTTATGTAATTAGATATGGTTAGGTGGTATGTGTATCTATAAATATGTCTTCAGGTGGGAACGGGTCTACGGGAACAACTACCCTTTTAACTAATCTCCCATCAGCTGTTTATATAACTGGATAGTCTGCTTCTAAAGGTGGTGGGTCAGCCCTTAGATAGGCCACTTTTTATGTTTCTAGAACAACGTTATATGTTTATTCTTACCAAGCAGATTAGTTACCAAATAAAGTGTCTTTTACATACATAACTAATACTCTAGAATAATTAATAAATTTTAACTTTTAAAATAGTTTATATTTATTTAGTTTAGTATAAACCAAAAATTAATGATTTATGACGTTAAATGATGTATTGACAAAACAAAATGTAATCACCAAGATTATTCTTAAGGATGGTGACAAGGAACTCCCAAAAGAGTTAAAAGTAAAGATTATGCGCATTAGAATGGCTTACAATAAAATTAAGAAACAATTTGATGCCGATGCTCAAGAGTTTGCCAATCAGATTATTACAGATGAATTAAGAGAGCTGTCTGAAAAAGCTGATAGAACACCAGAAGAGGATGCTAGATTTAACGAGCTAAATAACAAGACTAATTCTGAATATTAGGAATATCTTATTCAAAAGGGATTAGAAGAAGTCTTAGATATACCAGATGATACTTTATCATTAGATGAGTACTCAGACATTTTAGATGTTAATTCTGGAAATGATGTAGAAATTAATGGAAACATTATTAAGGCTGCTGACCTAATGGAGATTATATTTGATTTATTTATAAACGAGTAATTATGGAAATTGTAAAATAGAATGAGACTTATAAAATTACAGATACAGTCGATAGCTGGGTAATGGAGGGAACTGCTAGCAAGGATGTAAGTGGTGCTATTAATATAAATTTCTCTGTAACAGTTTCTGGGGAATTGTCAGAATATCTAGGAGACTGCGGATATTTTAAGCCAGCTGATACGTCTATGGTTTCTACTAACTTTAATGTTGCAGAACCTAATAGAGATAAGTTTGTTGCATATATAGATACAGTAATAGATTCTATATTGGAACATTTTTCAACGGAGGAATAACAATTATGGGAAGAAGAAAAGTATCTAGTACTAAGGGAGGATTCGGAAAAGGTGGAAAAGCAGGAAAAAAGTGTAAATAAACATCTTTATAAAATTCTTATTTATGTTTTAAAATATATTCCATTTATTTTAGCATTAATGGAAACTGTATTTGTAGTATTGAATTATTATGAGTTACCTCATTACTATTTAAATGTATTTGGAGGATTTTCAATATGTTTTATTATTACTCTATATCTACAATCTTACATATTCCAATTTTGTTCTTGGCACAGAGTGCCTATTCATTATGTATTGTTATCAAACATTATTGCTTTAATAGATGATATAGTTAAAATACCACTTTCCGATCTAAATATGATGAGAATGTATTTTGTACTTCTTGTTATGTTTACAATGTTATTTATATATTTAAAAATTAAATGCAAATGTTGAAATCTATAATAAGAACTTTGCTATAGAAATTCATAGATGATATTGACTCTGATAATTGTAATATTACAATGGAACAGCAGAGTAAAATTATTTCTGTGTTATCAAATATCGCTAATCCAGATTATAGAATGAGTAAAGTTTAGGCTTGTGATTATCTTGGTGTTAGTAGAGCTACTTTTGATAACTATGTTAGAGATGGATTCATTCCGAAAGAGTCAAATAGGAAGGTTTTAAAGAATTGAGTTGGCAGAAGTCCGATTTGGATATATTCTTATCAAGCAAATGAGTAAAAATAATCTAAACTATTCAGTATATGTACATACCAATAAAATAAACGGTAAAAAATATGTGGGATAGAGTTCAAATATAATAGAACGATGGAAAAATGGAGGTAAAAACTACTTTAGTAGTACTAAATTCCATAGAGCTATATAGAAATATGGCTGGGAAAATTTTACTCACGAAATTCTTTATGAGAATCTTAATAAAGAAGCTGCTAATAAAATAGAGCGAGATTTAATAAAGAAGTATGACTCTATAAATAATGGATATAATATTTAGGAGGGAGGTTATACATCCCTTACTAAGGAGAGTCTAGACAAGATGAGCAAGTCTTTGAAGTAGGGATACATAGACCATCCAGAGAGAAAGAAAAGGATAAGTGAAAAACTAACAGGAAGAAAAAATTCGGAAGAGACTAAAAGAAAAAAGAGTTTAAATAATGTTAGAACTAAACTTATATCTATAGATGGAGAATTAGGAAGCATTAGATTTTGGGCAATAAGGATAGGAATGTCTCACACTGCCTTAAACTACAGACTTAAAACTTACGGAGAAGATAACTTAATTAGCTTCATAAAATAGAAGTTAAATTAAACTTTCTTGGAATAAAGCTGACCTAGATATATTTCTAGCTAGCAAGAATTAACTCAGCAACGAGTTAGAAATCGGGAGTCTTGAATAGTTTATATTATGACAACATAATGTAGCTGTTTAAGATTCCCGATTTTGTTTTTAGCATTGTTCAATATCACTCATAGAAATGTATATTATAGTGTAGTTCTAGAACAAATAAACTTAATTATTAACATTTAAATCGTAAACTATGAGTGATACAAGAACTTATATCGTACCTGATGGTTAGGAAAATAGTACTAACTAGATGCTGCCTTGGATGGCTATGATGAACGGTGGTATGGGAGGATTTGGAAACGGAATGTGGAATAATCCATTCATGTACTTAGTTTGGATGTGGATGATGCGTTGGATGAACAGAGGAGAGTTTGGAGACGGTAATAACTGTCAGAACTTACAATCTGCTGAAATTCAAGGTCAGTTAGCTGGTCTACGTGAGTAGATGAATACTAACTAGAACACTCAGCTGTTAATGGACGCAATCAAAGGTAACTCTGCTGCTCTTGGTCAACTTGCTACTAATCTGAACTGCGACTTCGGAGTATTGAAAGACTGCTGCTGCAATATTCAAAATGCAATTGCCACAGTAGGAGGACAAGTTGGTTATACTTCTGAAAGAGTTATCAACGCTGTAGAAAGAGGTAACTGTGATGTTATTCAGGCAATTAATAACTGCTGCTGCAACACACAGAAAGCTATTATCGAACAAGGCTATCAAAATCAATTAGCAAATGAAAGACAGACTTATCAGATTACTAATAGTGTAGATTCAGTAGGACGTGCAGTAGAAAGAGGTTTCTGCGATACTGCTTATGCAACTCAGACTTAGACTTGCTCTCTTCAAAATACTATTAGAGACACAGGTACTGCAAACACTAATCAGATTATAGCTAAGCTTGACGCAATGTAGAATCAGGCTCTGCTAGATAAGATTGATGCTCTACGTGAAAAGAATAGTCAATAGGCTGTTGTTATTAACAATGCCCAATAGACTGCTGCATTTGGACAAATGATAAGTCAAGCTACTACTCCTATTGTTGCTGCTGTAAATGCTCTACAAGGTGATGTAAATGGAATCAAGTGTAAACTTCCTGAAACTGTAACATTGCCATACAGTTGTGCTACTGCTGTACCAACTCAAGCCGTATTTAACGGATATGCTCTTGGTGCTTATGCAGGATGGAATAATGGATGCTGTGGTAACTCTCTTTGGGGTTAAGAAAGGAGGTAACTATGTTATTACCTACTTATATTAACGTAAATAGAGGAGGAATACCAGCAATTAGTAGCTTATCTGTAACAGTTACGGCTAATGAAGTACAATTTGACTTTAATAATCACCGTAACATAGGTACGCCTTTTAGAGGATTATTAATAGTAAGACTTAACTAGGCTATACCAGCAGGAACTACTACGACTTTACCTATTGTATTCACCAGTGGTGGAGGAGGTAACGCTCAGAAATTGACTGGTTATAACGGAGCAGATATAACTGTGTCTCAGATACCAGGAACAGGTATTTACTTATGCTGGTTTGAACACAGTACTAATACATTACAATTATTAACAGGGGTTGTATAATGGCATTTTAGAATTTAAGGAATAGTAATTAGCTATTTATCTTGCATAAAGATTCTGTCCCTACTCTGGAAATTGGTAAGGTTACTAACGTATCCATACCAGTTCCAAAGTATGGAAACCCAGGAATGTATAATCAGGAAATGATAGTGGATATTACGGCCGAAATAAACGGCACATCTGCTAGTTTCTAGAAATTACCTGCAATGGGAGACATTGCGGATTTCGGAAACAATATTGTGGTTTCCTGCAACAAAGAAGCAATGAATAGTGAAGTTTCTTCGATGAAGCAAAGAAGCCTGGATATAATTAATAGTATCGAAACACATTAGAGTATTATTAAAGGATGTGACGAAATTCTATCGCAATTAAATCCAGAAATAGTTGAGAAACAAAGACAAGAACAGGAGAATAAGGCTTTAAGGGAAGAAATAAACTCCCTTAAAGAAATGTTCAGAGAATTTATTAAAACATCTTTAAAATAGGAACAACATGGCAACAATAATTGAAATTCAGGAGTCAAAATTTGAGCATCTTTCAGATTGTGCTGAACAAATCGTTAAGCATGGAAAGAAATTGATGCATTGTTTATCAGAACTAGAAAGTAAATCTGGTGAACACTACATGGAAAGATACGGAAAACGTAGACGTGGAGGAATGAGAGATTCTGACTACGACGACGAGGACTA